AAATAAGGTTTATGCACTTTACAACCCAGACACTGGCGAAATCATTCCTGGGCAGACCTTTATTACTGAACAGTACTATGCACAGACCTATTCAATCATGCGCCGAGCACTTCTGGATATACAGATCTTGGAACTGACGCAGGCATTAAACGTAGCAACGGCATCCCTTACCTCTCTTCAGTCAGCCGATCCCGTAGATGACGCAGCCGTAGCAGCAGCCCTGGTCGTCCAGACCGCAGCCCAGATCGCTTTGGATACAGCAAAGGCACTGCTCCCCCAGTGATAACTGTGGTAAGATGTAATAGTTTGTTGCAGCTTGTATAATACCTGGTCCAAGCCATACAAGCTGCAACAGGAAGCTGATGTTCATTGATTTAATAAAAATTTTACGAAGTAAATAAAACATGGCCAAAGAAATAACAAATCATGTACTTATTAATACATATAAAGCTCTAACCATTTTAGAATCGAAAACTTTTGATGGTCAAGTTTCATATGCGATATATGAAATGATTTCTAATTTTAAATCTAAAGTAGAAGTAATAGAAAAATTCAAAAATTCGTTAATTTTAAAATATGCCGAAAAAGATGACAAAGGGCAAAGTACTAATGCTATAAAACCAACAGATAAAAATTGGTCAATGTTTTTAACTGAATTAGACGCTATCATGAATAAAGCTGTTATTCTTGATTTTGAAATTTTTGCATTTAAGAAAGAAAATTATAATTTATCGCAAAATAAAGATATACCACCATTTGTTTTTAGTGCATTAGAATGGACAAATGTTAAAGAAGAAGTTAAAGAAGAAGTGAAAGAAGAAAAATCAAAGAAAAATAAATCCTGATCCATTGCATTTAGCACAAATTTTGCTGTTGATTTGAGTTATTCCACTGCCCTTACATAAAGGGCATTCTTTGGCGGAACCACCACCACCTCCGCCAATTCTTCCACCTCCGCTGGCACCACCTCTAATTAAGTCAAATGTACGTTTATCAACTGCAGTTATAACTTTATTTATATTGTCAGAATTTGAATCAGCCACAGCTATAGCCGTGGTTCCCATGTCACTTCTTGAAATATGCACATTATCAATAGTTTTAACTTTTTTATTGGTCTCTGTTATAATTTTATTGTCCTTACCTTTAATAGAACTAAATGCAGGTAAAGAAGAAGCAGCATAATCACCTGCTCCATCTTCAAAACTAACATTGGCACTAGCAGATTTTAAATTTCCATCAACTGATTTAAAACCATCATCAACTGTTTCCGATTTTGTTATGGAAGTTGATTTTACAATCGGTTGATCATCTTCTACTTGAGGCGGTTTAAAATTACCACCAAGCATTTTTATTAATTCATCCTTACTAACATTCATCGATTTTGCCATATCCTCTATTTTAGTAATCAATTCTTTCTGTTGATTCTTGCCAGATTCAATTTTACCAATGATCATCTGTTTGATGATTTTCATCGGGTGCTCATCGGCCAACTTCTCTGATACAAGATAAACTTTACCGTCAACCATAATTTCTGTTGTCGGTCCTTCTTCTCCAGAAACAAAGCATACTGGCATAATCAGACTCCGTATATAATTATATACCATGACAGATAAAATAACAATTAATATAGTCGATATAGGGTTTAATATCAATGAAGAAATACAAAAAACATTAAAAGCTGAAATTTCTAAAGAGACATTAGATGACATAAACGATGTCATGACGGCTATTTCTAGTAAACCAGAAAATAAAAAAGCAGTAGAAAAAGTAGAAACTGAAAAGAAACTTGAAGAAATAATTCAACACATATTGATAAATGGTAAGATAACAAAAGATGAATTATCTAAGAAAATTCCAGATAAGAACATCATAAGCATAATTGGCTTACTTAGAAATTTTGCAACTAAATTTCACAATAAAGAATTAATTAAACAAAAAGATTATTATATATTTGTAAGTTAGTTTCCGATAATTTAATTAATTTTAACATTTGTTCTAGACTAGTATCATCACAACAATAAGTTTTATATCCATTGTTTTTATCTAATTTACCTGGCAGATATTCGACACCAATGGTGTTAGCTGATTCAACATCAAAAATTATTATCAATTTAAATAAATCACGACTAGCTTCCATTTCTAATTCAAAATACGGACATTTATTTTTAAACTTTGTCTTATTGTAACATTTATTAATACTTGTTTTATAGATCGATTTAAAATCAATTCCTGTTTTATCAAATAGTGGTTTAAGATTATTAAATAATCCACTGGATATATCAATTTCATCTGGTGAAAATTTAATTAACATTATTTTATTGAAATTTAATGGATTTGGACAATGTGGATCATAATGAGTGTTATTGAGAACACATTCTGTGTCACCAAGTTCACAGAGTGAACACGCTTGAATACATCTTGATAACTGCCTTAGATAGCGTTCAAATTTTTGTTCTTTTGTCTCTGAACCGGCATCTGATTTTGTTATTGGCTTAGATTTATTAGTTGGTTCATCTTTAGTCGTCATGAAATCATAATCTTCTGCTTGTTTATTAACTTTCCTATTCTCTTCAAGCAACTTCCTATATCCATCAAGGGATCGCATTGTGCATTACTTCCTATTAATACTATGTTTTTATCTTCAAAAAATTTTTTATCATATTCATAAAGTACTGGAATCGCATCATTTATAAAATGAGTGTCCAAGATATCAAATGAATTACTAAATACTGTCTTAAAAATATTATATGGATTATCATAATAATCTTTATAAACTTCTACTAAATAAATTCCATTTTTAATTCGTGTACATTTATTAAATGGTATCACACTATCACATACTAATACTTGATTAGCTTTTTCTAAATCAATTTTTTCATCTTTTATTACATAATAATAACATGGAACACTTTCACTTCTATTGGAGATTCCAACCATATCTGCTAATGGATTGAACGGTATGGTTGAAATTAACTGATCATATTCTAATGTGGTATGTCCAGTATCCGTTTTTAACCATATACAATTGTCTTTTATAAATTCTATGCCTTTAACACTTTGATGTTCAGAATAATATGACTTGATGTTGTTGAGATTATGTTTAACTAAATATTTCCATAATGTTGAAGTACTAAAATTAAAAGCAGTAAAATCAGTCTTAAAATATTGACGTGATACAGGATTTATTTCAATGTTCGATTTTTCTAAAAATGAATCAACAAAAGTAGAACTATACAGTAGTTGACCACCAAATGAAAACGGCCTTTTATAAAACATTGGAATTTTATCAAACGGCCAGTCCTTAACTAAATCTGCTATTATGTTATCATAAACAATATAATTATCACCCCAGCTTATTTTGTCTGTATAAAACCTACTTGGACCAAGAGGTATAATATTCCAATCATCTCCCAGTATTTTCCTACACGCCAAGGCTACCAGCCCACTGCCTAGGATATATTTTTTAGATCGGTTCCACATTAAATAACCCAAGTTTTACAGGATCAATGAAGTCTGATTCTGGTTCTAAATCAGGATTAATTATTTGTATTTTGTTATCTTTTGGCCCTTCATCAACCATTTTAGTTATAATATGTTTTTTATTTGCCACTATTTCAACTTTAGTAGTGTCTGGTTTTGCTTTATTAATAACTTCTATTTTATTACTTTGTTCTATTAATTCAAGCTTTGACTCAACATTTGGCTCACATTGTTTACATTTAAAAATAAATGTCCCAACATTATCCTTAATATCAACATCATATTCGTTTAACGATGAACATTTTGGGCATGTGGTCACAATTTTTGTAATTGAAATAGGCTGACGATTTTCATCATAAGTGAAATCAATGGGCCTAGCCCGATGTTTAACCCTGGCTATTTCAATTTCTATTAGATTGAATAAATTACTCATTTATTTCCTTATTTTCTCATTGTTAGATTTTGCTACATTAACTACTTGTTCACGCAATTTAGAGAAACAACTGTCGCATATTTTAAATGTTACATTACTATCAACATCATTATGGTCTGGATGTACTGTTATATTATTTATTTCGACATCATTGTTTACATTAGTGTTAGATCCACACATTTTACATGATGGTTTATTAACATTAGCTAGTATCTTTGTTAATGCTTCATTTCCTATATCTAAATCCAATACTCTGCCTTTATCTTTATTGTTGATAACAACAGTATGGTATACTAATTTATTGTCTTTTATTAAATAATCATTTCCTGACAAGTCACAAATAATTCCTTTTTTACTTGGGTGGAGCATTTTTGTTCCTTAATGTCATTACACTACAGTTTCTTTGTAAATTAAATGAATGATATTTTTCATTCCACTGCACGGGTACACGGACACCATTTCCAACTTTATAAATTTCTTCATCTTGAAATCTTATTGAGTCTTCCCAAATTTTTATTGGGTATGTTTCTATGCCATCACTTACTTGATAATTTCTAAATTTTTTACCATTTTTAGTTCTGTTATCTACAAATCCTTCAACTATTCCGTCAACGTAATAATCTCCTTCTATTTTAGCATTTTCAAAATTATATTCACTATCATATTCAAATAATTGCATTGGATCAGTCCAATAAACTCCAAGATATTCTTTCTCGAACATTAATTTTTCTTTTAAAGTATAATCAACAGTTAATGCAATTACATCATTTATTGTTGGAAAATCATACCTTGGGCCAATTTTCGGTTCCCAATTAGAAATCTTAGCAGGAATTTTCTTTTTTGGAAATGCTTTTTTGAATTCTGTTGCTTGTCTTTCCTGTTCAATTTTTATTTTGTCACCAGACCAATCTTTTTCTAATAATATCTTATTAACATCTTCCCTTACTTTATCAGTTTCTTCACTTTTCGATGTATATTTATAAATATACCAGTGCCACAAACCTTTCCTATTTGGCTCTATGTCATCAAAAGCGCCAAGTTTTATTAATCTTTCAGATATAGACTTACTCTTGCCATATTTTATTATAAAATCATTAATATCAGAACAAGCACCACCATCTTTACTATATTGCAATGCTGCATTTTCTCCAATACCTTTAATCATGGCTAAGCTAGGATATACATTTAAATTTTTATCAATCACAAATTTATCTGAAAACATTCCAATTCTTAATGGTTTAAATTTAACTCCTTCTGATTTTGCAACACTCACATGTTTTGGAACTTTATCAGGGTGGCAATATGTTAAAATTGATGCCCAAAATTCTGGAGGATAATGAGCCTTCAACCATAGTGACCGATATGCTACAATTCCATATGCCATTGCATGTGATAAATTGAAACAATATCTTCCAAAATCAACCATTCTTGACCAATATCCTTGAGCAGAATAAAAATCTGATTTTGGGTATTTTCCTTCTTCATCTGGTTCAGTTGGATCATTTTTAAAACCATTTTTAACCATAGCAGCAATAATTCTAGGTCCAAGCTTTAAGACTTCTTCTTTTTTCTTTTTAGAAACTGCCTTTCTGGCTTTTTCTGCTTCTGGAGCAGTTAAACCACCAAACTTCATCCACATTGCAGTTAGTTGTTCTTGGTAAACTACCACCCCGAAAGTTGATGCTAACAGTTCAGCTACTCTTGGATCTTCTTTTTTCTTCCAAGATTGTTTAGTGTCATCTCTACGAGCAGCCCACTCTGGTATCATTGCCATCGGGCCTGGACGTGCCATTGCAGTATATGCTACAAGATCAAAAAATGATTTCACTCCATTTGTCAATACACCCTTAGCTACAGGAGTGTCAAATTGGAAGACGGCATCAGTTTTTATTTGATCTGCCATTTCTATAGCTTTAGGATCATTCATTAATATTTTAACTTTAGTTCCATCAGACAATACCTCATATCCAAAATATGGCTCATCAACAGTTGGATCGCTGACACTCCAATCAATTGTTATATCACGAGTTTGTTTTATCAATTGTTCAGTATAAACATTATAAGCCATTGTTTTTAAACCAAGAATATCAAATTTTACAAGACCAAATTTGCTCAATTGAGATGAAGCTAAACCTTCTGTCCATTGACTAACATGTTTACCGTTAATAATGCTCATTGGTACAGTATCAGCTAAATTAACACTACTAATGATAACCCCACCAGCATGTTGACCTTGAGATTTTATTCTACCCCTCAGTTTTAGCGCCAATTCAATTACTTCACGATTAGTTTCATAGTACAATCTAAATTCTTCATTAACTGCTGTTATATCATCCAAATCCATATCATCATATTCATTTGGTAAATTCTTGGTTAAAATTAAAGCTTTGTCCATGTCACCACTGAGAATTCTAACTGAATCAAGAATAGCCTGTTTAGTCCCTAACGTATTCCAGTTACCAACTGTACAAACTTTGTCACATCCAAATTTGTTAGATATAAACTGTTTAATTGGATCACGGGCATAGGGAAGCATATCTGAATCAATATCTGGAAATTCCGCTTCATAAGTTATTACATGATTTATGTTGTTGACTATTGGATCAACATTGGTTATTTTTAATAAAAAAGGTAACACTAAACCATTCTTATTTGTGTCGTATTTCTTTTTATCAATTACCATCTGCATATAATAATCGTTGGCAGCTTGCTTTTCTATTTCCTTTAATTCAAAATCTAATCTTTTAACATATTCTGGGCCAAGTTTTTCTGCCGTCTTGGTAGCAAACGACATTATATCGGACCATTCTATAGCCATACTTTATAATATACTTTGATTATAAATACTGGTATGAAAATGTATAAAAATAAAGAATTAATATGTGACATACCTGATAATTTATTGATAAATGATACAATAATTAATAAAAACAAAATATACATGATAACATCAAGAACATGGGATAATGACGATCAAGAACTATACTGTAAAGTAGAAGAATTAAAAGAAAATACACTATCCATAAGTGAGATATTAAAAGAAATATATCAATCAAATTATTTTGAAACTGTTGGGAGTAACACCAATAATATTCAAGATAATCCTAAAACAATAATACTTTTAACAATAGCAGGATTGATAATGGAGCCTGAATATTTCAGTAACCATCATAAACGGTATAAAAATAATATTCTGACACATTGGAATAACAAGAAAACACCATGGAATGAAATTTTTGATGACAATCCGCCAATATATATCAATGATTTGTTAGTTATTAAATCGACAGCTGTAAAATTATTGACCGATTTAAAAATTAATAAAAATTTGTGGCCTAAATTAACATAACCTTATCATCAGTCTTTGCGCCTGTCCCAATAAATAACGTCTTTGCTCCATATTTATTGGCAACTTTACTAATGTTTTCATCGAGCCATTGTTTGGCTTTATTAGTTAATTTGTCTGAACCATTTCCACGAACTCCGTTCATTTTACCATCAACATAATTCATAAAATTGATAGATAAGAATATGTTACGGCCAGTCCTATTAAACTTTATTGAATCATCTAAACCAAGCTTCGTGAATGTTGCAACACGTCTTGGTAGTTTTGTGACACTGGTAATTTCCATTATTTTAGTTTCTGATTCACTTAGTTTCGTGACATGATCCCAATCAACTTCAGTTTGATCTTCATACCATCCACCCGAATCGCCAATATATGTTTCAAATTTCTTACCAGCTATTTTATACTCTTCAACTTCTGCCCATGTTAAGAATTTACCACCATCTCCAATATACTTAAAACTGCTAATTCTAATTGGGAATGTCCTATAATTAAGAATCACGTTTCCAGCATAAATTGGTGGAAGAAACATGCCATCAAGAGCAGCAGATACCGTTACATTTCTATTGGTACATGCTGGATGAAATTTATAATTCAAACTAAGTGGAAATCCTTGAGCTATTTCAAGAAGTCCTTTTTGACCAGCATCAAGTCTTGAAATTATTTCATTTGAAACATCACATATCATTTCTTTTAATTCTGGTACATCCTTAGCATATAAGGTGTCCTTCCTTCTCAACATTTTTCTAACTCTTGCCGGGCCTGTACCATGACAAGTAGAACCGTTTTTCTTAGTACCATCCTCTAACTTATTATATTTATTACCATCAAAATCAACTTCACCTCTTTCATATGCCATATCTTTTTCTTGAATAATAGTAGCAAGTGGGTGAATACCAATCTTACTGATTGGAATGTTATTTTCTTCTATTTCTCTAAAAAGTGCTGGTAGTTCGATCGCTGCATCTGGCCCGATAAAAATTTTTTGATATTTATTTTGATAAGCACAACTATTGAAAGTCTGATAAAAATATGATTTGCCATTGTCAAGTTTGATCCAATGGCCTGCCTGAGCACTAAAAGCGTTGCACGCAAAATCATAATCAGCATGTTCACAAATGAATGACGCAATAGCTCCCTTACCGCTAGAGCCTGGTGAACCATCCATTAATATTGTTAATTTGCCATTCTCAAATACAAAATTAGTGTCAAACATGGTTTTATTCTCCTAGATTGTTTAAATACTTGCAAAGTTATTTTTGAATCAGTATGATTATGTAAAGCATTTAACTAAAAACGCAAATTTATAATATGAATACATCACCAAAACTAGATGATCAAGCAATACAATATATAATTACAAATTATAATCACCGCAACTCTTCTGAATTAAGCAAAAAATTTAATGTGCAATTATCAACAATAGTTCACCATTTAAAGAAAAACAATGTTTATATAAAAGTCATGCCAAAACTCAATAATAACGACAAAATCAATATAATAAATGATTATAAAAGAGGGATTGATGTTTTAAAATTATCTAAACAATATGATATAGCTGTACAAAATGTTCATCGTTTATTAAAATTAAACAACATAAAAATACGTAATTCAAGAAATAAAAATGGTAGATTATATGACTTGAATGAAAATTATTTTAGATCAATAAAAAATAGCGATGTTGCATATATAATAGGGTTAATAATAACTGATGGTAATGTAATGATTAGATATAACGGATGTTACCTATCGATAACATTACATATAAACGATAAATATATTCTTGAAGAAATAAGCAAAAAATTAAGTTACAATGGCCCATTATACATTTATAAAAATAGAAATGCATGCGCATTAAAAATATGTTCTAAAATATTATGTGACGATTTAAAAAAATATTGCATTGTACCAAATAAAAGTTTAACTGTAAAGTTTCCTGATATTAACAAATATTTTTATCATTTTTTGAGAGGAGTTATTGATGGTGACGGTTCGATAATGATGTCACAAAAACGTAATAGACCAGCAATAGTTATATATAGTGGATCTTTTAATTTTACTAATGGCTTATATAAAAAATTATGTAAATTAAAAATGGAACCGGTATTTCAAAAAGTTAATGATAGAGCATACAGAATAATTATCGGAAAAAGAAAACCAATAGTAAAATTATTAAAATTGTTATATAAAAATGCGAATATGTTTCTAATAAGAAAAAAAGAAATGGCTAATAAAATTATAGATCAATTTTAATCATTTTAATTTTTAATTTTTTTAGCATCTTATCAGAAACTTCATCATATGGATATATATCCATATAACATACAGTTTTTATTTTACTTGGTAAAATAACATTTTTAACACAATTGTGACATGGGTAATTTGTTATAAACATTTTTGATGTTTTTGGATTAAATCTATCAATTGCTTTTATGAAATTATTTTGCTCGGCATGTACCACATAAGCATATTTGTTATGTTTATCATCTTTATTCCTATTGTCCCATAACAAAACTTCGTCTGGGAAACCAACTGGAAAACCATTATATCCAAGAAATAACGCTCCACTGTCATAATCATAAATTGATGAACCAACTTTTGTATTTGGATCTTTTGACCGAATTTGTGACCATAAATATGTAATTAACATTACTGATTTATCAATATCCAACTTACTTTTATAACATTTATTTACAATGTTATTTTTAAAATTTAAAATTTTATTAATATCTAGCTTGGTATCTTTGCTATTACGTTTTGATTCATCCATATAAGTTTATTTCCTTTAAATAAAATACGGGCATGCAGATGATCCAATTCTTTAACAAAACCATCTTTTAAAAATAATGGATGTTTTGTATCAACGCACATTACAGAATCACCTATTTTAAAATTCGGCAAAATAACTTCAAGAAAATTGTGAAACGGTACACCAACAGAACAAATATCATCGCTTGTTGCTAATGAATGGTTAAATCTGTAAATGTTACCACAATTAGAACAATTAAATATTATATGTTCTGATGTAACTTCACTTTCTTTTTCATTAAAATGTTTACAATATGGACAATACATGTCATAATTTAGAAGCGTGCATTGAAAACATTACATTGTTTAATAACGAAATGTTTTCTGGCGCTGCCTCAAGTTTAATTTTAGCTTGAGTCATACCAATCCCTTCTCTAATTAAATTACCAACTTCTAATCTATTTTCAAACGTAACATTGACCGGAGTTACAATTCTAATTAAATCAAATTTGATATCTTTATAACTTTCTTTAATTGCTTTGATACAATTTTCTATATGCTTGGTTCCATATGCAGTGTTAATAATCCATCTAATAGCCATTGCTTGATTGTATTGCTTCAAGAAATTACTTACAGATTTCATCTCATTCATTAATTCTGTGTAATTTTTATTTTTAGAAAGACCTATTTCACACCCATTAATGTTGCCATAATTTATTTTATGCATCATTTTATTAAGGCCAAAAGTTAAGCCAAGCAAATCAATTTCAACCATGATACTATATTTAGAATTTAATCTTGTCCTCATCAAAGCAATTAAGTCACAAAATTCTGGTGATACAATTATTGCCGGGCATTTATATTTTGTGGCAAGTAAATCAATTTTAGTAATATCTGGAAAACTTCTTTCTGGAGTTAAAATATATGGTTCAACTTTTACTGATTTATCAAGAGTTAATGGCATGGTTTATCCACTTGTTGTTTAAGAATATCCAGGACAAATTATCTACTATGCTGGCCAATTATTGGGTAAGAATATCCATTTTAACTTATTTGGTTCGATTATTCCTGAATGTATTTTTATCAAATATTCTGTTAAATCATTCATTGGGCCAAAAAATGTTGTATTTATTTCAAATTGATCACCGAACTGTACTAATCTCCACATCGAATCTATTTTATCTTTATCATCAGTAAAAAACAAAACTGGTTTATTTTGATCACTGGCCTTCGCTAATTCATGAAAAGTACCAACAGTAGGGCCACCTATTTTACAAATTACAAAATCACAAGCCGAAACCAATCTTAAACAAACATTTTTTATTGAATTATTCCTGTCGAAAATATGTGATACTTTAGTTACTGCAAGATTATCAAAATTGTTATTAATGTAGTTTCTGTCAGCTTTTTGATCATCACCAGTAACACTAGACATCCAAGATGGTTTAATTAATGGATCCCATACTTTAATACCAAGTTTTTTAAGTTTTGGAGTTATTTTAACTCTCCAATCATCATCATGGTTCTCGATTGGTCCTGCCAAGTACGCCTTAGTATTGTTTAATAAATTCATGTTTTATAAAATACAGCCTATCATTTAGATAAATCTAAAATTTTTTGGATTGCATCTTTGTGGTCCCATTTATTGAATTTTTCTACAAAAGAAAATGGATTATAACTTGAACAGAAATAAAATTTCTTCCTCATTTCTTCTGATAAAATAGTTGCAGCGTGATTATAATGATTTGCTTCATATGTAAATCTTTGGATTCTTATTTCAGTATCAACATCTGGATTAAAACCATTTCCATAATGATGAGTTTTCCCATTGACAGCACACATATCTATACCAAATATAAATATCTTATCAAAATTCATAAATAATGCTGTTTGCATATTGGCATAAACACTACTCCTTCCTATATAATATCCATTAGTAATATCAATATTAAAACCTTGTCCTTGTATCGCCTTTATTAAAATCTGGTTTGATCTTCTTGCTCTTACTCCTATACTATTTATCAATAATCCATTATATGATTCAAATTCTAATTTGTTCCTTTCATATTGACTTTGGTCACAAAATGCCCAATAATCAGTTGGCCATATATAACTTATAGGTTTGTTTATTACCATTGTTCTGATATTTTTACCATTTTTTAAAGGTGAAAAATCAACTTCATTCGCAGACGGACCACAAGCTATCATCACAAGTATTTGTCCAGTTCCAGAGTTTTTTAAACTCATTAACCTATTATAGTCTGCATCTCTAGTTATTGGGTTTTGTTGACTTCTGTTTACTTGTCTTATTGTTTTGTTGCTTACAAGTGGTTTATTTATTGGTTTGTGATTATTATTTACAAGAATTCTTGTTTGCGGTAACTGTTTTACAAATAATCTAGAATTTTGAAGTTCTCTAGGTGGTTCTAAAACTTTTCCTATTCTTGGAATAGGCGGCTGAACACGTTTTATGATATTTTTGATATCTCTTTGCCTAACAACTGGAATAATTCTTTTGTTCATTCTATATCTTTGTTCAATCAGAAGAATTTACGCCATCAGAATGATCATAAAAATTTGAGATATGGCTAAGCAATTCCGGGGCTTTCTCTTGAACTACTTGACGAACGAATGCGGAGTGATTCTTTTTTCTTCTTTTATCACTGTTTTTGAAAGAACAGAGAAGTCTTTGAACAGTTGTAGTGACCAAGTTAAACACAGGACTACCACCTTGACAACTAGGCTTAAACTTCAACCTTCCAGTTCTAATCTTTTCAAAAAGTTTAGTGACAGCTTCGTTAGCAAGATTGCAATGTTCTTCATCATCTTTCGGCCTGAAATTTTTAGAGATACCTAAACAAATAAGATATAACATTTCTGACATGTGCTTCCAGTTTCGGTCATCACCAGTGTCCCTCCACCCAGCCCACCACTCTTCTAACTCTTTGGAATTAACATAAAATTTTGTTGGCTTCTTCGGCTTAATCAGTTTCATTAACCTTAAATACAGGACAAATATGAGCAGCAGTGTCGGAATGCAAATGCCAGGGTTGTATCTTCGTGGTTCATTAAAAAGAACTATGAGAGATGTAGACCCAGAAATGAAAGCAGAAGTCGAAGAAATTATTAGCATGGTTTATAGTGATCCACAGTTGCAAGCATGTAAAATTCAATTTAAAAATGCTTTAAGAAATACTATCGGCGGTGACTACAGATCGGATCAAGAGTCTGCTGATCAAGAATTTTTAGTAGCAGTATGGAGAGCAGCTGTTGCAGCAAAATGTGGATGGGGCAAACATCCAGCATCACAATCAACAATTGATGACAAAATACAAAGAAAGAAATTTTTTCAAACCTGGGTTTTTAACTATTTGAGACAAATGTTGTTAGAGAACAAACCAGCAATTCAAAAAATTGAAACATATGATAATATACCAACGTACGAACATGTAAAAAACGAAATAATTCAATCTCTAGATGGTCATCAAAGAATTATAAAAGAATATACATATGGTGAATGTGAAATATCAGTAAACACTAATATATTACCTACTTCAATAATAGCAAAACTGAATGTTCTAAGTGAACATTATTGTGACAAAAATATCGACATTACTATTAACGATGATAAAATATTAGTCCTATCATCGTTTGAAATATTAAAAAAGAAATTAATAGAATTGTTAAATCCTAAGATAGATTATGATTCTGTTGTGAAATTCAGTGTAAGTGTCGATTTAAATCTTGTTTCAACTGAAATAATAAAATCAATGAACGAATTATTAAATAAGTATTTTACTAAATTAGGCATAAAAATTACAAATAATTCAATTGAAATAGATAATTATGATAACGCAATATGTCAAAAGAAAGTTATCAAATCAAGTAGAGTTATCATCAAATCAGTTCATAGGAATGACAACGATGAAGAAAATTGCATTCCGGAGATTGCCGATATGAATCCGGAAGAATTTAAGGACCCAGATACTATTAAAGTGTTTTATGAAAGTCTTTCAGATGATGCTAAAAAAATTGTTGATGTTATTATTAATCAACCAGATGAATATGAAGAAACATTTAAAACAAAGAAACCTGTACAGAAATATATTAGTGAATATCTTGGTTTTGAGCTAAATTATACTAAGCAATTATATTCAGAAATGAGAATAAAATATGTTAATTTAATTGGAAGATCAAAAGATTAATACTTACCCATTAGTGGAGTTGTACTCATTTTTTGTCCAGATTTTTTATTAATATCATAAATGTTCGATGAATCGCCAATAAAATCAACTATAACATCGATAATCTTTTTAATAGAAATCGGCCCATTAAAATCTTTTATTACATTTCTATTGTTTTGAATATCTGTAAAATTTTTGTGATCGGTATATCCTAAGAAAATTCTTTTATTACCAAGTATGAACATATTCCATGCAACTTTAATAGTATTATCAATCAAGTCTATATCTTCTATGTTATATGCAACTTCTATTGTTTTATTTGAAAAAGATTGTTCATTTAAATCTTGTAAAGATGGTGGATAAGCACATATTTCGAATGTCTTATCATACCCTTTATCATTGAAATATTTAACTAATGATCTACGGAGATATTCTCTCTGTAATATCCTAGTGATATCATCTTTGACTTTTTTATTCATTAACAATGTATGAGTTCCCACCTTTATTTTTTACTTTAATCTGGTGTGGAAATTTATCTCTCATTATTTCTTTATGAGAAATTATAAATATATTGGTCAACCCACTATTTCTCTTAATAATGTCATCATTTAATAAAGTGACCAATCTATTAGTAGTAAATGGGTCTATTCTCCCATCAACTTCGTCTAATACCATCAAATTACATTGTGGTCCGAATACACTAGCATGTAAGTCGTTTAATGCGAACATAATACTTAAATCGATTCTCTTTTTTTCTCCTCCAGAATGAGTTTTGTATCCCCATCTGTCTATTTTAACATTTAAAAATTCGTCGAATTCAACTTTATCTTCTATTTCAAATGTGTCAAAGTAATATTTAATAAATTTATTAAATGTTGGGATTATTTCACTAATCCAGAATGCCCTCATTTTCTTTTTATTATAATAACTATCTCTTATATAATCAACATGCATCTTTAATTTTCTTTGCTTATTTAATTCATCCTGTTGCTTTGATATATCAATTGTAATATCATTAAGATTTGATTTTTTACCAGAAACTAATGATTCATATGGGTTTTCCGAATTTTTTATTTCGTTAATCCTGATTTGTATTTTTAATATTTCTTCTTTAATTCTAGAATTTAATTTAATTATTTCAGATTGTTTTATTTCTATGTCTTTTTTAAAATTATTATATTCATTTAATTGGTCTTTTGCTTCCTCAATTGTCATTTGTGGTCTTGTTAAATCAACAATTTCTATTGATTTGATCTGATTTTCAATATCCTTAATGCCTGCTGCTAATTTTAATCTAGACTCATTTAATGGATTTATTTTTAATTTTATTTCATCAGCTTCTTTGATGTTAAACTTTAATTTATCAACACTAATTTCTGGTTCATCGATTGATTCAAGTTTAATTATTATCTCTGAGATTTCAGTTTTCTTATTTTCTAATTGTGACACTGTTGGAATCATTGAATCAATCTTTAAAGTTTTATCATTTATTATTGAGCAAACGTGGTCATTAGTAATTTCATGAAAACATTTGGGACATAATTGTTCTTCTTTTATATTAGTAATGTTTTTAATATCATCTCTTAATTTTTGAGTATTAAATTTTAGATCACGAACATCATCATTTATTTTTATAATATCATTTCTTAATTCTTTTAGTTTTTCAGACGCTTTGTTGAATTTATCCCATGATCCAATCAACAAATTTTCATCGATTAATTTAATATTATCTAATTTAGTAGTTAGATCTTTAAGTTCCCACCCAGTATTATTTAGTTTGTTTTCAAATTTTGATTTTAACTGATTTAATCCTGTTATTTTAGTTAAATTGGCATCATTTGTTATTTTTGTTTTTTCATATGAATCCCATTGCTGTTTTATTTCATCAATATTCGATAATGTGAAATTTTTTATTTTACCATTTAATTCATCTATTTGCTTTTTAATATTATCAATTTGTTTATCAATAATAGACTTGTTATTTAACAGTTCTAATTTGATATTATTAATTTTTATTGTTTTATTTTCATCAAATTCTTTGGTCTTTAATAATAATCCATTTATTTCATGTTCAAGAGAACTTTTAGAATTGTTTAAACTGCCAATTTTAGTTTCTAATACAGAAATATCTTCAGTAAGTTTGGAAACTTTATCTTTAGCTGTTAACGCAATTGCATTAAATGATGTTATTTTAATAAATCTTTCAAAAATTGTTCTACGTTTTGCATCACTGACATTTAAAAACCCTTCGCTTAATTGACCATAAACTACGCTTACAATGAATGTCCTATAATCAATTTTAAATAAATTGTTTAAGAAATCTTGACTAGGTACAGTTGTTGATCTTGTTATATCTTCTCCATTTTTAAGAATTATTAATTCATTACTACCAGCAACCTTTCTAGTACGAATTATTTCATATCCATCAGTAGTAGTTATTTTAGTTGAACAATTTTTTCCAGTATGCCAATTTACTACACTATCTCCTGGTTTTTCAAGATATGTAAGATGACCAAATAAACACCATACAACTGCTTCTATTAGTGAAGACTTGCCGGAACCTATTCTTTTTTCATCACCTGGGTTAGATAAATCGTTTTCTTCAAATTCACCTAATATTTGTGATATCCCAGCATATTTGCTCAATAAAACTTTTGTTACATAATCACCATATCCAAGAAAATTTTTAAATTCAATTGATTCAATCGATATCATCTTCTTCCTCTATTTTAGTCTGTGATCTTATGTCTTTTTCTAGAAGCAATAAAACATTTTTATCTAGTCCTTCTGGTTTGTCATAATCTATCCATGATTCAAATATGTCTTTACCTTCTTTCATTATTGAATTTTTGTCAATTTTTATTATTTTGTCTTTTGGTTTTACTATTATTATTTTTAAAGCCCCAGCATCTTTTAATATCTTTTTAATTTCTGACTCGTCCTGGCCTTCTTTTAATAATATTTTTACATTGTTTCCTTTAACATTTTTAATAATAGAATCAACATCATCTGATGTTATAAAATCGGGCGGAGACGATGAATCATCATTAGGCAAATCATTAAATTCCACAAACTGATGGTCATTAATCTTTGGGTCATAAACAAAAAATCCATGAGTTACTAATCCCTCATCAAATCTGAACGGTATTGGACTACCTGGGACCCAAGATTTTTCACCAACTTTTTGATGACAATGGAAATGTCCAGCGTATATTCTTGAAAATTTTGTTTTATCGAAATTAACTATACTCCAATTTTGAATTAAGAAACACATATTATAAGTAGCATTAGTAATTCCAACATGTGTCAGCAAAATATCATCTTCAGAAGCTTTATCATTGACAATATCAATAATTTTCATAAATGTTTGTTCTGATTCTACAAATGGAATGCACCAAAATTTTCTTCCGCCATATTCAAAATTAGAAACATTCTCTATTAAGTTAATGAATTTTCCAAATGGCTTTAATGCTGTAATTTCCCAATTAAATCTATTAAACATGTCATGATTGCCAGGAAATAACACCATTTCAACATTATTATCGCACATTCTTTGAAATAATTCAGTTATAGCATTGCTCACATCATGAGTTAAATATTCTCTATGATGTGTTAAATCTCCTAACATAAAAATTTTCTCAATTTTTTCTCTAATACAATAATCAAGCATTTTGTTAAATGCCCATTTTAAATCATCCAGTCTCTCTGGATGACCAAAATGCCAATCAGCAGTTATTATTATTTTATTCACTCATCATAATATACATGAAGTTGCAGCTTTAGAACGATCGAATTTATTTATCCCTCTGATTTCATTATTTCCAATATTAAAAATCCTAAGTTTATTCACAGAATTTTTAATAATATCATCATAAATAACAAAATCAGCAGACATAGGATCAAAACCATCAAGGAATATCGTTCTGTATCCCATAACAAATAATATTCTAATACTTGTAATCATACTACTGTAAGCCATTGTTTCATTATGAAAAAAACAATCTTCATACCAAAAATTATCATATTGATATTTATTGTTTCTCATAAAATAATAAGTAAAAGGGCTATGAAAATTAAACACTCCATCTGGTCTCAATATTCTGGCATATTCTAATGGCATTATTTTAACAGCTGCCGATTTTAATGTTTTGATATTAACACTATCAAATTTTAAGATGATCTTCATCTGTGATTCAAATTCATTATCAACAGCTACACAGTGACATCTATTATAAGGTGTTGAACATTTATTTCCAACCAATATTACAGATGATCCCTTGGCATTATCTTCTAAATGAACTTTATGACCTTCTGCATCCCAAAACATTGGAACCGGAAATTGCACTCTGCCAATCACGAAACTAGTGTTTGGTTCTTTCCCCCATTCTATAGTGTGGAAATCGTTTTTATTCTTACCTTTATTTTCAACCCATGATAATTTTAAATTATGCGTTTTATGTGCACCAATAGATGATGTTAATTTGGATAAATCAACATTTTCTTCATTAAATTCTGATTTAAGATCTTCTGCCTGGTGTTCTTCCATTTCACCACCAACAGTGTTTTTTTGGCTTTCTTCTTTAATGTTGATTTTTGCAACATTTATTTCTGTAATATTGTGTTTTACAACATTTTCTGTATTTAAATTTTGAGGTTCTAATATGGTAGGTTTAGGTAACTCTGGTTCTGGATTTTTAAAAATTGGTAATAATGGTCTAGCTTTCAACATTCCATTTTCATGTCTATCTTGTATTATTTTACGCCAGTTTTCAGTCATATTTTAACTACTATTTAAAATAAACATAAACAGGATATAAAACTAAATGGTAGATCAGAACAAAATAAAAGAATGTTTTCCATATCCATCTGCAAGAAAAGGCCAGATGGAGTTGATAGAAAAAGTTATAAATTCATTTGATAATGGTAAGAGGTTTGTTATAATAGAAGCCCCTGTTGGTGCTGGTAAGTCTGCTATTGGATATACTGTTGGAAATTATTATGATACATATTATTATATTACAGCACAAAAATTATTGCAATCACAGTTGTCAAATGATTTTGGAGAAAATGGTAAATGGATTAATGATATTAGGCAACCAATGATAGAATTAAAAGGTCGCAACGCATATTCTTGTAATTATTATGAAAGAAAACTTGAAATAGAAGAACGATTTCTTTCTTTAGCTGAGAAACAACACTTTCAAGATTTATCTAAATTAGGAATTGATTGCGCACGTGGTGAATGCAAGAAGAAAAGTAAAAGTAAATTAAAGTTTTGTGAAGATACAGAGCACGGTATTCATCATTGTCCATATTTTATTCAGCGCGATAAAGCAATAGAAGCTGCAGCAACGTTAATGAATTTTCATAGTTTTATTTTTCAAACTGAAGTTTCTCAAACACCTTGGCCTTATAAAGATTTATTGATTATTGATGAAGCTCATCTTAGCGAGTCAGTATTGATGGATTTCATATCGTTATCATTTGCTGATACCCCATTTAAAATTGAGTTTCCAAAACTTGAAACTGCTGAAGAATATTTAATATTTTTTGAAGAAAATAATATTGCCGATTTAATAGCTGAAAATTTAAAAAACGCAATTGCATCAAGAAAAGACGAAGATGAAGAATATTGGAAAGGAATTATTGTAAAATATGTTAAATTTAAAACCTCAATTGTTGATGGTGAAGATTGGGTTGTCAAATATGAAAACAAGGGAAATTATAGAACAATAGAACTTAAACCTTTATTTGTAAGGAAATTCGCAAATAATATTTTGTTTAATAAAGCAGAAAAAGTGTTAATGATGAGTGGAACCATTTTAAGCGCTAAGATAATGGCCGATTGTCTTGGTATTAAACCAGAAGATTATGAATTCATTTCAATTGATAGTCAATTTCCAGTTGAAAACAGACTAATTCATTATCAGCCAAGTGGTAGTATGAGTTATAGAAACAAACAAAAAACAATGCCGAAAATAATGTCTGATATTGAATATATTTGTAATGAACATGTTAAAGACAAAGGAATAATTCACACTCAGAGTTTTGATCTTACAGAATATGTTATGAAAAATTCAACTCATAAATTAAAAAGTAGATTCTTTTTTCAAAAGAATTATCCAAATAAAGAAGCAATGTTAGCTTCTCATTCTGCGAGTGAAAACGGCATAATTATAGCACCTGCAATGCATGAAGGTCTTGACTTAAAAGATGATTTGTCACGTTTTCAATTAATATTGAAAGTTCCATATCCATCATTTGTTGAAAATCCTCAATTAGAAATGAGAATGAAAATATCTAGTGATTATTATAATTATCTAACAGCAATGAAAATTGTACAAAGTTATGGACGTAGCATTAGATCAGAAACAGATTTTGCGAAGACTTACATTTTAGATGAAGATTTTAAATCTTTCTTTGCGCGATCAAAACAAATTTTACCAAGATGGTTTAAACAAGCCATTGTTTGGTAACGTTATTTTCTAACGTCAACTAATTTACCTTCTTTAATTGCACTTATAGCCATATTCTTGCATAATTCTGTTAATTCTGTTTCAGTTTTATCAAATGTCACATTTTTTGTTTTAATAATTTCTTTAATTTCATCAATTAAATCTTTGTTGCTTGATGGTACCTGAATATATTTATTATTTTCTTTTTTGAATATATTAATCACATAATCATTTTTTGTAAACACTGTTATATCGGGGTTCGATTTTACACTAAGTAACGCAAGTTTTAATGCTAACAAATCAGCTTGGTTAACAGAAAATTTTCCATAGGCAAAAGATCTTAACCATTTATTATTTTGAGATATCAGTATTATAGCAAAACCGGAACCTTTATTCGGAAACGATCTGCCATCTATATGAATGTTTATATTTTGCATAAAATATTTACTTAAACTTTAATTCAAAACATATTCAATTATAGAGTGTTCCATGTTACCGTAAATGTTGATGGGTGCCCTGATTCAAAGCATCGATCATATGGATGTGTATTAGTGATTGTATAAGATGTGCCATCTGGAATGCATGTTGTTGGGTTTGTACTATAATAAGAAGGGATACCGGCAATCCATCCACTATTGCCAGACACACCGCATCCAGAACCAAAATCAAAGCTTTCGGCATAAACCCAATGTCTCTTGTTTAACCAATCAATATAAACATAAACTCTAGTCTGGGAAGTACCAAAAACATTATCAGAATAATATGTCAATTGACAAACATTGTATCCCAAAGGTGTTGAGCCAGACAAACTTGTTTTTATTGTAGATACGGTAGCCCAAGCAGAGGTAGAACTATAACCAGGATATAAATCAGTTTCAGTAAAGTGGAATCGATGTCCGGTGAAAACACAACCATTTGTTCGACATGGGGCATCTGCTGAAGTTGAAGATGGCGATAATGGCGATAATAATGACTCCGATGATGGTGATAACGGCGATACCGATGATAATGACTCCGATGATGGTGATGCTAATGACTCTGATGATGGCGATAATGGCGACACTGATGATAATGATTCTGAAGAATCAGATGATAATGATTCCGATGAATAAGATAATAGTGATTGAGATGAATCAGACGAATGCGATAAAGATGACACTGATGATTTTGACACTGATGATTTTGATGACATATTAGATAAACTTGCAGACTGGTCAGATTGGCCAGACTGGTCAGATTGGCTAGTTGAACTAGATGAACTACTTAAAGATCCAGAAGACAAGCTGCTTAAATCATTATTGTACACTTTCTTTGGAACAAATATGCTCATACTTCCATCACACGGTCCATTACCCGAATTACCACAAAACCAGAATGGTATAGCACAACTATTAACTTTAGGTTCTGGATTAGGCAATATCTCAAATGGAAGATTTAGTTTGCTATACCAATCAAAGTTTGCCATCCCGTATCTTGATTGATCATAACATCCAGGAAGTGGGGTCCATTGAGGGAGATCAAGTGCAATTTTATCTAATATTATTTCTGGACTTACAACTTCGATTATTTTACATGATGAAGTAGTAACCTCAACACCTATCCAGTTGCTGCCACTTAACAATTCTTGAGCGTTAACACCAAATGCACAATTAATGATATTTAAAACTTGTTTGTTATATATAAAATTAGTTCCAATAAAATTAAAATCCAACACTGCATCTTTTACTATATCAATTTCATTTAAATAACTAGTAGCCACAACATAGTTTGTACCATCATTACCGTTATACCCTGGTAATCCTACTTGACTTATCTTTAAAATAGTGGATGGATCATTAAGTTTAGCTTTTAAATTGTTTCCATTTAATGTTATATATTTAAAATAATGATTTTCATCAGTATATTCACCATTTAATGATAGTAATATTTCAAAAATTTTAATTCTGTACTTGTTATATCCACGTATTGATAGTGGTCCAAAATTTTCATTATCAATATAAACGTTTACATCTATTACTCCACTTGAACTTGATATAAATTTTTCATTTGGAGCAGCTATTCCATTTTTACCAGTTTGACCTGTTTGGCCGATTTTTCCTGTTTGACCTACACAAAAAGTCCTAGCATTTATTTTAGAATTTAATTGTGATTTGTTAACTTCTACCCATAAAATATTACCATCAAAAATGAATTTCAATAGTTTGTCACTATTGTTTAATAAATAAAAATATGCTTTGCCATTAGTTAATTGGAATGTTTTTAATTCTCCTTTATTAAATAAATTATATAATGATGATAGTTTATTTAATATTTTTGGAGTTATTAATCCATCGTTATTTTTATTGACAACTTTTTCTTTAATTAAATTACCAAATAATTTCCAAGTATTATCTTCCTTATTGAAGACAAGATAATCTTGATCAGCAGAATAATCTTGACCATCACTTGGATTATTAGGTAATTTTACAGTAGCCATCTAACATTATATTTACATTGCGTATTATATTTAGTTATTTATCCATACTAATATTTAACATATTACCACCTCTAGAACGACTAAGGAAACGATCAAATGAAAGTCCAAATTTAAGTGGATCCATACTATTTGTGATTCCAAGTAAGAAACAAACCAAACTCCCACCTGCCGAACCACGCGATGGTCCAGTTGCCCATCCACTATCATGACTAAATTTAATAATATCTCTCATGATCAAGAAATAAGATTCAAACCCCTTTTCTATAAATCTATCTAATTCAATTTTGGCTTGCTCCGCATAAGTAACCATCTTGCTATCAACTTCATATCTTGTGGTATCTTTATACATTCCATTTCTTATTAAAGCTTTCGCCACCAACCCCCTCAATATATTAGCTGCATCATCAACATGTGGAAGTTTTGGTTTAGTATCAGCTTTAAATGGTGAACACTTATTAGCTATTTCAAGTGTCATATCACATGCTTTTTCAAATTGCTCATTGTTCATTATTTTATCATACCAACATTCTTTATGAGTTGCTCTTAATTCAGCACGATTTTTTAAATATAATTCGGAACTAAAATCTTTAATCCCCTTTAAAGTGGTATTTCTCTGAATGGCCAATAATGCTTTATACAAATTAGCATCTTGTCTATTAGCATAATAAACATCATTTGTAATAACGCACTTTAATTGCTTATTATTGTCTTCCTGATATGAATCCAACAGGCTCATTAAAGTTGACATTCTATCGATATCTGAACCCCAAGGACTGTCTTGACATCTCATGGTTAGTTCAACATAAAAATCATCGCCAAATTTTTCATCAAACCATTTCATGTAATCATAAGCGCACAGTGTACCATATTCTGGGTATTCGATCCCTTTTGTATACCCGAGTTCTATCATTTTATCTAATAAAGTTCCAGATAATATTATCAAGTTCCCATTATTAAACTTTTCAAGCATTTTTCTAGTAATACGTGGAGTGTAATAAAACCCATCAGACCACGACATTAAATTTAAATTTAACAATTCTTTATATCCCTGCTCGTTTTTAGCTAAGATCGTTATAATCGGGGTTTTATTTTTAGAACAAGCATTAATTAAGAACGGGTGATCTTTTAATTGGTTTACAACTTTTTCTATATCATCTCCATCATCATTTTTTTCGATTGTAATTTTTTCAGATAATTCGCGTCTTTTAACTTCGTAATCACTAAAATAAGCTGATATACCAGCAATAAATTTAATTTTAGTTGATTTTGCAGATGCATAACAGTCTGGTATACTTGACATATACCCAACTTCTGTTATTCCAAGAGTATTAACATTTAAGAATTTAGCTTTATTGAATATGTCTTCTGGTTCATCAACTCCAGAAAGTGGGCTGAACTTAGTGTGAACATTTAAGTGTATAAAATCGCCGTTACCATATTTTTCTTCGCATTCTTCACGAGTAAGACTGAGCGATCTTTTATGAACTTTTCTGCGATAATATTTTAATAATACTTTTTGATTGTATGCTTCTTTGAATGATTTATCGTCTCCAAATACTCCGAAATTTAAAACGTCACTCATTGTTTAGGCTCGTCAAAGCTAATTGATTTCATCAATTTTGACATACATTGAGCGGAAGCTATAGCGTCAGCCAAAGCTGCATGTGCTTTAGCATTTTCTACTTTAAAATGATCACATATTACGCCTAAACTATCTCCTAAATGAGATATCTTCTTTTTGATTTTATAAGCTAGCCATAATGAAATTAAGTCTATCCAATTATTGTGAATATATGGGAATACATGATAAATATCGCACTGTGAGAAAATAAAACTTTTATCAAATTCGGCGTTTTGTGCCACCATAATTGGCTTGCCACCAGGACTTACTGATTTTAACCAATCATTCCATTCTTTTAATCCAACTTCTGGATGAACAGCAGTCTTATCCCATACTGCCTGATTATAATGCCCTATTTCTAATGCGTCAGGGTTTGCCTTATCCATATGTTGAATGATAAATCGTTTATGGAAAACATTTCTGGCATCAACAGAAAAATCATCCTTTATCAATATGCAACCAATTTCGGTAATCTCAGCGCCATCAACTGGATCTAATCCAGTGGTTTCAGTATCGAGAAAAATAATAGGCATGATTTTTAAATACAGTTTGGCCCGCCCAATTTATAAGGCGGGCCAAAAAGATTTTTACTTGGCTTTGCTTGGTTTGATGATTTCTTGAATGGCCTGCCGTATCGGCGTAATGCTCTTTTTGATACCGTTGAAATTATTTCTGGCGTTCCTGGCTGCTGACTTGTTACCTTCCATAATCTTGGGAATTAATACCTCAGTTTCAGTGACTAAGTTCTTGATTGATGTAAACAGTTCGTTTACTGTGGTTTTGTAATCAGGGGTTTCGCTCATGTTTTATTCCTTGGGTTGGTTGTTTTCTAATTCTTCGATTAGCTTTGTAAATTCTTTGTCATCTAATATTATAAATTCAGTATATTCATTTATTGCAGATAATTTTATTTTTAATATTTCGCGTTTCTTAATTGGTCTATTTATATACTTAGCCGACTTTAGTCTGTCAGAAAGTATTTTTCTTACAATATTTTCTAATTTTGGATTATTTTTGGTATTGTAATTTATTGCCAAGTTGGCAAAGAATAAGTCATTTACTTGTCTCATTGTTCAATGATTTAAATTTGGCTTCATCCCAAAAATCAACTACTTTGCGTGATTTTGTTTCATATGCCATATAATTACCAAATTCATATTTTTCATTAACTTTTCTGATATAATAATCACTACCACAATAAATCCAATAACCAATTTTAGAATTAGGATCAAAGTTTTTTATTTTGGTACCATTCATTTTTGGCTGATTAGAAACTACAAACATGAATTTCTGTTTGGCATTAGGATTCTTTTTTAAATAATTTGTATCAACTTGACATCCGCCCTTTTCATAAATTTCAATAAGTTTGGGTTTCAATAGTTTATCAATAATATCGTCATCTACTTGTTTGAATACTTGAAGGTATTTGGGTATAGCGATTTTGGCCATACTCTATATACTAGCAAAGGTAGAAGTGTATTTAAGAATACGGTCTGTTTAAAACGTTCCCTTATTCTCCCAAGGATAAGCATGCAGCAATGCATGGGTTCAGACCTTAAACTCAACCGGTTCACGATTTGGGATTCGTTCTAAGAACGTCTTAAAATCCTGGAAAGACAGAGTGCCCCCGGTACAGTTAGCTAATTTACTGCCGGTCCTTTACGCAGCTACCATCGGTCGATGGGTTACCCATTTCACTATGGGTTTGCGGAGCCTAGGAACTCCGCAGCAGTTGGGCCTTTTCCAGGTCAGGGAACTCCAAAGCCTTTTAATAGGCAACATAGGTTCAGTACCTGGCACTCCAAGCGAGATCCAACTCGCAAAAGAAAATACCCGTTGGTTTAAGACCAATGGACAAAATAAAAACAACTAAAAAATAACCAATCAGCGTAAGCTGGGTTTAGCTAGTTTTCGAAAATAATATTTGTCCTCCTGACTTGCGGGATTTAAATTTTCTTTTGCCCTCTAAGAACCTAAAATTCTTAGTTGCAGTTGGAGGGAATTAGATCTATTTCAATCAAATGTATTTCATAAAAATGAATAATTTATTTATTAAAAAAGCAAAACAAATTCACGGTAAAAAATATGATTATTCATTAGTTAATTATATTAATAATAGAATTAAAATAAAAATTATATGCCCAGTACATGGAGAATTTGAACAAATACCACGTGATCATCTAAGTAAAAAAGGATGTATTAAATGTGGTTTAAATTTTAAATCAAAAGATGATTTTGTTAACAAAGCAATTGAGATTCATAAAGATAAATATGATTATTCAAAAGTTGATTATAAAACTAGTAAAATTAAAGTAAAATTAATATGTAAAAAGCATGGTGAGTTTGAACAAAGACCAAACGATCATTTAAAAGGATATGGTTGTCCAAAATGTGGCTTTAATTTGTTATCGAAAAATGATTTTGCAAATAAATCTTCTGAAATTCATAATGACAAATACGATTATTCAAAAGTTGATTATCAGAATAATAAAATTAAGACTAAAATAATTTGTCCAGTTCATGGTGAATTTGAACAAACACCTGTCAATCATTTGCGTGGTAACGGTTGTCCAAAATGTGGCGCAGAAATTGTTATATCTAAGGCACACCAAGAGATAATTGATTTAATTGAAGAAGATAAAATTATTAATGATCGTGAAACAATAAAACCAAATGAACTGGATATTTATATCCCTTCTAAAAATATTGCTATTGAATTCAATGGTTTATACTGGCATAGCTATGACGAATTAGAATCTAAAAAAGAAAAGTTTAAACATCATAACAAATCTTCAATTTGTTATGATAAAGGAATTCAATTAATTCAAATTTTTGAAGATGAATGGTTGTTTAAAAAAGAAATTGTAAAATCAATATTGAATGCAAAACTTGGTATTAATAATAAGATATTTGCTCGTAAGTGTTTCATAAAGGAATTAACATCAAATGAATTTAATGAATTTTGCAATAATAATCATATTCAAGGTAAGCTTAATTCAGTAATAAAACTAGGATTAATACACGAAAATAGACTAGTTTGCGTTATTGGTTTTAATAAACACTGTGAATATGATTATGAATGCACAAGATTTTGCAATGAGCTTAATATCAACATCGTAGGTGGAGCAAGTAGACTATTTAAATATTTTTTGAATAAATGGAAACCAAATTCAGTTTTATCATTTGCTGACAGACGATATAGTAATGGTGGTTTATATAAGCAATTAGGATTTAAATTAATTAATGTAACAAGCCCTGGTTATTTTTATACTAAAGGACTAAATAGATTATCACGCCAAAAATTTCAAAAACATAAACTTGAGAAAAAATTAGAAAATTTTAATTGGGGCCTTTCAGAATCACAAAATATGTTTAATAATGGATATAGGAGGTTATGGGATGCTGGGCATTGGAAATTCGTATGGAATGTAGATAATATATGAATGAAAATGAAATGAATATGCATCTAATAAAAGCAAAAGAATTAGTAGATGAAGCAATTAATCCATTAGAAAACAGATTCAATCTTGATAAAAGTAATGATCCAAAAGATGGAGACTCTATCGCTCAATTAATAAGCAAATTGAGTTATACTGTTAATCAAATGTGGACTGGTCAGGACGTTCTCTATCGTATTAGATTTATGACAAAAGAACAATTCCTTGCCGAATATAGTAAGAAACCAATCGAATTACATGATATTCTTAAGAGAGCTTGTGATTTGAATGTCCAAAGAGCTAACTTGATGGATGCGATTGATAAAGAGATTATGAAAGTCAAGGCTAAATAATGGATACAATAGGAAATGCTATTGATAAGCTGTTCACTGTTAATCTAAAATTAATTAATAGTGATTTTAAAAATATTTCAAGAATTGATAATCTCAATACTCAACAGGTGGCGTTAATGGCTGAAATAGACAAAAATATAAACAAAGTTTTTAGTGGAGAATTATCTGAAAATGATATGGTGCGTCCCCAGCATAAAACTTACTAATATCAAAAATAAGTTTAGGAATAACACATGACAAAGACTATCAATCCTGTTATTGAGAATATCGTTAGTATTATCAAGTCAAGCAATTTGACTTTTGAAGAAAGATTAGCTGTTGTCCAAGACGTAAAAATCATAAAGCAATATTACAAATCAGATAAAATGGATCTTTTAAGTGGTTTAAATAAGATTAATGAAACGATTTCAAAAACTAAGGGATGCAATGTTAAATTTATTTCTTATGTGGGTGAATCAATTAAAGATCTCAGAGAGGAATTATCACCTCAGTTAATGAAGTCACTTTGTGAGGCTGATGAAAATATTGGTGCTGATAAAGAAGGGAATCTTCAAAAGGGTGAGGGCGAAAGCGAGTTAGATTTCAAAAAGAGACAAGAAGAGCAAGAAAAAATTCAAGATAAAAATGTTGATGCGTTTCAACAGGCTCAAGAAAAAATGAAAAAGGGTGAGACTAAACCGCTTGCTAAAGCTCTTCGCGCTAAGGGTATGTCGCAACAAGAATTAGCAGATAAGCTTGATGTTCATAAATCAACAATAAGCAGATTAAAGACTGGTAAGAGAAACCCCAGCTTTGAAATGATGGCCGAATTAGGTGAGACTCTTGGTTCTGTGGAAAATCTTTTCCCAGAACTTAAGTAGTATTTTATAGTTCATGAGTATAGAAGATCTTGAAAATCAACTTGGTGTCCAGTCTAGTGAAAAAACACCAGAACAAATTAGGGATATCACTGCTAAGATTCCAGAAGAAAGAGCATCTACTAATTTAGATGATGCTCCTGAACCTATTATTAAAGTAAAGGATAAACCAGCACCTGAGATGCTGGAAAATCCCATTGTTAAAGAATGTCACCAGATTTATAAAGATGGTCGTACTAATGATGTGGAATGGAGATGGCAATTAGGCGAGAAAATTGACGGAATTTATACTGACACTTCTGATAAGAGTGAAGGTGTTCTAAAGGCTATCAGTTTTGTTCTTGATATTTCTACTTCAGATCTTAGTAGGTTTAGAAAATTCTATAAATCGTTTAAATTTGAAGATGTCAAAAAGAAAATTGACCAGGGATATTCATGGTCTCATTTTAAAATTTTAAATGATATAAAAGATACTCTTATAAAAGACAGAATCATCAATCAAATTGATACTAAAGGTGAAGCACCTAAGACGAACGAACTCCAGGATGTAGTAAACAAGGAAAAAGAACAGCAGCTGGATCGTGCCGCAGCCTCATCTAGTGAAGATTCAAAGAAAAGTAGTATTCCATCACCTTCTAGGCCCATAAACAGTGCACTTAAGGTAGTAGAAAAGCTTGGTGATTATCTTGGTGATATTTATATTCAGATTGAATCTGGTATAGATTTCGCATCAGAAAAACAAGAAGAAAAGTATAATGAATCATTTAATGATTTAAAAGTCAGATTGGGTGAAATCATAGAAATGTCAAATAAAATAATTAATGGGAAAAATATAACTGATGAAAAGCCCACTAAAAAAGAAGAAAATGGACCTTAAAGAAGAAACTGGAAGAATAGTCCGATCTACTATGTCGGCATCGGCTAACAAAATTGTCGAGTTAATCAAAAGTTCAACTACTCAGGTGAAGAAATAAAATTAGCAGTAGTTCTACCTTTCCAATTCCTTCCTAATTCGTCATTTCCTAAATGTATCGTGTTAATCTTTAAATTTTTTCTATTTTCGTCTGGCCATTTTCTTAAAAACATCCTATCTGATCTTCCGGCATGACCATGATTTTCGTCATACCATTTATTATCTAAACTGGTTATTATTTTAGATTTACAATTAATCAGTTGGAAAAATCCCACTCCTATTGCTAATCTGTGACCTTGCAATGTCCATGACATATTAATTGTTCTGGTATCGCGATAATTTAACCATTCATGATATGTTGGACATATATACCTATGAGTTCCATAAATATTATCAACATTTAAAGTTTGTTTATCTAGAGTTTCTCTAAAATTAAATGGTAAAAACATATCTGCATCTGTTATTAGAACCCAATCATTATATTTTATATGTTTAACGCCATCATTTATTGCTTTACCTTTATTAAATTTATCGCCGTTTTCGTATAATCTATCTGTGAAAATTGTTTGTATTCCATAATTGTCACATAAATCAATTGTGTTTTTATCTTCTTTTGTTGTGACTATTATCATATTGTCAAAATGATTTTTATTAAAATCTAATATGCATGATAAATAATCAGAATAATTAACACATACCAACAGACATTCTAGTTTCATTTTGAATAAATTCCTACACCTGTTCTATCATTAAATGAAGCTCTTAATTTATAATTGTTCTTTTCTAAATAATTTCTGGAAGATTTACCTGATCTAGCGTGCCAATCATGTATCATGATGAAACTGTTATCATTAATCATTTTTTGAGATTCGACAAATTCAATGGCTTTATCTCTAAAAAGACCATCTCCACCTGGCGGATATCCAGCACTTGAGTCGATAAATACAAAATCATAAACATCTTGCGGTATTTGGTGCCAAGTTGTGGTAATAATGTTTATTTTTGGGACATTTTTTAAAGTATCAATGATGCATTGTTGATAATGTTCCATTGCAACATAGATTTTAGGTTTTAAAGATTCATTAATAACCCATGAAGTTATTCCACATCCAAATTCTAATACCTTACAATTTTTAAAATTGCATGATGTCAGATATGTTGATATCCATATTAATTCTTTTTCTGTCGGAGCTAATTTAGAAAAAGGAAATGTTTTTGGAAAAATCATGTGTTTTCCTTAACTAGCTTTATTAATAATTTAGACATGCCAGTTGGTGAAAAATAATCACGATATAGTTGTTTTGATGCTTCAGAAAATGGCCCTGGATTTACATCTCTCAATTTTAATAAATCAAGTGGGTTAGTTAAATGATAAAAATGAATATTTGGCTTCATTTCAAAAGGATAAGTTGGGATATAACTTAATGCTATTGGCATGCCAAGTGATGAAAATTCTACTTCTCTTCTATTCTTTCCATCGTGATTTCTTTGTTTACCTTTAAGAATTATTCCCCATTTACATTCTGATAAAATATTCATGTAATCATTTTGAGGATCAGTACTCACATAATCAGTTTTAGTATAAAAGTCTTTGTGTTTAGCAGCTTCATTAACCCAAGGTTGGCGTCCAAATCTATTGTTTCTACCTGTTATTGATCCAATATATTTATGATTTTTATATGGATTCCAACTTATTCTGCCAAGTTCAAAATGATGAGTCGGCATGACAGTCCATGGTAAAACTTTAATACCAGTTTTTTCTGGAAATGTTTTATCCCAATATTCATGTTTATAATATTGAATTTTAAAAATTATTTTTATGTCTTTTAAAATAGTGTTAAATAAACCATTATCAAGATAATGACAAGTTGGACTCCATGTGTCCCAAGTATCCAATCCTATTCTAACACCATCTAATTCTAATGTACACCAATTACCATTTCTAACTCCTGGAATGTTTTTGTATGGGAAATCAAATTCTGATATTTCAAACAAATTGCTCCTGGCCAACATTTTACATAAGGTCCAATTCCACCCATTATAATCTTTGTAGTTTTTCTGTAATAATAGTTTCATATCTTATACTCTTGCCTGATCCCATTAACAATTTCTTTTAATGAATTTAAATCAGTGTTATTGTTAACTCCTAATTTTTTAAAATTATGCCAACACCAAGAACGTTCCGGTAATCTGGTGGCCATGTACCATAAATATGTATCGTGGCTAGGAACTGGCAATTTTTCTCCAGCTAATGATGCCGCTTCTATAACAAACTCTGTTTTATGAAGGCAGAAGAATGATGCAAATCTTTTATGCCCATATCTGTGGCTATTTGTAGCTTCTGTTCGTTGTTTTTCATCCAGGTATATTTCGCCTTCAATATCATTAGCTTCAGCCCAATCATCTAATTTGCATATCCAAGATCCAGGTTTACTATAACGCCATTTGTGGCCTGCCATATCATAATCATAAAAATGATCTAATATTACATCGTCTTTATTACTAAAATAAGCATCTCCATCGATTTTTATCCAATATGGTGTTTCAACAAATGCTGCGGCACCAAACACAAATGATGACAACATTAATTCCCTGGCAGATTCAGAATTTTCCATGCTCCATGGTATTAATTTCACTTCTCTGCCAGTTATTTCTTTTATAAATGCCAATTCGGTTTCTGGCGATTTGAAACCATTGTGGAACACTATCATTGGATATTTTGCTAATTGTGGTTTCAGTTGCCAAGTTGGCAAAACGGTTTTAAGCTTTTCTAGATATGGTGGATTTACTGCAGTTACTATTGTTGTTGATTTATCAATAATCATTGGTTTTTTCCCTGATTTTAAATAGATTCTCAGTTGTTTGTCATTTCCGGTTATATCTTGAATGTTCATGAATTTTTTATTTAATGCATCATTAAATTCATTAATCCATATGTCACCATTATAAATTAATGAATTATCCTTACCAATCCTACAGTGTTTTCTCCCATGATAATGAATTATTCTAACATCTTTATCTTTAGGATTACTGTATTTACAGGAACAATTAAATTTTTGATCAACAACTATATGTTTATATTTATGTAATACAACTTGCATTCCTGTTTCATCTGGTATGAAATTTTCTCTCCCAGGAGTTACATTCTTACACCAATCTTTCATAAATTCACAATTCTTTTTGAATGCAAATATTCCACAATTTATTGCTGGTGCTGGTTTTAAAGCAATTTCAATTAAATTTGGATATATATTTCTCCAACTTTCTGTCCTTTTTACTATAGCACGTGTTTCAGTGGTCCAATTGCAAAATTGTGGAATTGCAAAATCATGTTTTTCTGCTAATTCGAATAATTCTTCTATATTACCTTTAACAATTGTATCAGAGTCTAAAAATATTGATATATCATATGGTGTATGGTCATTTATAGATGCTTTTTGAAGAAATACTGAATTTTTTCCTTCTATAATATTTGGGAAATTAACAAATTTTACATCAATATTTAAACCACAATTTTTGAAATTTGAACAAAATTTATTTGATTCGTCACCTGTTGATATTATAGTGATTGGACCATTGTAATGTTTCCTCAAACTCCAAATTGCTATTACTAGTCTTACTAAACATTTACTTCCAGAATTGAAATATATGACACCTTTGTTCATTTTAACCTCATAGCTATATACTTTATAGAAAATTTAAAGTAGTTAATAAAGGGATATATGGACATACTTTGCAACCTCAGTCATAGATTAATTAATGAAAAATATCAAGATTGTCGCATGTTTTGGATTTATCCAATGCCAGATGACAAAAATGTTAAATGGGAGATATTTTTAACTAGTAAACCAATTTCAGGAGAAGATTTAAGCAATTGGCTTGTCGTTTTACATAAGCTAAAATTAGGTTGGAAAAAAGATTTCTCACAATGTAGAGATGCATATCAATCATTGCCGAGGGGAGTAATAGTTGATAATTACATGTATCATGGAAATAATTGTCCCAGGAATTGCCCTTTATCTGAAGTAGCTAAAGAATATGGCGGAGAGTTGGGTAAAAATTTAACGCCAGTGTATAAAAAAGAATATGGGATAAACAAACAACATTTGGAAGCAATGGAAAGTGTAATAGGAAATGAATTAGGCTTAATTTATACAGAGTGAGATATTAACTTTCAAGAGAATCTTGCTAAAAATATTATGCACGATAAACTCTTGGAGATCACTATGACCGATACATCAATCAAAAGCGTACCCATTCGCTACCTTCACCATAAGCTTCCTTGTGGTAGAGTAATCAGCATTGGTTTTACTGCACCAGCAGAGAAAAAAGGTAAAATTTTAATGGCATTTTCTTTTTGTTCAGAACATGATAATTTTTCACGTAAACTTGCTCGTGAACGTCTTAATAAGAGAATTGAGTTTAAGCACCCCAAGGTGATAGAGACTGAACAGAAAGATGGTCAGCATATTAATGATGTTGTAATAAAGACATGGAATGATAATAAGGACAAGCTTACTCCAATAAAGTGGCTTCAAACGGCATATCCTAGTGGTGTAATGATTGATCGACCCACTCGATGATAAGGTCTATTATCTGAATATTTATGTTAGGATGGTACTGCACATATGTGTAGTATGTGCAGTACTGTCTACTATTAAAATTTATAGTGATATGTTTCTAAATGAAACATCATTAGAAACATCATTGTCACCAGAAGTATTATTGCCGCTGGAAGCGCCACAAATTGTAATGTCTGTTTCCGCAACAAAATCTCAAGTTGTTTCACAGCCAGTTCTACCGGTTAAAGTTGTCATAGCGAAAAATGAAAAAATACCAGATTGGGTAATTCAAGGAATATTGCAGGTTGAAACTAGATCATCAATTGGTAAAAATGGCAATATTAAATATGTTGATAAGCGCAGAGGATTGGCTGGTGAAAGAGGACCATTTCAAATGAGAAAGTGTTCATTTGACACAATCAAAAAGCGTGGTGATCAATTTTGGATGTTGGAAACTGATACAGAATTTGCACAGGAAAAAGCAGAAGAATATTTGATGTATTTATACGATCATCATGCTAATAAAAATTGGAAGACTACTGTTGCAATGTGGAATACTGGACCAAATGCATATAATGGATTATATAATATTGGTAGAAAATATGCCAGCTTAGTTTACAAAAAAGGATTGAAATTGGTCGATCAATTTTCGTAAATTACCTTTTTAAAATAATCGATTGTTTTAATTAATCCTTCGTTTAAATTAATTCTTGGCTCCCAACTAAGTAGTTTTTTAGCCATATTAATATCTGGACAGCGTTGTTTTGGATCGTCTTGTGGTAGTGGTTTAAATATTAATTTAGATTTTGATTTAGTAAGTTTTAATATTTTTTCAGCCAATTCAATTATCGTAAATTCGTTTGGATTTCCAATATTAATTGGACCATGATGTTTTGATTCCATCATTTTTACAAATCCATTGATCATATCATCAACATATTGAAAAGATCTGGTTTGTTTTCCTTCGCCATAAATAGTAATTGGCCTATTACGCAAAGCTTGTATTATAAAATTGCTTATAACTCTGCCATCATCAACACTCATGTTTGGGCCATAAGTATTAAAAATTCTAACTATTTTAGTGTTAACTTTATTTTGAATATGATACGAATGGAATAAAGTTTCTGCGCAGCGTTTTCCTTCATCATAGCAACTTCTTGGACCTACTGTATTAACATTTCCCAAATATGATTCATTTTGTGGGTGAATTTCTGGGTCACCATAAATTTCAGAAGTAGAAGCAAGTAATATTTTAGCTTTTACACGTTTAGCTAATCCTAAAAGATTTATACTACCATGAACACTTGTTTTAACAGTTTGAACAGGGTCACGTTGATAATGAATTGGAGAAGCAGGGCAAGCTAAATTATAAATTTCGTCAACTTCAATGAATAATGGAAATGTCACATCATGTCTTATTAATTCAAATTTTCGATTACTAGTTAGATCAATAATATTATTTTTATTACCAGTATAAAAATTGTCTACACATATTACTTCATTACCTTCTCGTAATAATTTTCTGCAAAGATGGTTACCTAAAAAACCGGCTCCACCACAAACCAATATTCTTTTATTCATTACCTATATACAAATAAAATTACTTTAAGACGTGTTTTTTCAATATATTAACTGTTTTTTCTAATAATTTATCGTAATTAATTTCATTTTGGCTAAATACTAATTTCTTTTTCTTGTGAACATCTTTAACAAAATTAAACAACTCATCTTTAGATAATTTATGGGGATTTTGAAATGGGGATTTTGCGTTTTTTACAATATCATGCATTTCACCTAATAATGATTTTTCAAAATCGATCCATTCACTCCATAAATTTTCTATTTCTTTTAAATCTTTTTGATCAGTTATTTCTAAATTTTCAGACATGTTATGTATCCTTGCTGTGAGTGAGCATTGAAATTTCTGTCTTCTCCTGCATTAATTTAGATTTAAGAATTTTAGCGCTGCTACCTTTAAATTTTTGATACATTTCTTCTAAAAAAGTAGTGACTAAATCATACCCAACTTCCTTACCTGATGTTATTAATTTACCTTCATAATCTAAAAATCTTATTATTTCTACTTGGGCCGCAGCACCGTTTATTCCAATTTGACTAAAATAAATATGATTACCTTCATCAACTATGCCATTTCTCGCTCTTGCCGCTGTTATTGCTTGATCAAATGCTTTTTTAATATGGTATTGTTCTTCTTCTTTTTCAAAATCTAATTCATCAAATGAGGTGATTTTCAATTCCTTTAGTATTGATTTATATTGTAATATGTGATTGGTAACTTTTCTAACCGCGCCAGCTATATATGACTTTGAAGATTCAAGTTCTGCCATTTTTTGTTCTAAGTCAACACATAATAATTCTTTATTTAATTTATCTTTAGTTTTTTTAATATCTCTTTGTAAAATTTTTATTTCAATTGCTTTCTTTTTATTTTTAAAATATGCTTCTTGAAGAGCTTCTTTACTTCTGGTAATTTCTGATAAAATTTGTCTTATGTTTCTAAGTGGTGTCGGATGAGAAACAGTTAGAATATTATCCATATATTGAGATTGGGTTTTATAAAATATTGAAGTAGCTCTTTGTATTTCTGGCAGATTGGTTTTTATGATTTCAACCATTTTTCCATGGTTTGGAATATTATTTAAAACTTCATTTACGTTTATTTCAATTAATCCATATTCTTGTTCGTTGTTTTTCATATTCATTAAATACATTTATAAGCCACCATGGCAATTAGAGCAAGCTGATACTATATATCTAGCTACAGTTAAATCTCCAAAATCTGTTGCATTACCAGTTGATGCTATTGTGACATAATCGATGACATTTTTTGCTGTACCTCCTTGATTTCCCCCGCCAAATACTCCTCTTAGTGAACTAGAACATGCAGAACCCCATCCTTTATCAGTTGTTAAATCTCCAAATGTTGTAGCATTACCAGTTGAAGCTATTGTTATATAGTCTATAAAATTAGCACTTTCTATGCCACCACCAAATAATCCTCTTGTTGAATTTGAGCAACCAGCTGGAGTACGTCTTGAAATCGCTAAATTTCCAAAATCTGTAGCATCTCCAATTGAAGATATAGTAACATAATCAATTGTATCAGTTGGTCCAGTTCCACCACCAAATACCCCACGTGTTGTACTAGAAGAACTGCCTAATGACCCTCTGGCAACAGTTAAATCGCCAAAATCTGTAGCATTACCAGTTGAAGAAATTGTAATGTAATCTATGACATTACTAGCACTGCCACCCCCAAATAGCCCTCTTGTAGAACTAGAGCAACCTGCAAAACCATCTCTTGCAACTGTCAAATCTCCAAAATCAGTTGAATTGCCACTAGTTAATATTGTTACATAGTCAATAATATTTATTGGTGCAAATGAATCATCTTGACCACCACCGAATACCCCTCTGGTTGAACTTGAACATGATGCTGTGCCATACCTTGAAACTCCTAAATCACCGAAGTCTGTAGCATTACCAGTAAAAGCTATTGAAATGTAGTCAATGATATTAGTGATAACAGATAATGCAGTATTATAACCACCTCCAAATATTCCTCTTTGCGAATCGCCAGATGATGAAGATTCAGACGATAAACTTCGTGAAGATGTACTAGAAGATGAATTAGATGAAGGTGAGGTAGGTGTTGAGGCAGTTGACTTAGAGGATGAACTTGATGAATTAGATGAAGGTGAAGTAGGTGTTGAAGCAGTTGACTTAGAAGATGAACTTGATGAATTAGAAGTGGGAGAGGTGGGAGAAGTAGGTGTTGAAGCAGTTGACTTAGAAGATGAACTTGATGAATTAGAAGTGGGAGAGGTGGGAGAAGTAGGTGTTGATAAAGAAGATGATTCAGATGAAGGCGAGGTAGGAGAAGTAGGCAATGAAAGAGTTGATAAAGAAGATGAGCTTGATGAATTAGAGGTGGGAGAAGTTGGATATGAAGGAGTTGATAAACTTAATGATTCAGATGAAGGTGAGGTAGGAGAAGTAGGCAATGAAAGAGTTGATAAAGAAGATGAACTTGATGAATCAGAAGTTGGATATGAAGGAGTTGATAAACTCAATGATTCAGATGAAGGCGAGGTAGGAGAAGTAGGCAATGAAAGAGTTGATAAAGAAGATGAGCTTGATGAATTAGAGGTGGGAGAAGTTGGATATGAAGGAGTTGATAAAGAACTTGATGAGTTAGATGAAGTAGTTGATAAACTTGATGATTCAGATGAAGGCGAGGTAGGAGAAGTTGGAGATGAAGGAGTTAATAAAGAGAGTGATGATAGTGATGAAGATAATGAATTATTGTAAGACTTACTGGAAATTGATAGAGAAGAATCAGATTCTGATTTACTTGATGGAAAAGATTTTGAGGAAGACGAATTTGAATCATTTGATGAAGATGAAGAATAATTTATCTCTGTTGGACCGCTAGATCCAGTTGTTGTTTTTTCAAAATGGACGAATAATGATGTTATATCTCCATAATCTTTTTGATAAATTAATAATTTGTTGTTTTTATAAAATTTACTTTCTTGTATTGATTTAATGTAGTTTACTATATCATCTAAATTGTTAATATCAATTTTATTATTTATAAACAAATAAATGCCATATCTTGGTTTTAATAATTTACTTGTTTTTATTAAAGAGTCTTTAACCAATCTATAAACAGTGTATTCATCTGAATTTATTGATAATAATGTTATCCCTGTTAACTTTATTGATAATTTTTTATATTCATTGTTACACACTAATTCATAGTGATTATTGTTATAACTATATAAATCATCTATTTTTATTACTAATAATAACTTGTTTAATCCTATTTCAGACGGAGAGGTTGGTTGGCCGAGGTTTGTCACGTTGGCCCGATTGGTTAGTGCCTAAGAAATCTTGTTGATCTGGTTTTACTGGAGTGTCTTGATTGCCTGATCTATTTATTTTTTCTGATTCATCTTTTTGGTTTGTTGCTATATCTTTATTAATAGTTGATTTAGCAGTTCTGTACTTGTCGATGGATTGCTGCAGTTTATTTATATTATCAAGCTTCATTTTTAACTGGCCTAGTATTTTTTGGTTCTATGCCAGTAAATGGTTCATTCTCACCACTAAAAGTTTCTTTAGAAGTTGGAGTTGGTGGCTTATTATTTGGTGTTTCCATTGACTTTTTGATTTTATCAAGATTACTTGGGTATCCAACATCTTCTTCTTTATATGATTTAGCAATTTTTTCAACAGCAGAAGTTGCAATATCAATATCTTTTTGTGGAACTCCTTGGGCCTTTAATTCATTTGATAACATATGTCCGAAATGATTATCATTAATCCACTTAATACTATGAATTTTTCTGAATGAACTAGTTAATGGAAGGAAATAATCAGAGTCCTTTGCTTCTAATGCGAATTTGTCGTTTATTTCTTCCCATTGAAATTGTACATTGTGATCAGCTTCAGATGGCTTTTTGTGTTCTTCAGTGATAGGGACTAATTCTAACATGTTTTTGAATGTCTCAAGTAATAATTTTTCATTTTGGTTCATGATTTAGCCCTGTGTAAATAGATTTGATTAGGTAAAAATATGCAAAGAACTACTTTTGAAAGATTTGACATAGTATCAATTATTACTACTAAAAATGTTAAGTGGATGTGCGATTTGCCTGGTAAGTACCCAGATCCTAAAGGACCTTGGACAATAGTATGTACATTTCCTAGATCTGGTGAAATATTAATACAAAAGAACACTGCTTTAGCTAGAATTCCTGCAGCTGACACAATAAAAGTTGCAAATTATGAATTAGAGAATGTATTTAATAAAATCGACGAATTACCTAAAGGAATATGACCATGGCTAAGGACAAAGAAAAAGTTAAAACGAAGGAAGAAATAGAGGATCTTGATTCAGTTCTTAAAGAAATTAATGGAAAAGATGGCGGATTAATTAAACTTGGTGGTGAGACAGATAAGGTAGAATCACTTACAACTGGGTCAATATCGTTAGATCGAGCTATTGGCATTGGTGGTTTTCCAAGAGGTAGAATTATTGAAATTTATGGTCCAGAAGCTTCAGGAAAGACCACAATTGCTCTTGGTGCCATAGCAGAAGCCCAAAGGGCTGGTCATAAAGTAGCCTTTCTTGATATGGAACATGCTCTTGACCCCAAAATGGCTAGGGGTATTGGTGTTGATTGGGATAAACTTCTTTTTTCTCAGCCTAATTATGGCGAGCAATGCCTTGATATAGCTTGTAAATTAGTTGCGACTGGCAAATTAGCAATCGTGGTTATTGACAGTGTGGCTGCTCTTATTCCTAAGGTTGAATTAGATGGTGAAATGGATGATGTTCAAATGGGTGCAATGGCCAAGATGATGGCTAAAGGTCTTCGTAAGCTTGTTCCAGTATGCCAAGAGACTGGTACAATGGTAATATTTATTAATCAGCTTCGTGAGAAATTGGGAGTGATGTTTGGAAACCCAGAAACTACTCCTGGGGGTAAAGCTCTTAGATTTGCCGCTTCAGTTAGATTAGATGTTAGAAGAAAAGAACAAATCAAAGATGGTGAAAGAGTTCTTGGAAATCATCTTAAAGTTAAGGTGGTCAAGAATAAGGTAGCTGAACCGCACCATGTGGCTGAAGTTGATCTTTATTTTGGTAAGGGTATTGATAATTTGAAAGATGTTATTGAATCTGCCATTGAATTAAATATCATTATTAAAAAGGGTTCTAGTTATTTTGAATATGGTGACATTAAAGCTGCTGGTAAGGATAAATTAATCTCTGCTCTCAATGCTGAACCAGCCAAACGTAAAGAACTTGAAGATGGTGTTCGTGCCAGATTTGGAGAACTTAAGGTAGTAATTGAGTCTGATTGATTGGATAGATCGATAGTTCAAATCTAAGTAAATGACAACCAATAATACTAATATTATTGATATTCCAAAACCAAGATTTGGCATAAACCAGATAGTTTATATCAGGGAGAGTGCTCTTAATGGTTATTTGGAACCTCAAAGAATAGTACTGGCATATTTTGATCCTGACATAGGTAAGTATTGGTATTCTTTTAAATTTAAAAAATCTCCGCCAGTTACTCAAACAGTTGGCGATATTATTGATCTAAAAACTAAAAACCAAATCCAAATATTGGAAGATGATTTATGTAAATATGAGGAAGCACTTACTTTAAAGAGCAATTTTTTAACTGCGGAATTAAAAAAGACATCAGACCAATTACATGGTATAACTGGTGGACCAGAAATTGATGTTTTTGGTAATAATCATAATATTACAGATCATGACCTAACGCCAAGTCCAGATGACTTTACAGATTTTGGTGAACAAGTAGTTGATGATGATCTTGCCCATGGGTTAATTAGACCGCTTGAGATAAGAAATAATGGAAATTTTGATCTTCTTTTATTAGGTAATCCATTAGTTAAAATTGTTGGAGATGATGATTTCTCAGTAATTTCTCAACCAGTTGGTACAATTTCAGCAGGCACCACTTCTGTTTTTAGAATAGCATTCAAACCATTAATTATTGGTAGGAGAGTAGCAACAGTTCTTATAGCGTCCAATGATAGTAAAGACAGTATGTTTACTTTTGTTATTCAAGGGCAGGGTATTTCTCCATAGTATTTAAATATTCTATGTCAGAGTTTAGCAAGTTTGAAGAAGAAAATATAATCCTATTAGCTTTAGAAAGTCCTGAATTTTTTCATAGAATAGCTTCATTCATGAAGGCTGAATATTTTGTATCTGAAGAAGCACAATATTTGATGAAGTTATATTGTGAATATTATGAAAAATATGATGAAGTTCCAACTAGAGAAATGGTTAAGAATATGGTTTATAAAGAATTGACTGTTGATGATCCAATATCAAAACCAATCATTGAAATAATTGACAGGGAATTAGATCCAAGAAATGCTCCATTTATTAAACAACATATAATTAAATGGGCCAAACAAAAGCAAATTTCATTGCTTTATGATGATACAGTAATGGAAAGAGTTAAAGCTGGTGATTTTGAATCAATAGAACAAATAGTTGATGATGCGGCTAAAATCAGTGACACTATTATTAGACCGTTTAATTTTTTCAAAGATGTGGATCAATTATTTGAAATTGAAGATAGAGATTATTTTACAACTGGGTTTCCAAGAATTGATAAAGAGATACATGATAAGGGGCCATGTAGGAGAGAGGTGATTTGTTTTGTTGCACCAACTGGTGTAGGTAAAAGTTTTACAATGGCCAATGCTGCAATAGCTAATGTAATGGCTGGAAGAAATGTGCTTCATGTTTCACTTGAAAATGACGAAAAAGTAACTGGAAATAGGTATCTTGGAGCGTTCACTAATTCACCAATAAGAACAAGAGTTGAAAATAAAAATGATATTAAAGAAAAAGTTAGAAAGATTAGAACATCAACTAATTCAGACTTGTATATTCTGTTTTTTCCAACAGATTCTATTACTGTTGATACAATTGAATTATCTATGAAGGAGTTACGTAAACAATATAATTTTGTTCCTGATGTTTTGTGTGTTGATTATCTTGAATGTTTATTATCAAAGGTTTCATCTAAAAACAAAGATGATTATGGAAGACAAAAATCAGTATCAAGTGAATTCAGAGCATTAGTTGCTAAAACCAATACTTTGGGAATAACCGCTAGCCAATCTAATAGAAGTTCGGTTAGTGGAGAAGGTGGCCCAATTAATTTAGATAAGTTGGCAGAATCGTTTGGAAAGTCAATGCCGATGGATGCGGTGATAAGTTTGAACCAAACAACTGAAGAATATACAGGAGCTAATGCTGGGCAACAATCTCATATTGGACGTATAAGATTATTTATGGCTAAAAATAGAAATGGTAGAAAGGGATTCATAGTTAATACTAGTATTAACTATGCAACAATGAAAATGATGGAAGATTCAACATCTTCATGAGATATGAAAATGACTAGACGATCTATAAGAGAATGGAATTTGATGTATCATTATATAACATTGACAGATGGCAATATTGCTGAAATTGGAGCACATAAAGGTGATACGACCATATTAATGGCAACAAATTTTCCAAATAAGACAATTTATGCTATTGATTATACTGGCGGAATTACAATGCCAAAAGATCAGCAACATGAAAAACCACCTATAGTTGCTGAACGTGCTGTTCATATGCCAAATGTTACGGTTATAGATCATAATTCAAGAACTTTGGACTTTAATAAATTAAATAATATAACAACGTTTTTTATTGATGGTGACCATTCATATCAAGGTGTAAAATCTGATACAGAAAATTCTATTAAATATTTAAAGTCACATAATGGTGGATATATATTAATGCATGATTATAGACTTGATGATAAATATCCATGGATGGGAGTTAGAAAATATGTTGATGAATTGAATGAATTTGAAATAATAAAACCTTCACGTACAGTTTTGGCTATATTTAGCGTTAAGAAAGTTAAAATCTAAGCCCTTCTTCTTTATTGTCCATCATTTTGTGTTTAAATTTTTTACCAGATGTTCCTAAGCATGATTTACAACAATCAAGTGGATTTTCATCTTTTATGTAATTGATCAATCTATTTTCTAGATCATTTTGATGAATTATGCAACCATCGTTTTTGTATTTTCTATTAATATTTCTAATTTTATCATAATTTTCTTGAATTAATGGTTTTGCACATTTATAATAATAACCATTGCTAAATGTATGACAACTCCACGAATTAGTTATTTCACATTCATTGTATGTTTTTAACGTAGTTTGTTCGTCATTATCGTATTGTAAATTGGTCAATCTAAAAGTATCATGAATTTTTAATTTGAATCTGAATTTGCTATTTAATTGTCTTTTGATTAATTCTTCTTGTATCTTGAAGTAATCAGCATTTTTATAAATGCTAACTTCAATAAAGTCTAAATTATTGAATAATTCATCATTTTGTCTATGTAATAAAAGACCATTTGTGCATATTCCAATATCGTTTGATATATTTGTCGATTTCGCAAACTTTAAAAAATCAATCAGTCTGTTATCTAATAATGGTTCACCACCAAGTATTCTGAATTTTTTTACTTTCAGCACCTTAGATAATTTTGTAATGTCTTGTTTAAATGATTCGAAATTAGCTTTATCATTTTTAATAAATGGCGAATCCCTGGTGCATCCCAAACATGTGTTGTTACACATATTTGTTATATTGAATTCAATGTATTTTCTAATAATCATAGTATTTGAATCATATGGATTTCTTAGTTATCAATGAACATAAACAAAAAATTAATTATTATTTGTTACCTAAAAAATCTAATGATGATCTATTAATAAATATACCGCTTATTATATTAGAACCAATTGCAGATTGGATTAATAAGAAATTTAAGTCAGATGTTTATTTATTGTTGGGTATTTCGAAGTACACATTGAAAGATGCATATGTTAATGAACATAAAATTTTTATAAATAGATATAGTTTAGAATCTCGTGAAATAAAGGTTAAATTTAATATCATGATCAGTGGATATATAAAAAGTATTTCAAAGTAAGGAGAATATATGCATTTTGTCATTGGTACACCAATGTATGGAGGAATGTGCACTAGTGAATATGTTCAGTCATTGTTAGCTTTAAAAAGTGGAATGGAACAAAGTGGTCACAAAGTTACTTGTATTTTTCTTGGTAACGAAAGTTTAATACAACGTGGACGCAATACTGTTGCTTGGCATTTTTTGAATACTGACTCGACACATCTTATATTCATAGATGCGGATATTAAATTTAGGCCAGAAGATGTCGCAAAAATGATAATGGCAGATAAGCCGATCATTGTTGGACCAGCACCAATGAAAGGAATTAATTGGGATCGTGTAAGAGATGGGGCATTACATAAATATGATAATTTATCTAAATTGACTGGAATTTTTGCTATTACAGAACTTGAAGGCCATGTCATGAAGAATAGTAACGAACCGTTTCAAATAAAACATGGCGGGACAGGATTCATGATGATTCGCAGAGATGTTTTTAAAGATTTATCAAAACATGTCGGAAAGTATAATAATGGTGGATCTAGTATACCGCCAGGATCTGAAGTGTTTGATTTTTTTCAAGTTTGTGTTAAAGATGGCATATTGTTATCTGAGGATTATTTCTTTTGTGATAAGTATAGATCAATTGGCGGAACAGTTTGGGCTGCACCGTGGTGTGAATTAGGTCATTTTGGCTCATATTTGTTTAGTGGCTGTTATTCTAGTAAATATTAAACAAGAGAGATAAAATGCCCAAATATCAATATTCATGTGATAAATGTTCTGTACATTGCCCTATTGATGGTGGCAGTACATCAAGCAATTCGCAAATTAAAAATTATGACCCTGAAATGATGAAGCCTGGATATCATCCAGAAACCGGAGAATACATATTTTTTATTGAATGTACAATGAATGATAAACCCGCTAAACCAAAATGCCCAAACTGCAATTCTAATAAAAATGTTCATGTCAATTTTACAGATATTGGTGTGCAATGTTATGTTAGAGGTGACGGTCTTGTAAAAGACAAAGCTGGTGCTAGAAGAGATATGAATAGACATAAGTTAAAACATGAAGATCCATATGCCACAATGAGAGTAGCAGGTGAAAAAGATTATTTAGATAATAAATTTAGACGTGGTGGAATAAATATTGAAACTAAGAGTAATACAACTTCTATAAAAGTTGCCCAGGGGAAGAGAGCATCAGAGTTACAAAAAGAAGTAAATTCATTAAATGACATTGAAAAGAAAATTATAGTTCACGTTTTTAAAAATGAAGAATCGACTACCACAGAGTTGTCAAAGTATTCAGATGATATAAATAAATATCTTACTGGTTTAAATAATAAGTATATATATTACAATTCAAAAAAACAAATTTGGTCAACGCTTGCTAGTGGTAATGGAATATATGAGACTATTATCGGTATTTGATAATGGATGATTGTTATCGTAGTTTCATGGAAAAATGATAAACCTACTAAATATTCTATATTTAAAGATAAAATATTAATTAAATCATCTGATCTCTGGAAATCCGGCACAAACAAGAAAATAATAGATGTTAAAAAAGAAGAAAGCACTTTAATAAAATTATTGTTATCTCTTGATGAATTCGTCATTGTTAATTTTAAAAAATTTATAGATTATTTTAAAATAATTGAATTTAATACTGTTTATGATTATCCTGGTGATATTGAAGATGATAAGCATTTAGAATTTGTCGAGGCCAATTGGGAAGAATTTGGCAAAGTGTGGCAAAAATTAAGATCACAAGCTGCTATTGTTTATCATAAACTAGAGAGGAAAGGTGTAATGTATGAACACAAATTAATGAAACCTGCATATGATATGAATGTCTTTAGCGGAAGGTCAAGTACAACAGGGTTTAATATTCAAGGTTGTAATAAAGAATTTAATATTACACATATTAATCCTAGAAATAATGTTTTTATTCATTTTGACTGGATGGCTGCGGATCATAGAATAGCAGCAATTTTATCAAATGATCAAGATTTACTTGGGTGCTATAAAGATTCGGATCCTTATACTTATATAGTTAACATTTTGGATGGTGAAGTTGACAGAGATCAGTGTAAAAGTGAGTTCATGCAGGCTGTATATGGGCTAAATCCAGACCATGAAATTTTATCTGTATTCCCATCATTTCGTGATTGGATTGCGGAAAAGGTTAAAGAATTAAATGATATTGGATATGTCAGGTCAATGCTTGGTAGAAAATATGAAACCGATAAAACTGTAAAAGGAAACAGAAGGGCATTTAATAGTATTATGCAAGGTGGTGTGGCCCATGCTATGAATAATGTAATTTATAAGATAGATCATGAATTTGGTGAAATAATTTTAACAGAACAACATGACTCTCTTACTTTGTGTGTGAATGAATTGATGATTGTAAAAACTATTAAGGGCGTATCTGATATTATGCTACATCCATTTCATGGTATTTTAGAAAATAACCCCACTATGCCATTGCGTGTACACATAGGTAAACGTTGGCGTGAGTACAAACAAGTAAAGGAGATAAGATGAGTTGGTGGGATAAAGAAATACCTCAAGAAATTTCTGATGTACTTGTCATTTTAAGAGTTAAAATAAATGGTAAACAAGTAACTCGTGACTGGCGTAAAGATTGTGGTATTGATTATGATAGACTAGAAGATGATTTAGCTGATATGTCTAGCATATATTCTTTTTGGACAGCGGTTTTATCAGAAGCCAGGAAAAATTTAAGAATAGTTGAGTATCAAATTGATATTCGTAAATCTAAAGTGATGAGAGAAATTAAAGTACCAGAAGGTGTAAAATTAACAGTTGCAGATAAAGAAAGTATAATTAATATAGATCCAGAAATGGGTGCACTTGTGGTAAAACAAATAGAATTAGAAAATATTGTACAAAAATTGTTTGGAATAGTAGATTCTTTGAAAATGAAAGCGGATAATTTAAGATCACTTGCGGGATTTAAGAGAGCAGAACTTTCTGGAAGTTAGGCAAGTATATAAAGCAACGAACCGCAGAAAATGGCCAAACGGCCATCTGCAAGTAAACCCAGGAGATCATCATGTCAGGCATCAATAAGTTAGATAAACAAAAGCTCTTAGAGCGCATGCGTGCTAAGCAGCAAGAACAGTCAGGATTTCATGATCCTACTGAGTGGCGACCACCCAAACTCAAAAAGGATGAGGAGAAGAGTTACAGAGTGATTGTTCTTCCGCCCCTGGAAAAGGGCGATACGTGTACTGGTGGTACAGCCACTGAATCTATGGATTTATGGTATCGTGTGCACGGGCACCATTTCATAAATAAGAAACGTTATGAATGCCCACGTGTTCATCCAGAGAAGGGTGATTGCCCATTGTGTACAACTGGTTTCGATTTGATGCGTGAGACTGATGATAAGAAAGTAAGGTCTGCTCTTGCTAAGGAATGGTTATCAAGACAGAACTATGCTGCCAATGTTTATTTTGAAAATCATAAGGATAATCCAGAAGATCTTCGTGGTAGAGTATTCTGGTGGTCAATTCCTGAGGGGGTATTCTTAATTTGCGATAAGGCATTTAAGAATGATGACCCAGGTGATGATGACAATCCTAAGGCTCATGGTCTGTTCTTTGATCCTGATGCCGCTTTCCCATTAGTGATAGAAGTGAAAGTGAAGAATGATTTTAATAATTATGAAGGGTCACATTTCATTGGTAAGCCTCGTGCTATTGCTTCCACTCAGGAAGAAATAAGTGCAATTCTTGCCAAACGCCATGATGTGATGAAGAAATTTGAAGATCGTGATATCAAAGTGTTAAACAAGATTCTTGAAGATAAGATCGGTGGCACAACTAGTGGAGATTCTGGCTCATCAAATAGGCCAACTGATGGAGATGAGGGGTATATTGATCAGAAAAAGACTGAACAGAAGACTGAACAGAAGATTCAGACCGAATCCAAGAAGACTGAACAGAAGACTGAACAGAAGACTGAACAGAAGACTGAACAGAAGACTGAACAGAAGACTAAGCCTGCTGATCCTCCAAAGGTTGACCCCCCTAAAGAGGAAGAGGCAGAAGATCCTGAATTAGCCGCTCTTCTTGCTCAGCTTAACAGCGATAAGAAGTAATAATTGAATTAGTGGTTTCAATTAAACCCCCCTGGATTAATGTCCAGGGGGGTTTAACTTGTATTTTAGAAAAATGGACATTTTAATAGATGGAAAAAATGTGGCGTTTAGAGCAATTTTTGCGTCAATGGATAAGTTAACAGGAAAACCAAAGACTGATCCTTTAATAATAGCATTTAGAATGCTTTGCAAATGGCGTAGAATTTATAAACCTGATAATTGGGCTATTTTTTGGGACGTTCCTAAAGAAAGATTGTGGAGGAAGAAATTGTACCCTCCTTATAAAGAAGGAAGAAGCAAATCATTCATAGATAAAGATTCTTTAAATGCTTTGATGATGAAATTTACAACTATGATGATGAGTATCTGCCATAACATTAAAATGACCCAATTTATTAAAGATGAAAATGAAGCTGATGATTTAATTTACGCTTATGTAAAAGCTTTTCCAGATAAAGAGTTATTAATTGTTTCTAGTGATGGAGATATGGTACAAACATTGTTAAAACATAATAATGTTAAACTTCATGATCCTAAAAATAAAGATGTTTTATATGAGGATAAACCAGAATATGATCCAGTTATAGTTAAATGTCTGTCTGGTGATTCTAGTGATAATATTGATGGATATAGATTGGTTGGTGAAATAACAGCTAAGAAAATAATTCGTGATGGTAAATTAGAAAAATTTTTAGAAGAAAAAGGTAGAGAAATGTTTGATCTCAATAAAAAACTGGTTGATTTTGACATGAATGATCATATTAATAGTAATATAGAATATATAAAATCAATTAAAAAGAATGAAAAATTTGACCTTCAAGAAATTAATAAAATAATTGATAAATATGAATTAAAGGAATTTAAGTCATTAATTTCAGATTTGATAATACCGTTTAAATATAATCCTTGAGGTAAATATAATTAAGAGGTAATACCCATGGCAGCAGCAGACGTTGAAGTAGTGAACATAATAAGAGTAAGAGTGGATGATGTTGGTACTGTGTACACATCAGATACTTTAAACAGATCAATTGCGCAAAATCTTAAATTTACTGATGACTGGAGAATTGAACCAGATTCTACTATTCCAGAAACTGCTGGATATCCAACATTAAAAGTTTTTTTAAAAGCAATGGCCAGCAGGGGTACCCCACATAGACCAATGTTTATCTCTCAGAATTTGGTTGTAACTGTTAAGGTTTAAGTTTCTGTATCACAATATCGGATATAATTGAATTTTCAGTCGGCCACGGTTCAGTTAATTCTTTAGCTGTTTCCAATGACATTATTATTTTAATGGGTTTAGGATTATGTATTTCTTGCTGCGCTTTAAACTCTTCTTCCTCTTTTATTAATTTTTCTCTTTCAATTCTTGCCACTAATACTAATTCCCACCATTTAATTATATCATTTTTGTTTATTACTATCCAAAACCCTATTTTTCCATGACTGAATATGGCACAATGTGCCAATTGTTTATTCTTATCAAGTATACTATTTTTCCAGGTAGAAATAGTGTGATGATATAAAGTTAATACAGATGGATATCCGCCACTCCAATTATGTATTGATAATTTATCTTGAACACTGTTTTTGAGTTGATTGTATATCATTTCGGAATTTTCATTATGGAATACCCAGATATCACTAGTTTTAGAAATTATTTTATTATTTTCCACTATTGGAAGAGTTAAGATATTTACTAATCCTTTTTTCTTATCGTCTTTTAAAAATTTTTCCCAAAGACGAATAGCACTAAGATATGAATGTGATCTTTTTACTTCACAGAAAATAGTATTATGAGCACAGTCTGATCTTGTGGTGCCAGAATTAGCCCCACTTAATGGTATACGCCCTGATAAAGTACCTGTACGAAAACTACCTAGCCAAATTCCGGCTTTTGATTCGCTTGATTTCCATACAACATTTTTCATGTTATATATACTAATGAAAATATATAGTTAATAAACACCTGTTAAAAGGAATAATATATGGGATGTGGATGTAACAAAAATCAAGTTAAATCTATTCCTCAATTAAATGTCCAACAGAAGAAAGTTGTCAATGTTGTATCGAGTAATTTAAGAAAATGCATTAAATGTTCATCTAATATGACTTATAAGCAGCAATTCGTAGCCAAGTTGCGTGGATACATAAAAATATGGGAGTGTCAAAATAAATCATGCAACTTCAAGATAGTTGGTCCCTGATACAATATTTAATAATATGGGCTTCATTTGCTTTATTAACTGAAGCAATAGTTGAGATATTAATAAATGCTGGACCACTTGAAGGATTCAGAGGATGGGTTGCTAGAAGAGGAAAAATTTTGTATATTGATTTTGCAGAATTAATCACTTGTGGATATTGCTGTTCAGTGTGGGTTGCTTTTGCCTTTGCATGGATTTTACCTTCTTTTATATTTAGTGATGCAAAATTTTGGGATAGTTATCCAGTGCTTAAAATTGTAGTCTTATTCTCTGATAAATATTTATATTGGTTTTTTAATTGGATAGTATTGCATAGATTGTCTAATATTGTCCATATTAAACTGAAACCAGTAAAGATAGAGGTGTGAAATGAAAAAAGAATTTAAGTGTGTCGAAATACGATGTGTAAATGATATCAGAAAGGCTTTGATACCATTTACAAAAAATTATAATAAAAATGATGTAGTGTTAAATGGTGAAATTGAGTGGACTGATGAAGATAAAAATGTTAAAATGAAAACTAGTTTTTCCGCTAACAATAAAGAACTTGGCTTAAAGGATCTTTTAATTGAGGGGTTTGAACAAGTCAAAGAACAAGATAAAGTTTGGAATAATTTGCATGACGCTCTTGAAGATGATGAGTATTCTGTAACTCTTCCTCGCATTAATATCAATGATTTTCACATGCCCATTGATAGATTAATAAAAATTAGACTTGGCGGAAAGAGAGAAGGATTAACAGTTGTCTGGGTAATCGATGGTAATAAATACATATTTGATCCTTATACTTGTGAATTTATGGGGGATCAATGAGAGGAGGAGATGTTGAGGTTGAGTTATTAAAATATGCAGATTTATCAGAATGGAAACCTAAAATTGGTGACATGGTTTTTCATGATGGGTTTATATTTAGATGGTTTGCTATAATATATCAAGTGAATAATGATATGTTATCTGTTAAAAAATCTGGTAATTTAAGATTGTTAATGCAAGGTGAATATGAGGAAACGATATTAAATTTCAGAAAAATTAAGAATTCTATGGTTGGATCATTCAGTGTCATAGGCCACAATAATGTTTATTATGTATGAATAATTATCAATTACCTAGTTTTGTGGATTATCCTGAATTTTTTAATGTCAGAGAGTATTCAAGTTTATTTAATAATTTGTTTTCATATATTATCAGTCCATATCCTATTGATAATGGATATTCTATTTATATAGGGTCTAGAAATGATTATGTTTTTGTAAGATTATCTGATTTTAAATCTAGTGAATTGGATATTACTGACCATAAATACAAATCAATATTAAAACATGTTGATAAATTATTGAATATAATGAAAGTGGCAAAAATTAGAGAATCTTGTTATTATTTTTCAAATCAAAATGATCCAATATTGGTAGATGTGATGTTATCAGCGAATAAGTTTATGGGTCCAGGAATGATAAGGGATGTTTTTTCTAAAACTGTTCCAACTCAAGAAATAATGAGTGTGGAAAACTTAATGATTGATAATTACGATAATTTCAGTGGGAAATATATTAAACCAAGCAGATTTAAATATGTGATAGAAAAAGAATATTTTAGACCATTATATGGAATGATTAAATGAAATATCTTTTTCAAAACCACAATAATTATACAATACAGATACCAGATAAGGCAGGGAAAACAGTAATATTTGTTAAAGGTCAAAAAATAATTTTAGATGAATACTTTAGAAGATATGTACCAAAATATTTATCAGTAATTAGGACAATAGATAATAAAATGGAAGTAAAAAGCGTTTCACTTATAAATGGGAACCAATTAAATAATGTAAAAAACATTGTTATTAATAACGCTGTTATTAAATCAGTTATTAAACCAGTTGATGCTGTTAATTATAACAAGTCATCTAATAAAAATCTTTTAGCGAAAAAAATAGTTGGCAAAATAGTTGGAAAAGTGGGACAGTCTGGGATTAGAGCTACTGAATTCTCAGTCGCTAAGATTAAAGAAGATATAATACCAATTTCCAACAATATAGGAGTTGGAATATTAAGTTATAACCGTTTAAAATCATTAGCTGGTTTAATAACTTCAATCAGAAAATTTACTGATCTCACAAGAACCACTGTATTTGTTAGTGATGAAAGTACTGATCCAGCAGTGTGGGAATGGTTAAGAAATCAACATGACATAATCACATTTCATAATCCAAGAATTGGAATAGCTGGTAATACAAATAGGACACTGAGATGCCTTGATAGATTTAAGTATAAATTGCTGTTAAATGATGATGTAGAAATATTAGCAAATGGATGGGATGTTTTTTATTTTAATAAAATGGCCACAACTGGTATAAAACATTTTTGTTATAGACAAGTCGGTGTTTATAATGCTTCTAGACCTCCTCCCAATCACAATGGCATAATAACAGTAAATGATAAACCACATGGGGCAGTTTTAGCTCTACATGATGATGCATTTAAAAAAGTTGGATTCATGGACGAATCGTTTGGAATTTATGGTTATGAACATGTTGATTATAGTGACAGAATTTCGCGGGCTGGATTTGCACCTGCTGGATATCATGATGTAGCTGGGTCTGAAAAGTTTTTTAAAATTTATGATGATAAAACGTCTGATGAACAAAAGGGTGAACATTTTTGTAAGGCAAAGGAACTGTACAATAATATTAAAAATGATAAATCTAGAATCTACATAGGCACTTCGAATAAAACTGAACTTCCTTCAGTGTCTTATATTATACCATTTAGAGACATTGGGAGGGCAGAGTGCATTGAAACAGTGGTTCAAAATGTTAGAGCACAAAGATTCCCAGTTATTCAAATTATTTTATCAGAACAAGATGATAAAGAGGTGATGAATAAGGACAAACTACCTTCTGTTAATTATGTGTTTTCAAAAAATCCAAATGTTAATTTACCATTTAATAAATCACAAGCGTTTAATGATGGTGTTAATCTTGCAAAATATGATAATTTAATTCTTCATGATGCAGATATGCTGGTACGTGGCGATTATACAACAATAATTGATAAATTATTAAAAGAATATGAATCTGTTCATATTGGGGCAGATGTTTGTTATATGACAAAGGAATCAACTGATAAAATAATTTCTATTTATAAAATAGATGAAAATAGTGTTGAATCAGATAGAATAGTTAGTTATTATGAGGGAGGATCACTTGGAATTAGGAAAGGCACTTACATTAAAATAGGCGGATTTTGTGAATCATTTGTTGGTTATGGTGTTGAAGATTGTGATTTTTTCTGGAAAATAAAGAATCTAACTAAAATGTTTAATGAAAGATCTATAAGTTTATTTCATTTATGGCATGGTAGAACATCTGGTTGGGAAACGTACCACATAAAGAACAAACAAATTGGTAGCAATAGAACGTCAAATGGAATCAATAAAGCCGCAGCCGATGATTCATGGTTTTTATCAAATAAATTTAAACTGAAAGATAGTAAATGAAAATATTAGTTGCACGTCCATCTGGTGGAGCTTATCTTTATATTGCTAGGGGTTTTATAAATGCATTTAATGCAATAGGATGTCATGCTAAATTTTGGGATGGAGATGAAAAAACTTGGACAGATACAAAGCCAGATTTGTATATCGGTTGCAGTGGACATCGTAAAATAATTCCACAAAATCGTGGTAATGTAAAAGTTGCTATTCATGTTAATCCATATGGCACAAGACTTGAGCCTTTGCATGGTGTCGATATAAACGAACCAAAAGAAGCAATAAATTGGACTTTATCACAAAAGCCCGACGTTGTGTTTGGTTATGGTCACCAAGATGATGCTTCAACTTTTTGGTCAAATTGGTCTAAAAATCATAATATAAAGTTCATTGGAGTTCCAACCGCTGCTGATCATACTTTGTATTATTCTTTGGAAATTGAAAAGAAAGTTAACAATATTGTTTATCTTGGCGGAAGATGGCCATATAAAGCCAATAAAATTGATCAATGGTTATTACCATTAACTAAAGTTACAAATATTAAAATAATGGGTTGGGGAGGGTGGCAAGGTGTTAATGGTTATACTGGTGTCATTCCTGATTCAGATAGCGGAAGAGAATTTTTAGCTAGTGGAAAGGTTGGTCCGTGTATGTGTGAGCCTCACACTACAAAATTTGGTATTGATATCCCAGAAAGATTTTTTAAAGTAGCGTTATGCAAAACACTTCCAGTTGTTGATTTTATTCCCAATTTTAATAGATATTACGAATCCGACACGTTTTTGATGGCCAGGGATCCGAATGAATATGTTGATTTGGTTTGTAATTATGCTAACAATCCAGCTTTTGAAAAAGCTCGTATCGAATTAACTGAATCAATTTTTAAACAAACTAGATTAAATCATACTTATATGAACAGAATGAGAGATTTATGTGCAGGATTAGAAGTTCAAGAATTAGTTGAAAAATTTGATTCTAAAATTAAAGAAATCAATAATTAACCACCTATTCTTCGTATAACATTTTCTCTGCATGTAGTGTGGGCTGCCTTTAATAATTTTGTTGCAGCTATGTCATCCGGAAAATAACTTATAATTGATTTTCCCTTAACTATAAATACACCGGCATATTCAGTTATTTTATGCTTCTTCATAAGTATTGACATTTCTTCTGTAAATTTATTTATAGCTTGCTTATCGTTATCTGATATGGCATTTTTTTGTTTATCAGTTTTTAAAGAAGTTTTCTGGATTTTGTCATTCATGGTATTTTATATACTGTGGACAAACTCGTTCTAAAAGTTGCTCTTGAATATAAAAATTCAATTAGCAATTGTGGTGGCCATTTTAGCTTTCCAAAAGCAGATAATATAATCAATACTTATTCATATAGGACATTTAATGCATTTGTTAATAGATGCAGATCAGATCGCTTGGAAGACAATCAGATATTAGAAATGGTTCGTATAATTGTTAAATATATGCACAGACACAGGATAATGAAAAAAGGTGTTGGGATATTGTCAAGCCCTGATATTATTGATATTTGTGTTAACGAATTAAAAGGTAATATAAATAAATCTGATAATGTCACAAAATTGATTATTGAATCTAATGATTTTTTAAATAAACAATCTAATAAGATTGAATTTTTATTAAAAAAGGTAAACAAAAATGGGTTCTCTAATTTGGTATTTCTTAGATGTAAAGGAATATTACCTGACGTTTTTATCTGTTGTTCAAAATCTTGCATGAATGTTTATTTTAAACTTGATATAAGTGATAAATCGATGATGTTGGAACCTAAAAATTATATGATTTTGAAAATGAAAATTATTAATATTGTCGGCATCGATCATATAAAAGAAATAATGGGTGATGATTCTAATGTATAAATTTAACAAAAATAAATATTTAGCTGCCAGATCTAAAAATTCTGGATTTATACAGCCAACACCTGATCAAATAGAGAACTGGATTACTAGGAATTTTGAATATAAAACTGGGAATGAGGATCAAATTAGAATTTGTAATCCTGATGGTGATACAGAATTTAGATTGTGGATTTCAAGATCTAATGCTGTAGTACACGATTTTAGGCCAAACCACCAACAATTTGATGGATCTTTTTTGAAGTTTGTTTCCAAGTATAAAAACATAACTTTTAGTGAGGCAGTAAAAGAAGTATGCGGTAGTTCTCCTGTCATAACAAGGTACATGGATTCAAAAGAAAAGAATGAAATACAAAATGATGATCCGATTAAAATGCCAGATGGGTCAGTATTGTTGAAAGATTCTATTGGTAAAGCAAGAGACATATGTATGAATTATTTAACTAAAGTGCGTGGTTTTTCGGAAGACATATTGTTCAAGGCTAAAATCAATATTTGTGGCACAAGCATGATTATTCCATATTTTCAATATGACATGCTAGTGTTTTGGCAAATGAGATCATTGATATCAAAAATTTTCAAGTTTCCAGATGAGACTGAAACTAATAAAAAAGCTGGTGATTTTATTTATGGTTTTGATGATATAGAACCTTGTGCTGAAGTAATTGTTGTAGAATCAATATTTAACAGTTTGAGTGTTGGCACTAATTGTACTGCCACTGGAGGTGCAACATTGAAGGATGGGCAGCTTAAATTGTTAAAATCGTTAAATCCAAAAACTGTGATTCTTGCGCCAGATCGTGATGAAGCTGGTGTAAAATCGATTCAGAAAGATTTCTTTCATTTAAATAAAATGAGAACTGGAGATTTATTTAAAAACATCTATTATGCGATACCGCCAATAGAAGTTGCTAAAGCTGGTAAAAAAGATTGGAATGATATGTTATTAATGGGATATGATATTTATAAATTTATACAAGAAAATAAAAGGATTGTTAATTCAAGATTATTATTTGATGGTATTAAGATTTAGACGGTATTGGCGCATGATATAATATATTTATTCTGCTTAAATATATTTCTCTATAACCTTTTTTATATGCTATTGGAGTATTTTCTCGTAACCATTTTACCTTATTTTGAAGATTATAATTATATAGTTTGTTCATATTGTTTCTGATAATAGCTGCTTCATGTTCATTAACAGCATTGTCTAATATACATATTAATTTTTGGTTAAATTCACCTATTTTTATTACTATCAACTCTTTTTTCTCAGTTCCAAATTCATATTTTAATTGCATTAACATCATGTCATATTTATTTTTGATAATTCTTTTAGATAAATATAAGTATTTTATACCTGAATATTATTCATGGGCAAATATAAAATATGACTGAAAAAATAGAAATCATTTGTGAAAATTGCGGAAAAAAAAGATTAATAACAAAAAAATCTTTTTTAAGAAACAAACGTGATGGTATTAAAAAATGTATGCATTGTTATAATGATGAAAATTATAAAAGCATGATGTCAATAAAATCAAATAAAGCTTGGTTATCAGAAGATTTAAAAAATAAAGTAAGAAATATTTCAAAAAATTGGGCATATAATAATAGAAAAATTATATCAGAAAAAATGAAAGAAATTTGGAATGATGATGATTACAAATTAAATCAGATAATAAAACAAAAAATAACTCATCCAAAAATTATTAAAATATTAAAATATAAAAAATCTATTGATGAGTTAAAAAACGAAGCATCAAAAAAAACTAGTGAAATATGGAAAAATAAAAATTATATCAATAAACAAATTGAAATACATGAACATCAAAAAGTTGATAATGATTTTAAAAGAAAAATATCGGAATCATTAAAAATAAAATGGAATGATGAAGATTATAGAAATAAAATGAAAATAATGTTTTCTGAAAGATTAAAAAAATTATGGAAAAACGATGAATATAGAATAAAAGCTATAAAAGCGATTGAATCAAGTAAAGGTAAAGTTTCTAGTATTGAAATTGTTTTAAGTTCTATTTTAGATGATTTAAAAATCAAATATGAATTTCAAAAATCAATCGGGTTTTTCATATTTGATTTTTTATTACCAGATTATAATATATTAATTGAGTGTAATGGTGATTATTGGCATTCGTTACCGAAAGCTATTAAAAATGATAAAGCTAAATCATCATATATTACAAATAATTTTTCAGAATATAAACTACATTATATATGGGAACATGAATTTAAATGTAAGGATAAAGTTGTTGAATTAATTAAATATTGGACAGGAACCAAATTTGATATGATTGATTTTGATTTTAAAGATTTGATTATAAAAATTACTGAATTAAAAGATGCTAGATTATTTGTTGATAAATACCATTATTCTGGAACAATAGGAAATTCAACATATAGATATGGTTGTTATTTAAATAATGAATTAATAGCTTTATGTTCATTTGGAAATATAACGAGAAATGAATCAGCAATAAGATTAAATATGAAACTTAACGAATTGCTTGAACTTACAAGATTTTGTATTCATCCAAAATATCAAAAGAAAAATTTTGCAAGTTGGTTAATTAGTAGATGTATTGATGAAATTAAAAAACTTAATAAATATAAGTGTTTAATATCTTTTGCTGATACTACTTTTAATCATAATGGTACAATATATAAGGCATCAAATTGGATAAATGATGGAGTTGTTTCTCCAAGTTATTGGTATATTGATAAAGATGGATATGTGATGCACAAGAAGACATTATGGGATAATGCAAAGAAAATGTCTATGACTGAGAATGAATATTCATGTAAATATTGTTATAAGAAAATCTCTGGAAAAGAGAAAATCAGGTATGTTTATTATTTGTGAAGATAAATATAAAAGATGAAAATAAATGACAATATCAATAAGATATATACAAAGTTTAATCGTGAACGTTTGCAATCGTCATTGTTCACACGTTATCCTGGACATTATAGAGCATTAGTTGTTGAAACAAATGATCCATTAAACATGCATAGAATCCGGTTTATAATGCCGGAGCAACACAATTTTGATCTTAAGGATAAACCAGAAAGTTGTCCGTGGGCTGTCCCAGCATTTCCACATGGTGGAAAGGGTGCTGGAGCATGGTACAGTCCATGTATCGGGGATTATGTTTGGATAGCTTTTGAAAAACAACATCCTTATGGCCCAATTTGGATAGGCCATGCTGAACCTACAAGACGTAGATTTTATAAATTACATGCTTTATTTCATAAGTCTAATGTTTATGTTGATGACGAGGGTAAGCCAAAAGATATTGATAAGATAGATTGGGAAGATACATATCTCTCAAAAGATAATAGACCATATTCGCAGGGATTAAAAGACAGATATGGTAACATGTTTTTAATGGAAATGACTGGTTTTCATCCAGTAGAACACGAAAAGAAAGCTGCGACTGCTGGATCTGATGCCATAAAAAATTCTCCACAAGCATATAATGAACAATTAGAACAGCCTAAGAATAATAATCCAGATTTAAAAATGATGGCGTTGGTTTCTAAATATGGCCATTATTTTGTAGTTGGTGATCAGGGATATGATTGGAAGTCAGAATTTGATGGCGATTTTGATAAAGACCACGATAAAGAAAAAACAAGAACTAGTAACCTTAAAAAATTACTGAATGAAAATGAACCAGATAGTTCAAATAAAGATCAAAGAAGAGTTGAAATAAGAACTAGTTATGGTCATAAATTTGAATTAAGAGATGTTGGATGGTCATCTAAAAAAGGATGGGCAGCTAGTAGTGGTGCAGTCGAATCGCAAAGCAGACCAGACGATTTATTTGCTAATTCTAATCGTCAATCGTTAGACGACAAATTGGATGAGAGATGGATTAAACTGCGCACTAAAGGTGGAATGTTGTTACAATTTATGGATATGGGTTTTAACCCAAAGGAGGATGATTTTATAAAACGTTCAAGAGTTGAGGAAATTGGCGGTAAAGTTGATGAGGAAGAAAATAATTGGCAAGATCGTGATGCTAGACAAATGAGGTTTATAACCAGATGGGGAACTAAATTTGTACTTGATGATCGTGGAAGTGATGAGAGTCAAGCTGACACGAAAGAATCAAAACATGCTAATGGTTGGCTTATTAAAGGAAGAAGAAAAGCAACTTGGACTAATTTTTTAAATAATGCAGATGATGAAAGTTTAAAGAATAGAGTATTAAAAAAAGTAGATCGCTCATCACCAGCTTATACTCCAAAACATAAAGATATATCAACTGAGTTAGGATTTGGAATTGATGTTAATGAGAAAAATGAATTAAATAGAATGTTATTGTATACACCAATGGCTAAAGCTATTGAATTAAATGATAGATTCGGATATGTCTTTATAACCACTGATATGCCAAAATCAATAAGTAGACCATGGATGTACAAAAAAGAAAATGAATTTGCAACTGCCATATGTATGGGATGTGATGATCCTGAAAATAACACACATTGTCTGAAGTTAGATAGGTCTAATACATATAATGTATTATCAACACCACTTGATCAATCTTGGGAGGCAAGAGATGGATTTGATCCTTCATTAGAAGGATTCATGGAAGCACGCGATATGGATAATCGTGCTTTGATTATGAGCAAATATTTACAACTTGCCGCATTACATGACCCGACAATATTAAAATATTTAGTTCTAGATGATTCAACTGCTTTTATATTATTGCATAATGTTCAAAATAAAATTCAAATTTTTTCTTCAGCTGATGTTGAAATAAAGTCCGCTGCCAATATAAGATTGGATTCTGCATCTGATACTACTATTAAATGTTCTAAGTTCATTGTCAATGCTAGTGGTACTGAGTTTGTGGTTGATGGCCAAGGATTTGGTTCAAACAATCCAATGTTTGCACCAGAAAGTCATGCTCTTCATATCGGTACTATGATAGGTCCAGGTGCTGGTCCAAGTTCTCCCAAGGGTGGTACTGCTCCGCCTGTAACCAAGGAGAAAACACCAAATATGATACCGGCATTTAGAAAGAATAAAGTTAATGGCCCTTACAATGATGTATCAGAAGAGATAATTAAGGGTGAGGAACAAATTTAATTAAATGATCATTAATTTTCCAACAGCATTATACACATCGGTATTACCGGGGATTAATCAACCTGGGAATATAACTTATACTATATCAAATCAAAACCCGCCCAAATCGACCAGTACATTTTTACAACTTCCAAGAACTGAAGAAATTAGAAAATCACCTCAAGCAACATATACAAAATCAGAAAAACGAAAATTCTATAGTGATCTTATATTTAACATAACCATTCCATCATTATCAACTGAGGGTAATGGGTCTAATACATTCGAAATAGGTCAATTTTTAGATTTTACAGATAATACCGAAGTGCAATCTGATCCATATTCTCTTGCATCAATAGAATTAAGACAAGACACTGGTGTCGTTAATTATAAAAAGTATGGCCTAAGCAAGAGTGAATATGATAATATTGTTAATATAGCTGAACAAAAGATGAATGATATATCTGATGAAATAAATGTGGTAGGAACTAGATTAAATGATAATAAAGAAAATATCTCTTCTAATCAATCAGATATAAATGAATCAACTAAGCTTTATGATAATATCGTTTTAGTTTTGGGTTCTGATAGCGATGAAGCAAAGAAAGTTCAAAGTAAAATTGATGGATACAATCAATTAAAAGCAGATTTATTAACAGAAAGAGATAATCTTTTAACCAATCTTGATGCACTTAGAACCGATTTATCCAAGATTCGTGAGGTTGTAAGATAATGGCTAAACTGTGGGGCACTAATTTTCCTTTTTATAAAGGAAATACTCTTCTTGGAACTACTAATAAAGTGTTACCAAGACAGGAAGATTATAGATTAATAAGAAATGATTATTTACAAGGATTAATGACCATTAAAGGTGAAAGATGGTATAGGCCAGACTTTGGTGGTGATATTCCAAGACTTCAATTTGACCCAAATGATGTTAATAGCAGAACTGCTATCGAAGATACTATTAGAGAATATACTATCAAATACCACCCAATGATAAGATTGTCAAATATTCAAATTGATGATGACATTAATGTTCCAAATAAAGTTGGAATTAAAATATATGGTAAGTGGGAAGTAACATCAGCTATGAGCGATCAACTTTTGGCAAGCATAATTATCCCAGTCACAGGAGTATGATAAATGGCCGTTACTACTGATACTATAAATGTTGCAATAGTATTGCCAGATTCCCCAGAGGAAGTTGGTGTAGTTTTACCATCGTCTAGTTTAAGACGTATTGATTTTTCTGCACTAGAATTTGAAACCGCTAGAAGAATGGCGATTGAATATGTAAAAACTTACTTCAGTGCTGACTTTAATGATTTTGTTCTCAGCAATGGTACAATAATGTTTGTTGAACTTGTTTCCGCTATGACTGGAATATTATCAGAACGTTCTGATATAGTTGCTGATGAAGCTTTTTTACCGACTGCCCAATCAAGAACTGCCGTTTCTCAGCATTTGGAATTAATTGGCCAAACATTAACAGTTGCTTCTCCTGCTGTAGCTGACATAGAATGTACAATTGGCACTCCTTCATCTTTTGATATAGCTATCCCACCTGGCTTGATATTTTCTTTAACTGGACCAGATGGTAGCCCGTTAACTTATGAATTATTTAGATCACCAGGAGATTATAGTAGTGATATTGTAATTCCACGTGGTAAAAGAGGGATAGTTGCATTTGCTATCGAAGGACAATTTGGTTCAGATGTTACAATTACTTCTGACGGTACAGCGAATCAATATGTCGATATATTAAAAAACAATGTTTTAGATGATCCAATCATTGTTCACATTGAAACTGGGTCAAGTTCTACAGAATGGACTAGAATTGATTTCTTAGAAAAAGCTGATGCTAATTCTGAAGTTTTTGAAGTGACACATCTTGATGATCGTACAAGAGTCATGTTTGGCGATAACAGTAATGGTAAGATACCAATTGATGGTCAATTAATAAGAATTAGTTATAGAATAGGTGGTGGAATAAGAGGGAGAATAGGTGGCAATACAATTAATGAGAGCAGGACTATAAGTGGTAGTCAATTTGCAGCTACTACTGTCTCATTTAACAATTCTTCTCCATCTCGTGGTGGATATGATGATGAAAACTTAGATGATGCGAAAAAACGCGCTCCAAGAGAATTTGCTACCCATAATAACATAGCGACTTCTGATGATTACGTATTTGTTTCATCTACATTTAAACACCCTGTATATGGTGCAGTTTCTAAATCTGTCGCAGTTGTCAGAACTGGTATCGAATATGGCAATCCGGCAGATGGAGACACTAATTTAGATTATGTCGTTCAACAAATACGTGCTGCTCCCACAGTTGAAGAAGCTAAGCAATATCTATTAGCAAATTACGTTAATAAAAATGTTGTTGACATGTTTTTATTACAAGAAGGTGACAATTTACCAATAATTCCAAGTATTGGACTTAAGACAGCGCTTAGTAATTATATTTCAACTCTTAATGTGTTTACAGATGAACTTAGAATTAATGATGGGTCACTCTTACCTGTTAATTTGGAATTAACTGTTGTATTAACAAGAAATGCTGATGCGGCAACAGTCAAAAGTCAGGTATTATTTGCTATAAATAATGTGTTTGATTTAACTAATAGAAATATGGGCCAAGAATTTAACAGAAGTGATCTAATATATGGAATAAAAAATGTTGATGGTGTTAAATCAGTTGACATGTTTAATCCTACTGATGATTACCCGCCACTTAGAAGAATTGTAACTAAAGATGAAAGGGCAGCTAATATTCAAGGAGTTGGCGTTAACGAATTAATAGTACTTGGTTCACAAAATATCCAGTTTTATCTTGAACAAGGTAATATTAACATATAATATGACCACATCATCAACATTTTGTCGTAAAGCTATTAATTTGAATTTTGTCCATGCTAGGATTCCGCTGATAAAAAAAGATATTAAAAATACTGCCATGTATTCTGATGTTTTTCCAGTAATAAAGAATACTTATTTTAATGTTCATGCTGATGGAATATTTTCCGAGTTATTACACCTTGTTGATACTATCCCATGTTCTGATAATAATTTAATTGCACTTGGTGTTATTAATCAATACAATGATAGTCAGTCTAATATTTCAGACATTGATAATTAGTATATCAAAAATAATTCATGGCTATAATAGGACCATCTGAAGGGCCAGCAGTATTAAAAATTGATAGTAATCCTATCAAAGCTGAAGTGTTGTCTCATTTTGGTCATCCTACTATTCGTGTTGAGTTGGATGAAACAGCACTTGAAATGATATTAAGAACAGCTGGTGATTTGATGGCTGGCTATTTTCCATTTGAAGAAAAAAGAGCCTATTTTTATACAAAACCATTAGTTGATGAATATCCTCTTCCAAAAGATGCATATTGGATCAAGGATGTAAAATGGGATCCATCAATAACAAGGGTTGGTGATATTTTTGGCGCTGAAAGTTATTTATTTAATGTAGGTAATGTAACAGGTATCCAGAATTTACTTCTTGATTATCACTTACTTCAATCATATCGTAAATTTAGCCAGAGAATGCTTGCAACTGAAGGTCAATGGGAAGTTAAAGGTGACAATTTAATTAAACTTGTTCCGATTCCTAGGGGTGCGTTTCCAGTATTTGTTGAATATTTTCCTGCAGTTAATCAATGGCGCACACCGGCAGCTAGAGAATTGACACGCAGACTTGTAATAGCCGAAGCTTCAATGATATTAGGCAATATTAGAACTAAACGTGCTCTTCCATTACCTGATGGTGGAACATCTACTTTTGGTGGTGAAACGTTATTTGCTAAGGGATATGAAGAAAGAGAAAAGGTTTATAAAGAGGCATTACTACTTGGGGAGCCACCTGGCATATACGCTTTGTGATTATTGATATTTAATGTTTCAAATTTAGTGTATATAAAAAATAAATTATGGACACTAAATTATTAAGCAAATTAAATAAATGTGTTACTTATAATGACATATTATTACTATCTGAAGATTTGTACAGTAGTGGGATTTTAATCCAGAGAACTAATTCGAATAAAATCATTTTGTGCGTTGTAAATGAAAAAGGTAGGGTCAGCTGTAATAAAATATTTGAAGATTTTGTTCCATTGACATCATGTGGAAATGAAGGCGGAATGCTGCCAAATAAAATATTGTTAAATATTATAGAATTTGTTAATAATATCAAGGATGCGGTCAAAATAAATAATCAAATTATTAATGTAAATGCTATGTATGGAACATCTTTAAGTAGATTGTCAATAAATAATGAAGCAGAAAAATCAATGGTTGAAGAACTTAAAAATGCATTATTGATCGATGATGTTGATGCTATTTCAAGAAGTTGCAATGGTGAATATGATGAAATATAGATTTACTGTTCCAAAGTCAAGAGGAATACCGCAATCTGCTGCTATAAATCCTGACACTACTGCGGTGATTACTAATGATTTGTTTTTACATTTACTGTTTGGTAGGATAGCTGCTTCTGATAATAGCACACATGAACTTAATACCAAATATGATCCAGAAACTGATGTTTTATCATTAGAAATACCAGATGAATTTATTGATCTAATAGAAAAGATTAAAAAAGATCAGAAATTACAGAGATTTATCGATTGGTTGGTGTCAGGTTTAGCAGCAAGTTCTATTTCATATGATAATAGCACATCTGGATTAATTGCTCAAAATTTACAATAGCTCCTTTAGTAAATTATCAACTAACCGCTAATGAATACAGTTATGTAGTTGTCAATTATAATAATGGGATTCCAATATATCAGGTTGTCACTAATAACACATTAATAAATCATGCAGATATTATTGCTGTTTGTAATGTCATATGGGAATCTGTTGGATTAATTAATGAAGCACACATATTTAATGTTGGAGAATATGGCCTAGGTTTAACAAATAAAGTAAGTCATAGATTAATTCATACTGAAAGATTTGGATATCAAAATGGTTTGATGCTTGAAGAAATACCAACAAGATATATTACTATTGATGATGGCACTATTTGGTATGATGGTGAAGAAATCGTTCTTTCTCCTATAGATACATCAGCTACTAATTATCATCTTTATTATCATTCTGCTCCAAATGTTTGGACAGCGGAACATAGAAGTCAGTATCCAAACACTGAGTATGATGATAACACTGGTGGATTAAAGACACTGGATAATAATAAATGGGGTGTTATTTGGGTTTATCGTGGCATCACAGGCAGTGATGTTTATGTTGTTCTTGGTGGAGCAAGCTACAATCATCTTCTTGATGTCCAGTCAACTCAACCACCAGCGAGTTTACCATCTGTAATTGCAAAACAAGCTGTGCTTGTTGGTAGAATTATTATTAAAAAGAGTGATACTACAGCCACTCAGATAGACTCATCTTTTAGTGTTATTTTCACTCCATCCGGTGTTATATCACATAACGATTTATCTGATATTCAAGGTGGTACAACTAATCAATATTACCATTTAACAAATCGACAGGCAACTGGATTAATCACTAAAACTGTTACGTTTGTGATCGATGGTGGAAGTTCAGTTCCTTTAATTGGAGCATATGCATCTATAGTTATTCCATTTGCTGGAACTATAACTGGATGGAAGATTGTCTTAGATGTGTCTGGGTCTTGTGTGTTAGATCTCTGGAAACTCAATGCAGCTAAACCAACTATTGCTAATACTATTACGGCAGCGGCAAAACCAACATTGGTTACTTCAGCATATGTTGCATCGTCTACGTTAACTGGTTGGACAACGGCAGTGGTGGTGAATGACATCATGACAATAAATTTAGATTCAGTAACCACTTGCAAGAGAATAACATTGCAATTGGAGATTGCAATCTAATGCCTCTTCCATCTCAATTACTAGAAGGAGTTGCACAGTTAGTAAGAGAATGTTGCAACGAACAAAATAACTACACCCACTATGAAATGGTGACTATAGGTGAATTCAACTACAAAGTTTGTATAAAATTATATGATGTAGATGATGAAAAAGATGCAAAGATTACTTCTATTACCGTAAAAAGAGAAGATTGATTTATGCCAGATTTTAAAACTTTAGTTTATTCCTTGACTAAAGATGCCTCTTTAGGCAATTTTCAATTTTTATCTTCGTCAAATACCGCTTCTGATATTTTATTAAATAATGGTGCTAATTGGAGTAATCAGACCGCTAATATTACACCGCAATCAAGTGTTGCTGTTAATATATTAAATATAGCTGGAATAAATTATGGTGCTGTAGGTGCTGTATGGTATTTTGGGTCAACTGCGAAGTTCGATACTTTAGATATTCAATTCTCTAATAATACAAGCACGAACGCAACAAGAACAACTACTTGGGAATACTGGAATGGTTCAGTGTGGACTGTAATGGATCAGACGGGTTCTACAGCAAGAGTAACTGCTTCGACAGGTGCATTTGCAATATCTAACGCTACAATTATTCAACTTAAATTTCATCCTGATATTTACAATAATTGGTTAACAACAACAGTTAATGGTGGATCTGCACTTTACTATATAAGATGCACAATAGGAGTCGCGGCTTTTACAACAGCAGCATTTAGTAATATAAGCATTTGGGACCATTATACTAATTTCGGTTTCAATAACTTTGATAAAGTCTACACAACAGTTGATGATGTTGCATTTACTGATGTAACTCTTGTCGCTCGATCTACTACAACTGGTGCTTTTACTTTTATTTCTAATACAACCAATGCCCGTTTTTATATTGGATTGGATAGCGATAATCTATCTGGATTTAGAGTTACACTTTCAACAGCAGGAACTACCGGAACTGGAATTTACGAATATTGGAATGGATCAACATGGACTGCTCTTTCGTATGAGTGGTTTGGACTTTTAACGACTGGTAATGCTGATCTTGTAAATTTAAAGACTACTAGTTCTGGATTCATAATATTTAAAGGTTCTCCTGCTGGATGGGTTACTTCTGCTGTAGATGGAGTCACGAAGTATTGGATTCGCTATAGAGTAACTCTTGCTTATGTTACTCAACCAATATTTAGTTCTTTGATTGCATTTAAAGACAGAACGCTAACAAGAACAGTATATATTCCAGAAACTTCAAATAGAAGTTTCAAAAGCGTTTTTGCTAAGATTCATTTTTATAATCCACTTACAACATCATTAGGAAGATTCATTATCCAAGGTAGACTTGGAAGTGGATCGTATATTCCTGCTACTATAGGGACATCTAATGCACCTACCGGGACATTCTCTTCAGTAGATGGGAAACTATTTTCAACTACATCAAATGATGCTGTGTTTACTGATGAAACTTCAGATGCCTCCACATCAGGTGGTAACGATGTTACTGTAACTAATACAGTTAATTCTAATATATATTTTGGTTTTCCAAATGATGTAAAGTGGAAGAATAATGTAATTTCATTGGCTATAACTCCGAATAATCTTTTTGATGGTGGCGTTGTTATTTGGGAATATTGGAATGGATCATCTTGGACTGCATTCACTCCAATTGTAGTTAATGCTGACATTAGTTTAAATCAAAAGGCCAATACAGTTATCAATGTTCAGATTCCATTAATTTCAAATTGGGTATCAAATACTGTAAATTCATTTACTGGTTACTTCATTCGCAGAAGAATTACAACAATTTATTCAACTGCTACTACATGGAGTAGAGTTAGTTTTAATTTACCAATAACGAATGAAACTCAGTGGACAAACACTGGTGAAAATAATTCAAATGGACTTCTTGTTGACTTAACTTCTCTATTTACAAGTCAGTTTTCTGGAGTATCACAACAACTTGATTTAAAAGTCGCTATGGAATCCGTAAATGGTATTCTAGGTGACTTTCCTATTATGTCTGGTGAGTTATATATTACTTATGCTGCTGATAATCAAATAACTAGAATAAAAACAGTTATTATTCCATTAGACTCATCGGCATCAGTTCTAACAGGAACTCTTACAAGTATTGGAAGCAATCAGATTCCACAGCTTTCAACTTATCTTCCTGAAGCATTAAAGACCATAAGAAACTTCTATATAGTCTTTACTGGTGAAGATTGCTGTTCAGTTGGTTTATCTACAGAATTTGCCATGAGACTTGATAGTGATGCGGCAAGATATACATGGGGACAGTTTTCCAGCGGATTAACTGGAAACTTAGTGAAGTATATCTTTACTAAAGATGATATAGCAACCGGTTCGACTCATGATATTCAAATGGCTATTACTGCACGCAATACTAGCGTAAAGAATTGGCAGATGTATGCAGTAGTTACTTATGAATATGATTCATTTGCGACAGAAAGAGTTATAAACTCATTAATGTTGCCATTTGAAACTTCAAGCACTTTCTTATCTCAAGATAATCCTTTGCTCCCAGAAAAGGTTAGAAAGAGTTTCTACATTCAAGAGCCTGGAATAATTGACAATGAAAGAATAGGATGCTACCTATCCTTTACTGATTTAGCTAATCCATTCCTAAATATAAAGGAAATGAATGAAGCTAATTTCACAGCGGTTTCTTGGATTGCACCATCAACAACTTGCGGTGGTTTCAGGTACTCTTGGAGACTTCCATCTCAGAATTTATCAAGAGGATTAAATACCATTGGCGTTGATATGTATGGGAACGCTAAGGCATCAGCAGAGCCTTCTTGTGCTTATACTTGTGGTTATTTTTTAGTAAATTATCGATCTGATATAGCTACAACAGGAATTGAATCACACAACAAGATGATCATGTGCATGGCAGCTGTCCAGAATATGAATATTAGAGCTAACAGAGGTAATAATAATTTAACTAATCCATTTACAAATTGGTTTTTAAATGACTTTGGATTAATTGGTGAATTCTATCAAGTGACTAATCCGAATACTTCAGTATCTATTGATAATAGATTCTCTATAGAGAACACAGTAAATACTCTTAATACGAGAGCTATTCTTGGCATTGGGGGTGGATTGCAGGATTTGGAATCTCTTATGTATGATTCTATCATTAGTGATAGAGACTTAATAAAGAAATACCCTGGCGATATTCATGACCATAGAGTTGTTGATTTGTTCGCTGGCGGCAACTGGTTCATTGGCTATGGATATTTCTCAACAATAGGTGGAATGTATACCGTAGCCGCTTGTCATGAGATATATTATAATATAACTGGAAGTGTTGTTGGGTACTCTGGAGATGGATCTGGATTAACGGTTTCATTTTATGATAAAATAACATCAGATCTCTTATTCTCAGTTACAACAGTAATTGGTGGAACATTTTCAGCAGTTTGGTATGATAACACAAGAGACATTGTATGTGATGTATACGATACTGGCTTAAATAAATATGCAAAAAGTCCACCTGGATTAGCTGGAGTTGCACCATTTGTTTGTAATTTGAACAGCGGCACTACTTCGTATGCATTTTTATAAAATGCTCAATCCACACTAATAAAATTTAATTTATGGCGGTAATTATTAAAAATAAGCTTTTAGTTATAGGGAATAATGTATTAGTCCCAGGCCATGAACCATTGTCTGAACAAACAACCAACAATTTAACTATAGCATTACAAGGTATCAATTCTTTTCTTCCAACTAGTGTTGCTTTGAATTTAATTCCAGGATCTAGAGTGGTAAAAGATCAGCTTAATTTTGGAACATATGGAAGTGGGAAATATTTTGAATTGCCTAGTGGCCCACCACCTGATGGTTCATGTCCAACAAAATGCATAGAAGATTGGTACAAAATTTTAAGAGATGCAGCTAGAATTGCCACTAGTGAATATAATGGATCAGATGAATGTGATTCATATAATACAGATTCGTGTGATACTAATGACTATTTTGCTGACTTAGATCCAGCGAAGAGGCCATAATGCCAAACAGCAGATTTGATTTTGATGACGAATTGCAACAAGCATATTCTTCGTTGCAAAATGCTAATGATCATCGTACTGATGCTCAAAAAGATAACAGCAAAGTTGCTGTTTATGATCATAGTAATCCAGAAATTGCCAATATGGAAATGGAGGCATTAAATTTGGTTCAAGATTCTGGTGCTCCTACTTTAATTTATCTTCGTTCTGATGATACTGGACAGACTGATGAGACTTATAATGAAACATCAAATCCGATTTATTTGCCGCCAGTTTTAGTAAAGGCAATGTATAAACCAGAAAGCATTACATTGGTTAAAGTAAAATGGGGAATTGATGCTGATGCAAAGTTTAAAATTCATTATTCGCGTGCATATCTTCTTGGACTGTTTGGATCTAGACTGATAAGAAATGGTGATATCATTTCTGTACCTCATAATACTCTTATACAAACACAGGCTACTGAATTTTTAGAAGGGAAAATCAATCGTCTTGATAAATTTAGAGTTGTGCATGCTCAAGATACTGGAAATTTTAATTTTAGATGGTTATATTGGACTTGCGATGTTGAGCCATTAAGTGGCGATATTGCAATAAGGCCATCAACTTAATGTCCACAACATCAAACTGGAATGATGTTAGGCAGGGTGTCATCAATGCGATGGCTTCTCATCAAAATAATTTTAAAACCAAAGCTTTAGCTAGTGTAAAAAACAAGCTTGATGCAAAGGGTATTAATTCGTCTGTAAATGGTAATTCGGTTGAAGCAACGGCTTCTTCTGCTGCTGAATATGGTATTGGTAAGGTTTATTTTGATGAGGTGTTCAAAGATATTAATAACCAATCATGGGTTGATAGCATATGACTATTCATCAGTTTAATTTTAATCAAGGCCAAGAAAAGTTGGATCAATTTATACCAATTACTTCAAATAATGAAAATGAATCAACTAAACCACTTGGTTCTCCTGTTGGTAATGATGACAGAGATGATCTATACTATGGTAAAGACGAACCTCAATTAGCTAGTAATTTTGTAGATGACCCTATTGATATAAACTTTGTTGAAGAAGTAAGAGAATTAAATGAACCAGGATTTCATTTTATTGATGCCGCAATTAAAAATTATTTTAGTGGTATAAGAATACCAGTTAATAAAGGAACAGAAAAGTATAGAATGATGGGTGTCAAAATTTCTGGTGGAGAAGCGTCAACATTAATAATGTCTGATAAGGATATAAGGGGTGGAAGATTATCATTACCTATAATGTCCATCACTAGAACTGGAGAAAATCCAGATCCAAAAAGATATTCTCCTGCTCTTCTTCCTATTAATAGAAGATATCGCAATAATGGAAGAAGAGTGGAATTAATATATAGACCAGTCCCTTATTTGCTTGATTATGCATTAGAAATTTGGACAGAATTTAAAAGCGATGCTGAACACGCTATTTATTCGATACATTCAAGATTTAATCCATTAGCGTCATTTCATTTAAATGACGCAACTGGAACTACTTTCGAATTAATAATGAAATTGATGAGCAGTTCTGATAGTAGTGACTTGGAAGCAGATTCGACTACTCATGCTAAAATAAAAAAGACAATCAATATTCAAGTAGAAGGTTGGGTACCGTTACCAACCAAAATTGTTCCAACTATTCTTTCTAATCCTATTTCGATTAAAGAAGGAATTGGCATACTGGGCGGCAATAACCTAACATTGTCAAATGATGGCCAAATTCGATATGGTGGTGAAACGTACTTAGTAGAAAGAGACAAAGGATAAAAGATGACTGACATGGCAACTCCTACTAAAAATCCTCTTTCTATTAGAGAAATTCGTAAGATTAAGAATGATAAACGTCAATTAGAAGTTGATAAATTGAGAATATATAATATAACAAGATTACAAACTATAAATATCCAGATGTATGGCAAGACTTCCAGGTTGGTTCCATATCAGCAGTCAATACAAATTGCTCCGGGACGCCATGTTGATATTCCAACATCAAGACTGATGAATGAACAAATAACAAATTTAAGAAGAAGTGGTTTTATTCGTACAGTTAAAGTAAATTCTAAAGATCAAAAGATTGAATTAAAGAATGATAGTGATAACAAAGAGGCTTTATCTAATATTCCAGATAAAGTAAAACCAAATAAGTTAAAGAATAATAAGAAGTCATAAATAATCTTGTTAAAGCTTTAAGTGCAGCCCTGGCAATAACCAGGGCTGTGTCGTTTGTAATGTTCTCTGACAAAAATATTCATGGCAAAGATACATTAACTTAATCAGACCAACCGGAGTAAATAATGGCTACCTTCCTCTCGCCTGCCGTTTTCGTAAATGAGATTGATCTCTCAGCTTTACCGGCTGGTTCATCGGGGATAATCCCAGCTTTTCTTGGCACTGCAAGCAAGGGAATTTTAAATAAAGTTTATTCAATATCGAATGCTCAGCAATATATTGATACATTTGGTAATCCATTTCCAGAAAGTTTCCTTGGTTATGCAGTTTTGGCCTACATGGAAGAAGGCAACCTCGCCTATGTAATGCGTGTTGGTGTTGAATGTGAAGATGGCCAACCCCAAGAACTTTCCAGTGTTTGCATTGATACATCTGGAAATTTTGGTCATGGATGGGGACGCATACCACTCTTTAGCGGTATAGATTTTGGCAGAATCAATACTAGAACTGCTGGTACTAATGGCTGGTCATTCCATGATGCATCTGTTACATTCGTTGAATTTAATGATGCAGTAGTTGATGTTGGTACTGCTGGTCCAACCTCAGCTTCATTGACATTCGTTGGCTCTGATTATGTCGGGTCAACAGATGACAGCTTTTTACTTTTAATCACTGGTAAACCAACTGTTACTGGTGGGGCACCAATAAATGGTGCCACTTATGTAATCATCAGAGCTTCTGATGGTGCCACAGTGGCAAATGGCACTTTAACAGAAAGTGTTACTCCTGGAACTAGTGATAATATTCTTGTTGTTGATGGCGTAGTAGCTCAGATTGTCATGGGTTCTGCTGGCCCATATCAGACTCTTGATATTAACGATAGTTTCAGATTCTCAGTTGTACCAAACAATCGTAATTTCTCGGTTCGGATCGATAATGAAAGTCCGTTAAATGTCAATGTTCATACAATGCCTATCGCAACATATACCACTGCTGCTAGTCTTGCGGCTGCGATAAATGCAATAACTGGCATGTCTTCAGAAAATTTCTTAGTTATTGATAATGGTGATGAAAGTGCGACATTACGCACAAAGATTGCTGGCCAGATGATCCAATTATGGAATTATGCTGAAGGCACTGAAACCACAGTTGTTCCAAATTACCCTGCAGAAGCTTTTGCCATTGAAATTGGACAAAGTTTATATGCATTTGATATTCCACGGTCTAATTTAATTGGCACTCAGACTGGGGTGTTTAACATATCCAGTTCCAATAATGTGGTGACGATTGAATTAAACGATACCAGCATTACTCAGTTCACTGCAACTTTACCAACTGGTCTTGGATTACCACCATCAGTAATAGCATCAGCCATAAATGCTGCTGCAACTATTCTTGGTGATACTCTAGTTAGATCATATGCTCTTACGATTCCTGGTGGTGATCAAGTACTTGTGATCGAAACGGTTGACGCTCATCGTTTCGGTACTATTAAAATGCTGGCTGATGGTTCTCATCCAAAAACTCTTAATTTTGCATCCCAGGTCGGCATCCAATACCCATATACTGAATCATATCGTGGGTTTAGCGATTCTCGTGTAGAATTACCTGCTGGTGGTGAGGTTACTCAGCAAGAACCTCTTTCTTGCGAACAATATGCTGGCGGAGATGTAACTAAAGCTGCTCAATGCCAGATCGATAGTGACTATTATGGTAATGTGGTTGGATGGTTTGTGGCTCCTTCTCCTGGTACTTGGGTAGCTGGTTACAAGATTAATATCAGCATATTCAAAGGATCAAATGTTCCAGCTGGCAGATATGAGATTACTTTAAATGATGCCAATGGAATAGTTTTAACAAGACTGCAAAATGTGTCATTTGATAAGCGTGATACTGTCAATTACATTGGTGTACTTGTTAACCCAAATGGCCTTGTAGTTGACCAAACCAGTGATGTCGGTGGAAATGAATACCTCCGCTGGATCGATCGTCCAAGTTACCTCAATAATGATGTGAATGATCCCAGCACATTTGAGGTTCGTCAACCTGCCCAGATATACAACAAGTCATTTGATGGCCAAGCTAACGGAATTCCGACAGATCCTATTTTCTCGACGGAACTTGATCGTGCGATAATTGGTAACCCAGCCGATATGACTGGTATCTATAAATTGGCAAATCCAGAAATGTATGATATCACGTTGATGATCACTCCTGGTTTCAGCAGTGGTGCGGTGATCACTACTGCTCTGTCAGTTTGCACCCAGCGTGGTGATTGCTTCTATATAGTTGATTCGCCATTCGGTCTTACTGCGCAGCAGGTAGTTGATTGGCACAATGGTCTGCTCTTCACTGATCTGCGTGTTGCTCTTGACAGCAGTTATGGCGGCTTATACCACCCATGGATCAAGATATTTGACCAATACAATGGTGGCAATATTTGGGTACCACCCTGCGGCCACATTGCTGCGGTCTTTGCTCGTACTGACCGTGTGGCCGAGATGTGGTTTGCACCTGCTGGTCTGAACCGTGGTCAATTCATTACTGCGCTTGATGTTGAAGTAGAACATCCACGTGGTGATCGCGATCTGATGTATGGTTATGGTAACGCTGTCAACCCAATCCTTAAATATCCTCAACGCGGAATTTACATCTGGGGCCAGAGAACTCTTCAACGTAAGAATAGTGCTCTCGACCGCATAAATGTCCGTATGCTCTTGATTGCCATCAAGAAAGCTCTTGCTGGCCCTCAGGGATTACTCAATGAGTACCTCTTCGAGCAGAATGACAGAATCACTCGCCAGTTAGTCAAAGGTTCAATAGACAATTATATGTCTGATGTTGCTGCTCGTCGTGGTGTGACTGCCTGGAAGACGATCTGTGATGATAGCAATAATACTGCTATAAGAATAGATCGCAATGAACTCTGGATTGCACTTCTGATGAAGCCCACTCGCGCTATCGAGTTCATTGTTTTAAATGTTGGAATAATGAGAGATGATCAGAGCTTCGTGGCTGAAGAAGTACTTGCTGCAGTTGGTGTAACAACTGCCGCAGTTGCCTAATTTAACAAGCAAACCTAAGTTATCAACGGAGAAATAAACATGCCAGGATTTAAAATAGGCGGCTCAGGTGATCCTGCCGTTTCTACGATTGAATCACATCGTAAGCATCGTTGGCTCTTTTCAGTAATATCTGGCGGATCAGATGTTACAAAGAAAGAATCAGTATATTTATCAAGTGCTCAACGCCCACATGCTATCATTGATGAAGCGATAATGCACCATGATCAGGAACAGGTCTATTTTGCTGGTAAACATCATTGGGATCCAATAACATTAGTATTCTATGATGTTTATGGTGAAGGGGAAACCAGTAGCGCTATTTGGAAATGGTTAAACAAGGGTGTTGATATTAAGAATGCCACTGCTGGTCTTGCTGCTGATTATAAAAAGGATAGCACTCTTGAACTGAATGATGCTAAGGGCACTGCGAATGAGACATGGAAGATCTATAACAGTTGGGCCATTGATGTAAATTATAATGATCTTGATTACAGCAATAGTGAGATTGCTACTATTGACGTAAGCATGAAATACGACAGAGCAGTAAGAGAGTAACAATATTTAATTAGGTGTTAACAATATTTAATTAGGTGTTTCAATTGAGCCAGCCTTAACGGGCTGGCTCAATTGTTTGTATTCATCCATAGAGTAATTATGACAAGGAATTTAAAATGAGTAATGAACTTCCAGATGTTGTAAAAGAGAATGCCGCTAAATCAGCGCAATTAAATCAACCACAATATGATGTGTTAGATGAGATATTGAAGAAATCAGATGATTTTTTCATGCCATGGGAAAATGTTGAACTTCCCAGTAAGGGGATCTATTATAGTAATATGCCAAAGGGTATCATTAAAGTTAGACCAATGGGTATAGATGTTGATAAAATGATGGCTAATCAGAGAATAGTGCAAAGTGGTGATTTACTTAATAAGATAATTGAAGCATGTGTACAACTTCCTGATGGCATGACTGTTCAAGATCTTCTTGCTGGTGATCAATTCTTTTTACTTTATTATCTCCGTGGTATAACTCATGGCTCAGATTATGAGTTTGTTACTGATTGTCCGCATTGTGGGGTTAAGAGCACATATGATTATAATTTAAGTGATTTATCTAAAACTATTAAGGGACCAAATCCTGAATATCCAGTTGAACCAATGAGCGTTGAATTATCATTTATTAGTGGTAAGATTGGTAAGAAAGTGGAAGCACTTGTCAGATTAGTTAGAGTTAAGGATGTTAGTGCAATGTCTAAGGGAAATAATACTGTAATAGATCCGTTAAGAAGAGGAAAAGCCAGAGTACGTGGCCAAGGAGCACCAAAAGTATCAAAACAAGATGCTGATGATCTTTATACTAAAAATATATCTATGACTATAGTTGGATTTAGAGTTGACGGGATTGAATTTAAAGATGATAGAAAGTCTCAATTAATAGATAAATTGCATCAGAAAGATTCTGCCACTATACGCGAGTTTATTGATTCTGTTACACCTGGTATTGATACTTCTGTTGAAGTAACATGTCAGAATGAAGAATGTAAGAAGGATTATAGTATCAGTTTACCGTTTGGTGAGAACTTTTTTCGCCCATCTAAAAAGTGAAGCATTAGAGTCTCAATACTGGGCAATTTGGGAACATATATTCCTAATGAAGGAATATTGCCATTTTAATTTATTTGAACTTAAAATGATGACAGGCGAAGAAAGAACATGGTATATTAACAGATATAAAGAGGAACAAGAGAAGAGACAGGCAGAGGAACAAAAGGCACATAAACGCTCATCCCCGCCGAATATTAGGCGGAGATGATGCAAATATAATAGTATGAGTGATAGACTTAATGCGTCTGTTGGCGGAAGTGTCGCTTTAAATGCGGCGTTTGCCAATAATGGTGTCCCTACTGACCCATATACTATTCGTGCTGTGAGGATTTATAAGCAGTCGGTAAGAGAAGAAAATAAAGTTTTAGAAATATTAGTACCGCCACCTGGATCAACTGATTACCAATCTGTTTTTGATTCATTATTTCAAAGAGTACAAGATCCAACTGTTAGTGAAACTGGTGTATGTGGAACTGATATTGGTCCACATTATCTTCCAGGGGCATATGTATTGAATCTTAATTTGCCATGCGATACATTTGAAGCTGGTGTTTATTTTGATGTCTGGTGTTTTGTTGGAGATCTAAATTGTTATACTGATCAGAGTGTTATTAACTGGGATGATGAGTCAATGTGGACTTGCCAGTGCAATAAGTTTTTTCTTAGTTCAGCCAACAATTGGCAAATGGATGATGATTTAACTAATATTAGGTTAGGATTTGACCCACTTGATTCAAAATTTATTCAACCAGAAAAGAGAATGTTAGAAGTTGGCATGATGCCTCTACCTTTATATGATTACGATTATAAGAAATTAGCACCATTAATACCTGCTTTAAGAGGTAAAATAACTATTGAAACTCAAAATTGTGAAACTATTGTCAATGATGCAGATATGAAAATTGGTCTCAGATCTGGCTCGTACAGATCAAATCCATATGTGTTAAAATATTTACTTGATACCTCTAAATTCTTTAAAGGAACTTATAAATATAGAGTTTCAGTAGGATTACCTAATGGTGAGACTCGTGTTTCAGACAACTTTTATTTTACGGTGCGCTAATGAAAACTTTAAATCAAAACGGACTTAAAAAATTGGTTGAATATGTTAATGCTGAATATGATAAAAAATTTATAATTAATAATGGATACCTTGAATTAGATGATAAATCTGAAATTATTATTGAAGATCTAAAAAAACATAATATATTATTAAAAGAATTTTCTCATGAAAAAGATTTAAAGAGATATGATGTTATAATAGAAGATACTCCTGTATCTTCAGTTCCAGAATTGGCATCAAATAAAACCAATATCGATAACAGTGGTAAAGATTATAAAGATGAAAAAGATATGAAAGAAATGGTAAAACAAATATTACCATATTTATCTCAATATTTTCCAACTAAAGAAGAAATTAATGATGCTTTAAATGATTTACGTGGTCAATTGGTTGATCCAATTGAATTAACTAATTTGTTTAAAGATATATCATTAAAAGTAAAGAAAGATCAAAGTAAGTTATCTAAGATAAAATGAAATTAGATAGTTTAAATAAAAATAATATTAGTCTTGGGTTGAAAAAGACTAATCCATCATTTAGTGTTCCTATGTCTAATAGTTTAGTAATTAATAATAAGATGAAGCAGGATGAAAAAGAAAATGAAAAAAGTAATGTCTCTACTGTTGATCAAGCATTAAGAACTAAAAAAATAATTGATACCCAAACGATAAGTGATCCAAACAGAAATATTCCAGATATTAGAAGACCACCTAATATTAATAACATACCAGCATAACACCTTATCAAATCTAAATAAAGCATCAGGAGATATTAAGATGGAACTCATTGATCGTCTCAAAATAATACTTGAAGCACCAGGAGATAATGAAGATATTGATGATGTTATTGATTCAGAGCCAGAAGTTGATGAAGGCGATACTGATGTCAAAGTTGATGATAATGCCGAGGCTGCAGCTGATGAGGAAAAATCTGAAGTTGAACAATTAATTGATAAAGAAAAAGGCGTAATTGATTGGACTGGCATACCTAATCCAATGCCGGGTAAAACTCTTTCTGACTTAAAGGGATCTAAGGTTAAAGGCATACCTGCTGTTAAATTGCCATTGGAAAATGGTTGGACCAAAGAAGAAGTTATATCAGCACTCAAACCAACTATAATTTATTTTGCTAAGAAATATTCAACTCCAACATTTAATGTTGAGGAAGCTATTGCTGAACAGATGACCGGAGTACTTGAAGCTCTTAAAAATGATAAAGGAATTGCACCATTTACTTCACATGTATACCGTTATCTTTCAACATCCGCTCAAAGAGGTGCTGGTAAGGCTTCTAATATTTCTGGTGTCCCACAAACTAAAGGCGGTAAGTATGATCACTTAGCCGCTTCTAGAGCAGCGGTTAGTGCTGATGCTCCAATGCCTGGAGATGCCGAAGAAACTTATTCTAGTCAGATCTCTAGCCATTATGATCAAGCTGGTGAATTGGCTAGTAAACAGAGAACAATGACTAAATTGATTTCCCATTTATTAAATGCCCCTTCTGTTGGTCTTTCAGAAAAAGAGAAACTTGTTTTAATGGCAACTTATGGTATAGGACAAGATGGTAAAATTGGCGAACCGAAGACTAGTAAAGAAATAGCTGATGCTTTAGGCGGAGTTTCTGTTGTAAGAATTAGTCAAATTAGAACTGGTGCACTCGCTAAAATTCAAGAATATGTCCAAGCTCGCAAGTTTAAAGATGAAGGCCAAGCAGCACAATCTCTTGGCATTGAAGAATCTAAACTTATTGCTATTGCTGAAGCTTTTGCAAGAATTATAAAAGAGACGATTCAACTTGAATATGAAATGTATTCCGAAAGACAAATAATTGAAATGAAGACAGATTATCGTGGAAGAAGCGAATCTGTTAAAATTCATGTTAATTCTGATACATATGAAGTTGAAAATGCATTAAATGAAGAGAATGAAAGTATACTTGGACATGTAACTGATGAAATATTAAATGAAGCAGTTGATCTGGCAAGAGCTAAAACTTCAGGTCAATATTTTGCCGAAATGGTCAACAATGTTATAAGTATGCAGGCACAACCAGTTCTTGCCACTATAAATAATACTATTTCTAAAGGTGAAATTCCATTCATTTATGTTAATAAGCCAGGAGTAGAAAGGGCAATGGGTGCCGCTGAGAAAGCAGTATTTGGCAAAAGATTTAATGGGAAATATTATGGTGGTGGGGCATCAAGGATAAATGCTTGGTATTATCAAAATGATGCTGCTGAACAAGTCAATAAAATGCATGAAATAATGGCAAATAAAGGATTTGCAGAGTTCAAGGCCGATAGTTCTGGTAAGACAATGAGTGAAGATATCAACCAGGAAACTTTAAAGCCTGGATCATATTCAACTGAAGTAAGAGTGCCATATTTGGATGGTAGTGGTAGTACCACATATAATGTTGTTTTTGATATATATGGTCAATTTTTAGAAGAACTTGATATAAAAGCAATAGATGATGTTGATACTGGTGAAATGAATATCGATCTTGTTACTGTTAATTTAGATGAAATAGAAAAGAAAGTAAATGAGAAAATAAAGTCTCGTGAAATTAGATCTATGTCATATGATAAAGATAGACTTAAGCAACTTCAAGATATGGTTGCAAACGATGAAGAACACCAAGCAAAAATTCATAAATTCGAAAATCAATTTGCTGATTTACAACCACCAGATAAAGAAGATGGGAAAAGCTGAAAAAGGATGTTAACGGTAAAGTGACTGATGAAGATGGCAAAGGATATGTAAAGGATGAAAATTCTTCACATTATAAATTAAAAGTGATGTATTTAATTTAAGTGTTAATAACTTTATTAGATAATCATAAAATCCAGTTGTCTCAAGTATTTCCTCAACAAGAGGAAGTATTTGTAAAGCATTTTAGTGTTCGTGATCCTAAGGCTATATATTCAAGATCTGCCATTAGAGGAGGTGGGGGTTGGGATGGTGTGTGGCGTAAGTATAATAAAAATAATCAAACTTTAAGACGGCCATTTTTAGCTGAATTGGTACAACTGTGTAAAGAAAACAATTTTCCATATGAAATAATTGATAGCAGAGAAAAATCAAAATATCCAAGACCATCGGTTGGATCATTTGATAACGCTTTAATTGATGGTATTGAATTACGAGAAAATCAAATTGATGCATTAAATGCTGTTTCAATGTCTGGTGATGTCGAAAAAGATTTAATTTCTGAGACAGGAATGATTCATCACGCTACAGGGTCAGGCAAAACTGAAAGCTTAGCTGGGATTATTAAATTATTCAGATGTCCAACAGTAATCATAACTGAACAAGTAGTAGTGTTGGATCAAATAATGAAAAGAATAATTCTTAGAAATGTTGTCCATAACAATGATATTGGCCTTTTTACATCTGGGTTTACACCAGATAATAATTTGGTAATTGTTGGATCAATACAGGCATTACAAACCCCTGTAAAACCAAAATGGGCTGAATTTAATATTAGATTATCAACTATAGAAAGTGATTTCAAGAAATTAATGTTATCTGATTATGAAAAAGCTGTTGATTCTATTGGCAAGGCTAATGCTAATCATTGGTTTAAATCAATAATGATTGATAAGTTTAAAACTAAATTTATTAAAGATAATCTAATCTTTAAAAATTATGTTGATTGGACTAAGGAAAGTGATTGGAATGATATTACATTTGTTGATGTAGTGTTAAATAACAAGGAATTATTAAATTTATTGGATAAAAATGAACGAGAATTGTTTAGTATTGATATATCTGTATTGAATAAAAATGAACGAGGACTGTTTAATGTTAATGCGTCTGGAGATTTCTCAAAATATGTTGAAAAAGCAATCCAAATATTTCAACCAATTGTAAAAACTAAATATTTTGATATAGCAATGAAAGGATATCATTCAAGGTTTGCAAAATCGGAATTAATACAGAGGTTGGTTAATAAATGTGAGATGTTAATGATAGATGAGGCTGACAAAGGTTCGTCAAAATATTATGAACCATTATTCAATAATTGGTTTAATGGCAGATATATATATGGTTTTTCAGCAACACCTTATGATAAGGATAAACCAGTTGAGAAATTGTTGTTGAGGGAACGATTTGGATCAATATTATCAATTGCTAATAGAAAGGACATGACAGAAATTGGTGCCATTCAACCAATAAAATTCTACATGATTCAACATGGTAAAGAAGACCCATTAGATAAAACAGCGTTTGATATAGCTGAAAAACGAGAAATAATTGAAAATGAGGAATTTCATAAAAAGATTATATCTATTATTAATTCGTTTCCAAATGAAAATTTTTTAATATTAGTTGACACTGCTGCGGTTGAGATATTGGGCGATATTTTAGAAAGTAAAATTCCTGGATCAGTGTTTATATCCGGCACTACAATTCGTTCTAAAAGAAATATTGCATTAAAAAATTTTGAAGAAAAAAAACTTAGAATTTTGATAGGATCAAAAATTGTGAAACGCGGCCTAGACCTCCAAGGAGGTGCCGATAATGTCATCATGTTAGGTGCTGGTAAAAAAGAATCCAACATTGACCAGATTATCGGAAGAGCAGTTAGAAAAACGAAAAGAGGTTGGAGCAGGGTTTTTGCATTTTACATGACTGGCAATTATTATTTGTTAACGCATTCAAGAAGACAACTTAAGTTCATGATTGGTTTGAAAGAGTATCCGATTACAGTAGTATATGGCGGAAAACAGGTCCCTGGTGATCATTTTGTTAAAAAGAGGTACAATATAAGGTTATGCTAATATTGACATGATTTAATAAGTAAATAATTTTATGACGAATTCGGTGAAAAAAGCTAAGGAAATCATTCCTACGCTTTCAGAAAAATCTTTACCATCTCTAGCGTTAGAACCTAAGATTAAGCCTAAGAACCATTATTTTGATAATGATTTGGTTCAAGAAATTTTAAAAAGATATGTTGCTCGTGGGTGCGTTGACATAGAATTACGTGATGAAATAATGCACCATGCTGAAGAATTGATAAGACAAGTAATCAGAGCGCATAATTTTGAACATATTTTTCCAAATAGAGACAGTTCATCAGCATTAGAATTATTCCAAGTGGCCTATTGTGTATCGTTAGATACCATGTTATTCACTGACAATGGGATAATGAAAATAAATGATATAATTAATAACAGTTTTAATAGACAAATACTTTGTAATGGATTAATTGGAGAAATTGATATCATGGTAAATGGAATTAATGGATTATCAAAAGCTAATAAATATTGCTTAAGAAATAATATTAAAACAAAAAAGATTAAAATTAAATATGATTATGAATTGGAATGTACTAATGATCATCCAATTTTAGTTTTAAAACCTGATGGGCATAAATGGATAAATGCTGGTGATCTTAAGAAAAATGATTATGTTGGTTTACAATATAATCAAAATATTTGGATTAATAATAATAAAATAGATTTTAAACCATTAACTAAAGGTGGTACCACTTACATGTGGAATCCACCTTCAGAATGGACTGAAGAATTAGCATATATAGTAGGATTAGTAGTCTCAGAAGGATCAGTTGAGGATTATAGAATTGTAATTTATAATGGAGAAGTAAATGAAATATTACAAAATAATAATTGCGGGCTAATTATTAAATATGATGGTAATCTTACTAATGCGATAGGATGTATAAGGTTTGCAGAATTTATAAAATGGTTAGGGATTAGCAATAGTGCATTAACAAAAAAAATTCCAGAGCAAATTTTGAAATGTTCTAAGAATATTATATCATCATTTTTGTCAGGAATGTTTGATGGTGACGGTCATTCTAATAAAAGCAATGGAAGAGTTGGATATACATCATCTTCAAAAATTTTAATTGAACAATTAAGAATGTTGATGTTAAACTATGGAATAGTAACCCAAAAAAGTGCAGATAATAGGAAATTCAGTTTGTTTAGAAATAAAAAATGTGACAAGCATACATCATGGCAAGTATTATTTCCAACAATTGATTCAATGATATTTTATAATGAAATAGGATTTAAAATAAAACGAAAGCAAAATAATAAAGTGAAATTGTCAGATATTCCATTTAGATATTTATATGGTCACTATAAACAACATACTGGAAATATTCTTAAATATATTAAAAAATTAGATCGTAAATGTTTAAAACCAAGAGATATAATTACACCTAAAATATTATCAAGATTGTTATTGGTTAAATCAGCTATTAATACTGAATCTTATAAATATTTATCTGAAAGATTATCTGAATGTTCTGGTAATAATAAGATAATATGGTTGCCAGTCAAGGAAATAAATGACAGCATATCAGATGTCATTGATATTACAGTTCCACTTGAAAACAATTTTGTAGCCAATGGTATAATAACCCATAATTGCCAGATCGAGAAAGTTTTATATAAATATGATCCACAACCAGGATCACCAAAATTATTCAATTTATGGAGCCAGGTAAGCAAGACGCGAATTTTGGCATACTTGAAAAAAGAGAAAAGAGACAAAAAGAATGTCGTGAGTTATAAAGATTTCTTAAACAGAAAACAGAAAATCAAATTAAAAAATTCAACAGATATTGATTTGTGGTTAAAAGAAGCAAGGGAGATGTTAGAATATAATGAAGATTTTTTAAAGATAGTAGATGCAATAGAAAAAATTTGGTATGATGATGAAAAATCTCATGATGGACTAATATCAAAAATTGAAAAGACTAGTGGAAAGAACAGGAATATAATAAGCCATTTTTTCAAAACAATAAGGATAAGAAGAGATGAGTTTACGGTTAATTTACTTGAAGTTAAAGACCCTAAAGATCCTGATGCTAGTGATGTAGAAGATTTCTTTTATATTGACCATGATCAATAAAATATAAATTATGGCTATTCCTAAGTCAGTTCGTGAAAGGATTCATCGTAAGGTTAGGGGTAAAAAAGTAACTCCTGATAGCGTTAATATAGCAGGAAGAATAGCGGTCAAAAAAACTGCCGATAATGATCCTAATATCAGTGACATAGATGAAAAGAAATTTGCCGAAGATATAGTTAAATTTTACAGGGGTGGTGAACCAATGATTGATGAGGATGTAATAGGATTTATTGATATATTAATTGATGAATCTATAAAAATGGAAGGTAAGCATCCTTTAAAGGTGGAACGTTTAAATGAAATGAAAGAAATAGTTAAGAGTAAATTAATTGAATCAACCGATAAATCTGAAATTGAACTGAATTTTAAAATAACCACAAAAGATAAATCTACTGCTCAAGGATTAAAAGACCTTATTCACACTCTTTCTGGCTTAGGCGGAGCAGGATGTAGCAGAGAAGTAAAATTATATTTTGACGGTGATGGACATAATAGATTTAAGATAGATGAATTTTCAACAATTGGTGCCGAATTGTCAGATAACAAATGTGATATGGATAAAGATATAATTAATATTGGATCATTCGATTAGTAAATAATATATGACTGAAGAACTATCAGAACAGCCACTAGATCCAGACTTGCAATCATTGATGAATGAACTTGGCAAAGTTGAAGGTGAAATACCAAAGCCTGATATATCCAAATTAGAAGATATCAAGGTTGATGTAAAACAAGAAGAAAAAATTGATGTAAAACCAGAAGATAAACTTGTAGAATTAAAATCTGAAATAATAAAAGATGCTGAAATTAATGAGATGAGTGAATTTGAACTTAAAAAGGCAAGGATTCAAGAAAGATTGATTGGTTTAATTGATACTCATTGTGATAGTGCTACAAGAATTATAGAAGATGTAGAATCTGATAGAACTAAATGTGATGATGTATACAGCATATTATTTGCAAAATTGCAAAATAATGATTATAGAGCATCTGATGCTGCGGCTATTACTACTGTCCTGCAAGTTAAGGCTGATATAACTAAAACTAGAGCAAATATGATGGATTCTGTAGCTAAATTACTTGGATCACTTAAAAATAATAATACAATTAACACAGGTGATTCAAATTCTGATGGATTATCACAAGAAGAAGTTAATAGATTATTAGATAGGCCAAGTGGTACTAAGTGATCACAAAGGAACAGAAAAAGGAAATTTTAAAAAGATGTAAAGCATCTTTTGTTTATTTCTGTACTAATTTTTGTAAAATCAAGCATCCTAATGCTGGTATTATACCATTTAATTTGTTTGAATATCAAATTGATTCTGTTAAAGCGTTCCAAGAGGAAGATCGAGTTGTTTATTTGAAATGTCGTCAAAGTGGTATTTCTACATTAACTGGTGCATATGCTTTGTGGACTGCGATGTTTCATTCAAATAAAAAAGTTCTAGTTGTTAGTAAACGAGACGAAGATGCCATAGCTTATTTAGACAGAAATATCAAGTTCGTTTATGAAAATCTTCCTGCAGAGATATTTCATTGTACATTTGGTGATCCTCGTTCTGGGATGAATAGAAAATATGCACCTCCAAAATTATGGAATGAACATACTGTAGGATTCTTTCAAGGTTCTGAAATTAAATCATTAACTAGTTCTAAAGATACTCTTCGTTCTAATACCGCTTCATTAGTTATTATAGATGAGGCCGCGTTTATAGTTGAAATGGAAGCAATGTGGCTTGCTGGTCAGCCGACTTTAATGCATGGTGGTCGCGTAATAGTTATCAGTACAACTAATGGACGTGGTGGATGGTATTATAATACTATTGAAGACGCTAAAGAGAATAAAAATCAATTTAAAGTAATTGAAATTCCATGGCACAAGATGAATTGGGTAATTGAATTCGTTGACGATATAACAAGACGTAAAGTTAGAATCGCACCGTGTGACAATATTGTAAAATGCACAACAGAAGAAGATAAAGCAAAATATGGTGAATTTAAGAGTCCATGGTTAGAACGCCAATACAGGGAACTTCAAGAAAAAGGTGAATCTTGGAAATTTAGGCAAGAAATATTAATGGAATTTATTGGTGCTGGTAATACTGTATTAGACAAGGATTCAATTACTAGAGTGACAGAGGAAGCAGATTCTAGTTATAAAATGATTGATAAGCCGGTGGCCTATGTAAATCCTAACATTAATGAACGTTCTTACCTTGATTTCAATAAGTGTTTGTGGATTTGGAACATGCCGGTGAGAAGGAGATCGCCAATTGTTGATGCCACTAGCAGAATTATTAAACCTGGGGATGATGGACACAGATATGCAATAGGTGCTGACGTTTCGACAGGCGAATCAACTGACTATCATGGTGCTGAAATTATTGATGTAACTGAATCTGAACAAGTCGCAGAATTAAAGTTAAAATGCCCCATAGATGAATTTTCTAAGATGCTTGATTATCTTGGAAGATTTTACAATAATGCCCTTCTCATTGTTGAGCGTACTGGCATAGGTGAGGCAGTAATCCAAGATTTAAGGAATACTTTATTCTATCCTAATTTATTTTATAGAAGGTTGCCTAATGGTCATAAAGATAAGAGGGCTGGATTTCCAACAGGTTCAACCACTAAAGGATTTATAGTAAAAGCCATAACAGAAAATATTGGTGTTGGAGATAGGGGAATAAAGTTTAAATCGTCCAGATTAATAAGAGAATTAAATTGTTTTATTCACCTTGGTAATGGCAGGGTAGGAAATGAGCCAGGCGCTGGTAATAATGATGACTTGGTTATATCATCTGGCTTAGCGTGTATGGGAATTATTGAAGCAATGCAGACCCCATCTGGTCTGTTACCAATGAGTTCGCAAAGTGTTTCTGATGTTTATGATGAGAAATTAACTATGACAATGGATGATATAATTCAAAAAGGTGGACATAATCTAATGTTTCCAATTATGACTACTACTGAAACTGATGATTTTAAAACTGTTGAACAGACATTGATGCAATTTGCCACTCAACTAGGTGGTATAACAATGGATATGGTTGATAAGAAAAAAGGAATGATACCTATTAAAGATAAAAAGAAATATTTTTAATATGAAAACTGTATTTGGTATTATCTAAGTAAATATAAATCATGAGTTTTGTATTATTTGATAAAATCAGATTATTATTTAAACGTAGTAATATATATTCACATGAAAACATTTTACAAAATCAACCAGATATTTCGAAGGTTTATACTAATCAAAATAATATAATTGATCTTCATGATCCCTCTTTTTATATTGAACAAAGTAATGTACAAATAAATAGACTCGAAAGATATAAAGACTACGACCAGATGAATGAGGTTGGCGAAATATCGCTAGCCTTAGATTTATATGCTGATGAATGTTCACTTAGAGATCCTGAGAGAAACCATTCAGTATTTGTTAAAACATCTAGTATTAGATTAAAGCAAGAAATAGAAGATTTGTTATATAATACTCTTAATATAGATTCTCAAATTAGACCAATTGCTAGATATTTATCTAAATATGGTGATTATGCTTGTGAAATAGTAACGACTTCCAATAGAGATGGTGTTGCATCTATCAAGACAATGTATATGTATAATTTTACTAGAGTTGAAACTAAATTTGGTGATTTGGTTGGATTCTTTTATCAATTACCTGGCGAAAAGCCAATATATTACCATCCATGGCAAGTTGCTCATATAAGACTTACTGATTTTGAACAATTATATATGCCATATGGCAGATCAATACTTGAAGGTGCTCGTCGTGATTGGCGCAGATTACGGTTAATGGAAGATGCTGCATTAGTATATCGTTTGGTCCGCGCTCCAGAAAAGCGAATCTTTAAGGTCCCAGTTGGTAATTTACCTCCTAAAGAACGTGAACAATATATCCAGATTATAGCTAGACGGTTTAAGAAACATAAATTTATTGATCCTGTTACTGGCGCAATGAATGAAAAATATGCACCTCACATTCAAGATGATGATTATTGGGTTCCTGTAACATCAGATGGCACAGGGGTTGAAATTGACACATTGAAGGGCGCTGAAAATCTTGATGCCATTGCTGATATTGAATATTTCAAAAAGAAAATGATATCAGCACTTAAGATACCATTTAATAGAGTTGGACTAGCTCAAGAGGGTTCAGATGCCAGTAAGACGGTGGCCCAACAATCTCCAGAATTTGCTAAAGCTATTCAATGGATACAAGACCAATTAATAGTTGGCATCAAGAAAATAGTATTAGTGCATCTTGCTCTTAGAGGGTTTAGTGTTGATGATATGAAAGATTTTGAGCTTAGCATGACTTCTGCTAGTGCTATTGATGAACTTTATAGGATTGAAACTTGGGCTAGTAGGGTTGACATAATGGGTGGATTAAAAGAACTTAAAATATTCCCAGATGAATGGATTGTAGAGAAATTTACAGATCTTACCAAAGATGAGCTTGAAGTTATCAAGAGAACTATGGATATGAAGAAATCGCAGGAGAGCGGCGGTGAAGAGGGAGAAGATTTCTTTGAAGATGTTAATATAAAATCATTGGTCATAAATGAAAGAAAAGTTGATTTAAAGGAAGCTGTTGAAAAAGTTGCTGCTGCAAAGATCAAATTTGGCCCTCATGCATCGTTTAATAAATTATTAAATGAAAATGAATTTGATGGAATAACGCATAAAGGTAAAAGGCTTGAATCAGGCATTGAGAAAAAAGATCAAGTTATTACTGAAATGAAGACTTTTTTGGAAAGTATTAGTTCAGAAGAGGTATTAACTGAAGACACTGGCATAACAGCTGCAGATGTACCCTGATAAAATATATCAACGCAAAAATACCCTAAATTAAGGTAATGAGCATGAATAAGCAACCGACTCTTGCCACCTCCAAAGTTACGATGGATGCTCGCAAGTTGCTGAGCACTATCAACCAAGGATATGCAGGTCAGATATCGGTCATGGAGAACCGACTGCAAAAACTTGGACTGGAATTAAACAGAAAATTCCGTTTAGTTTCTCTTGCCAATAATGCATTAATGTTTGAAGATGTAAAGTCTAATAATTATTACCGTGCTGATTATAAGATTGCTGAGCATCAAATTACTCTTGAAAATATTAAACAGATTGTTGTTGTTGATGAAAAGAAACCAGAAATCTTTAATAAAGCTTGCCGTGAGTTAGTAGAAGCTATTGAAAATGATGATTCTTCAAAGGCTGATAAGATTTTTGGACAGATAGAGAAGGGGTATTGCACACCTAATGTTATTCCTGAGAGTGGCATAGTTAAGACTCGTGATGGTGTTGTTCAGCGCATTCATATCAATGAATCTATCATATCAGAATCAATATATCCAGTATTAGTGAAGACAATTAAGGAATCAATTACTTCTGCAAAGATGGTCATTAAAGAAGGTGTAATAACCTATAATGACCAGAATGTGAAATTACCTGTATCTAAGTTAACTTTACGTCAGGTTAACGCTCGCCACATGAGGAATGTGGCTGAGAGTGCTTATCAGAGTGATAATTTTGGTAAGCTTATCAAGGCTTGTGCCGCTCACATTTCTAATGCTAATATTCGCGAGGCTATCAAACTGTCTAAGGATTTCTTAACTGAAGAGCAGGAATTCACTCTCCTCAATAAGGATGAGTTTGGAACATTAATTGAAAATACTTTATTCTCGAATGGTATCTTTAATCATAAGATAGTAGAGGATACCGCAAACACCCTTTGGGAAACCAATTGTTTTGTTAATAAAGATGCCATCTTGAAGGAATGGAAGATAGCTGCTGAAGATATTAAGTCAAAGAATTTAACTGAAAATGTTAAGTTACTTGAGGATGTTTCAAATAATCCAAAGAAGTTCTCTGAAGCTTATGATTCATTTGTTAAATCAGTTCTTGTTGAGGACATGTCATCCAAGGCTGTAAAGGCCCAAGCATACCTCAATATGCTCAAACTGGTCAAGAATGTTGTTTCTGGATCTGACGCTGACGCTGCAGTACAGGGAGCAGTGGATGATCTTGTAATTCGTCTTGAGAGTGATATTAATAATATTGATGATGCAACCCTTTATGAAGTTGAAGATTTACTCGCCACAGTTGGTTCTGATTTAATCACAGACGTTCAGACACTTGGCGATTTCAACAAGATACCTGAGCCTCAAGCTGTTGACCAGTTTGGTGCACCTTCTGATATTGAAGGTGAATTTGCTGGTGATATGGGTGAAGACTTTGTTGCCCCATCAGTTGGCGGTGCAGGCGGAATGGGTGAGGCTGGTGCTGCTGGCGATATGGGTGCTCCTACCGCAGACATGGGCGCTCCGGCCAGTGCAACTCCTGGTGCAGAAGGTGGCATAGAAGTAGCTCCTGAGGTAGTTCCTGGTGCTGAAGAGGAAGAGGAAGAGCCAGTACTAGATAGTAAGAAAGTTGACGGAAAGGCTATTAGTGAAAATTCTGATTATAATACTCCCAAAATTGATGAAAATTTAAAAGTCAATGAAAGCTATGGTGAAAGCGATAAGCCATGGGAAAAGAAGGATGATAAGAAAGTAGAAGACAAAGTGGAAGACAAAAAGGATGATAAGAAAGTAGAAGAATCACTTGTTGCTGTTGCTAATAGTGATGAAAAACTCATTGAAATAGTCAGCGCTGCAATGAATGCAGATGACAAAACTGATGATGAAGTTAAAAAAGCTGATCCAGCCCCTGCCGCTGATAAACCAGAAGGTGAATTAATTCAAGATTGCGATGAACCAGTGGTTAAAGAGGACAGCAATATAACTGATCCTGATAGCAAGAACTATGCTGGCCACCAAGATGATAAGAAAGATCATGAAGGCGTGAAGAGAAATAATCCTCCTAAATTCAGTGATGAAGATTTTAATGGTACCGAAAAAGCTAAAACTGGCAAGGATAAGCCAGAAGCCGGTCTGACAAGCGCTACTAAGGAATAAGGGTCATGCAGGTCCTATCCAATAGAGTGATTACTAAAAATCAGGTAATCCGGGATTATTACCCTCTCAAGGTAATAAAGCAGGACTCTATACTTGCCGAATCGGCAAATGGATCACCAAAGCGTCAGGTTACACGTCTAACCAGTTTGGTTCAAAAAGCTGAAGATCCAAACGAGAATGGTAGAATCTATCCACTTGAAGTAATGACTGAGAGTGTTAAAGCTATACAGCCAATGTTGAAAGAGCGTTCAATCTTGGGTGAGATGGATCACCCAGATGATGCTAAAATTCATACAGAAAATGCTTGCATATTGTTAACTAAGTTATGGATGGAAGGCAAGAATGTTTATGGTCAGTTTGAGATCCTTGAAGGAATGCCTAAGGGGCAGATGCTCAAGGCTCTAATTGACCAAGATGTAAGAGTCTGCATTAGTAGTCGTGGTGTGGGTGATCTTGAATCGTATCTTAGTGAAGATGGTAATGAGTTTAATAGAGTTCTTCCAGGATTTAAGTTCGTAACCTTTGATGCTGTTAATGAACCTAGTGTTAATGGTACTAATCTTAGCATAATGGAAAGCAAGATCCGTGTTGCTCGTAGCAAGTCACGTATTGATCTTGAAAAACAGTTCCTCACTGAGACCAAACTTACTTTCAGAGTTTGATCAAATATATTTCAACCACCATTTTCAAAACCTAAGTCAAGGAATAAATCAAATGGATCGCGCTACAATAATCAAAGCCCTTAAAGAAGAGATTGATGCCGTCGAAAAGGCTGATGGCAAGGGTGTTGCTAAAAAAGAAGTAAAGGAAGTTAGTGGAGTTAGTGCTGATGGAAAATCAGAAAAAATCAAGCTTAGTGGTGGTGAAACCACAGTTGGTGGTGATGCTGGTGGCGTGACTAAAGGTGGCAAGCCTGCCGAAGGTTGCTGTGAACCGGCTATTGAAAAGGCTGATGGTAAATCAGTGGCTTCAGCTAAGACAGGCGATGCCAAAGTTGGTGGCGGAGCAGCTGACGGTAAAGCAGTTTGCACTGCTGATGGTAAATCAGTAGCTACTGCTGATGCCAAGATCAGTCCAGACCTTAAGGGGATGGACAATGCAGTTGGTGAGAGTATAACCCTCCCTCATGATGTACTGGTCGAGATGAATGGCAAGCAGATGACTCTTAAGGCTGGCACCAAGGTGTGCTTAGTCAAGGAAGAGGAAGAGTGCGAGAAAAATGATGAGAAAAAGAAAAATGAAGAGCCGCCTGTCGCAGCAGAACCTGGGGCTTCAGTAACTGTTGAAGACAATAAAAAGAGTAATAAGGTTGTTAATGAGGAAATTCCTGATTTCCTTAAAGATGAAGGAACTAAAGATGCTGGCGAAGAGGCTGGCGAAGAGGCTGGCGAAGAGGCTGGCGAAGAGGCTGGCGAAGAGGCTGGCGAGGGCGAAGTAGAATTTGGTGCTGGTGACATGCCAAGTGATGAAGCAGATCTGCCCGCCATAGTTGAACCGGAGAAGGAAATTGAAGGAAGTGCACTTGATAAGATTGTAGCCTCTCTCGATACCCTGGCTGATAGCTTCCGTGAGTTTGCTGCAGAAGAGAAGAGCGAACCACAGCATGGTGGTGAGGAAGCTGGTACTGGTGAGAAGGAAGAGAAGGAAAATACTGAGTTTAATACTCAACTTGAGTCATTCAGCAAGAGAAAAGGTAAACTGATCAAGTAATTAGTCAATACAGTTATTGCAACTGATTTCACCCCAGGCTAAAAAGCTTGGGGTGAAAAGTTTTTGGACAAAGATATAATATGAAGTTGTCACTGATAAATGAGTCTAATAGAGAAGATAGAGAAATACTATCAAGACAAGCTGAATTTGAAACAGTTCTTTTATATGAGCCAGAATTTGAATCAATGGAAAATTATGAAATTTTAGATTATTGCACGAAACAATTTACTACTAATACTCCTCCTGGTATAACACCAATAAATGCCAAAGTAATATGTGCTGATACTAAAAATGTGGATGATGATAGATTATTTAAAGCTGTTTTTGTAACTTCAATTGAAGATTTCATAAGAAATTCGATAGAGTATGACAATGATGTGTATGATATATTAGATGGTATTAAGGTTGCCACCCATGATAAATCAATTATGGCGGCAGCCAATAGATTTATGAGAGACAAATCAAATAATTTTAAAGTAGCAAAAATTGGTGGTGGAAATGAAATATCAGATATTGATGTTACTCAACAATTTTAGTATGAAACTTTCATCAATTAATGATAGGGCACCAAAAGATAAGAAGGTTGTAGATCTTAGGAGTAAACCAGAAGAAGATAAAGTAATAGATGCCAGAACACCATCAAAGAAAAATGATGGTTTAGGTAAAGGATGGAGAACGTTGCGTCAAGATGCGTAATCTGTCTGATATTTGTATTGTTTAAAATAATGCTCAACAAATAATTTTTTGTCGTCGTTTTCTTCTAAATCTATAAGTATCTTATTATTAATGAAGAAATTAAATTTATGTATGCCTAAATAATAGTTTTCTTCAAATCTTATATTGTTATTGGTCAATTTCTTTTTTAAATCGTTATGATCACGAGTTCCAAATTTCAAGTTCATCTCCTTTTTGTCCTTAGCTGTTAATACTTTAATTCTATAATCATCATCTAGCCATTTATTTTTTATCTTATTTGATATGTCTTCCCTATAATTTTTGGACTTCCATAATTTTTTAACTCTGTTACTATTATCTGATTTATTTTTGGAATCTTGGTAAAATTTCCTCAATGATTTACTTATTTTATCTGCATTTTTAGCATTGTTGATAGTTGCTATCATACTCATTTTGGATTTTACAACGCTACTAGCTAATTTCTCCAGTGATCTTTCTTTAGATTCATGTTTAAATTTTTTAGATTGGGTGGTTTTTTTGATTTTGCAATTTCTGCATATGAATTTTTTGGGGTCGTTTCTTGATAACCATCTGTTTAGAAATTCATATTCTGTTTGGCATTCTTTACATGTGGCTTTAATTTTGTTCATATAGTGTTCGAAATTATTTATTTACAGTGAAATACATTCATAATTATACTAAATTACTTGTTGATTAACAAAATTACAATAACGGGTGAATTAATACATAATTCATTCGATTCCGTCACTAAATGACAAGGAAACCAGATGGACCTCTCCAAAATCGAAGCAATCCTCAAAAAGATGAACATCTCTGAGGAAGCTATCAAGGAATTCACTACCACTGTTAGTGAGCATTTTGTTTCTAAGGAAAAGGCGCTCAAAGAAGAGTTTACCCAACGTTTAAATAAAGCTAAACAAGTGTGTGTTGAAGAAGTTGAAGCACACAAATCAAACCTTTCTCGTGGTGTCCAGCGCTTCTTAGAAGCTAAGGTCACTACAATCGAAAAAGCTGCTTCCAAAAAGCATGCTATTGAGGAGTCTGAAGCTACCACCAAACTCAAGCATCTCAAAGCATTGCTTGAGGGAATAAATGTGGATAGCGCTCAAACCAATCAGGCTCTCCAGGCTGTCAAGGAAGAGAAGGCTGCTGTTGAGAAACAGCTTGTTGAATCTCGCGAAGCACTGCAACGCGAGAAGGCTAAGGCCGGTAAGCTCTCGGAAATAGCTGAAAAGTCCATGGCACGGCAGAAGGACCTTGAAGGTAAGCTGCAGTTAGTGGAAAAGAAGCTGGAAGAGAGTAAGGTTGCTCCAGTCCAGGAGAAGACCTTGGCAGAAGAGAAGCAATCTGCGGCTAAGCCTCAGACGACAGTAGTGGCGGAGAGTACCAAGCAGAATGCTGCTAAGCCTACCGCTAAGCCTGCTCAGAACGAGCCATCGAATGAAATCGATGACATCGCCCAGTCCCTGGAATCCTGAACCCTCTATCAACCCTCCCACCAACGGAGATCCAAGTGAACAAGCGTCAAGAAGTCCTCTTAACTGAGGCTAAGAAGAACGAACAGGTCCACAAGTGGGCCAAAGTTCTCAACAAAATGCCCGAAGTCAAGTCCCGCAGCAAAATGGGACTCATGGCTTCGATCATGGAAAACCAGTACAACCACATGAAGGGCGGCGGCGGAAGCCGTATCCTTTTTGAGGATGCTACCACCACCAACAACATCGCGGACTTCACCCGCTTTGCCCTCCCCCTCCTGCGCAAGAGCTACCCCAAGCTCATCGCTGACGGCCTCGTGGGCGTGCAGCCCATGTCGCAGCCCGCTTCGCTGATCTTCTACGTCCGCTATCGGTATGGCATCAGCAAGGGCCAGACTGTTGCTGGTACGCAGATCATGCGTCAGAACACCTCGCAGGCTTACGCTCGTCAGAATGGCTGGGCGCTTGATCCTTACTACAGCTCGCAGACTGTTAAGGACGAGAACCTCACCATCGCTGGTGGCGTGATCAGCGGTCAACTGGCCCAGAAGCCTGTTCTGGCTGGTACCGTGGTGGTCAACGTCTACGCAGCTGACACCAACTCGTGCGACACCCCCACCCCGCTGCTCCAGGTTAGCTTCGACAGCAAGGGCGCACCCGACAACGTTCTTATTGGCAACGTGACTGGTCTGACGATCGACACCTCGACAAGTGGTGCTACGTCCTTCAACCACAACACTGGCACTGTGAACATCACCGTTTCAAGCGGTACGTTCCCAGTTGGTGCCTTTGCGACTGTCGATTACGAGTTCGACCTTGAGAACAACCCCTTCCAGCCGGAAGTGACTCTCTCGATCGACAGCGACTCGGTTTCGGCCATCACCCGCAAGCTGAAGACCTCGTGGAGCCTTGAGGCTGCTCAGGATCTCCGTGCACAACATGGACGCTGAGGCCACCCTGACCGACCTGATGGGTGATGAGATCGTCGCTGAGATTGATCGTGAGATCATCAACGACCTGATCATCGCTTCCAGCATCCGCGCCACCCACAACTTTGCCACCGCAGCCGGTGCTTCGGTCAACTTCATTGACCGTAACATCGCCCTGTTGTACAAGACCCTGGAAGTGGCGAACGTCATCCATCGTACCACACTCCGTGGTCCGGCCAACTGGATGGTGACTTCGGCTGATATCTCAAGCAAGTTTGAGCAGCTGAACGACTTCCGTGGTAGCGACGTGCTGGCCACCGATGGAATCGACATTGGCATCACCAATGCTGGAACCATTCAGGGCAAGCTGAAGCTCTACAAGGATCCTCTCTTCCCCAACTGCAAGATCCTGATGGGCTTCAAGGGTAACAGCGCACTGGATGCGGGTTACTTCTACGCCCCCTATATCCCGCTGCTCAGCACCCCGACTGTGCTTGATCCAAACAGCTATACCCCTAGTAAAGGCGTGATGACCAGATACGGGAAAAAGCTGATAGAAGATGGTGGGTTGTTCTATGGAACTATTAACGTCAGCAACCTGTAATTCGGATCAGAAGTAGTCGAAAGACGCATCGAACCCCAGGTGAAAGCCTGGGGTTCGATGTTTTTGTACATAGAAATGCCCATAAGAAGCCTGTAAAAATAATATGATGTAAACAGTAAATAATTGTGTTAAATTGCAAAATATATAAAATAAGAGCACTTCTATGGAGAACACATGAAGTATTTTTTTGAAGAAGTATCCAAATTGTATGAGCAAGGAAAATCGCAAAAACAGATATCTGATGAATTAGGTTGTGGTCTTAATACTGTTCGTAGAAGAATGAAAGAATTAAAATTGGGTGGTAAATCAAAAGGGATAAGAAATTATCAGATTAATGAATCTGTTTTTGATAATATTAATACAGAAGAAAAAGCTTATTGGCTTGGATTTTTATTGGCTGATGGTTGTATTGCCAAGTCTGCAAAAACAAGAAGAGCAATAAAAGTATCAATACAAATAAGAGATAAAGAACATTTACTAAGATTAGCTAAATTTTTTAATTTTAATGGTAAGTATATTTTCGATAAGAGAAATAATCATGAAAGAATTGGATTTGTTTTTAATTCTGTTAGGTTATGCAATAAATTAATAGAATATGGATGGCTTGAGTTCAAAGAAAATGGCGATACTAAAATATTAAATATTAACGAAAATTTATTTAGTCATTTGTTCCGTGGATATTTTGATGGTGATGGATGTATTTCAAATTGGATTAATAAAAAGAAAACATGGTATATCCATATAGTATCAAATAATCGTAAGCCACTTGAATATTTTAATTCAAAAGTTCCAGTAAGTTCAGTAGTTAAAGATAGGATTAATAAAAAATCTGGCAATAAAACATATACGATAAAATGGAGTGGGCTAAACAATGTTAGATCAATGATTGGTTATATTTATGATAATAGTAATATTTATTTAAAGAGAAAATTTATAAGATGTTCCAATATTGATAATGATTTATTTGTGTTTAGATCAATTCATTCGTTTAGTTTTAATGGAATTAAAAGAACCAATGATATAGATAAAATAGTTTGTGAAAGATTAATAGAATCATTTTCTAATATTTTAATTGATTATGGTTGGTCGAATCCACAATTTGATTATGAATATGATATCAATGAATTAAAAAAATTTGATATTAATAAATGTATATGTGAAAATTCATTAATAACTGTTAATGGTAAAACTCCTGGAAATGATACAATTTTACATTTCCAATCTGATATTTGGAAAATAAGTCAAAATTCAAAACCATCAATATATGAATTGTCAAATCATAAAAATATTGTAATTAAGGCTATTAATCAATTTTTTAAACAAGACAATAGTTCCTTATCATCAACTAGACTTATTAGAGAATTACAATTTGCTGGATTTACAAAAGCGTCAATCTTGTCTGTTCCAGTAATCATGGCAGCAATTAAAAAATTCAATTTGTCTGGTAGTTGGTTTGATCCGTGTGCTGGATGGGGAAATAGATTATTAGCTGCTCATATTCTGAAGATTGATTACAATTGTACTGATCCAGGAATTTGTTATGAAGGATTAAAAGAATTATCTTCTAATATAAAATCAACTGCAACTGTTCAAAACAAAAAATGGCAAGATGCTGAATGGATTAATTGTGGATTTGTATTAACATCACCTCCTTTTTGGAATAAAGAAAATTATTTAGATAATGTTGATTACGGAACATATGATAAATGGTGTGGTGAATTTTTATTTCCATTAATAGAGAAATCTAAACAATATTCACAAAATATTGTTTTTCATGTTGATAAAAGAATGATTAGCAGTATATCTGAAAAGTATAATACTGAGATTGTTCCACTGACTTCCTCAAATAGACATAAAATGCCAACTGAATATTTTATAAAAATTAATGAATGTATTTAATTTTAGAGCATCAGCCGCAGGTCGGCATAGCTACGATCCCAAATGTGGAAAGTAGCAACGGGAAATGAATCCTAGTCGCCTGCGGCGTCTCAACGAGGACGCCATGCCAGCTTCAACAAGTACAAATGATAAACGGTCTAATTTTAATAGACCATCAGAAGGACCAATCATTGTTGATAATGATGATATAATTATCAAACCTCTCACGCCTGGACGGCGAACTGTTATAATTTCTAAAGATGGAACTTGTGACATAGTTTCAGATCCAACCATCAAAGAATTAACTGAAACTATAAAATTATTGGCATCAAAATTTAGTGATTTATATAAGAAAGATCTTAATGGAAGAATGGATGAATCAGCCATAGCGGCGTCTGAAGCATTTCAAAAGCAAATTAATGATTGGGAAATTGTTAAAAAAGAACTTAATGTGAATGATAAACAGAAAAAATTTCCACTTTCTAATGCTTATGCAAAAGAGATGATATGGCATCAAACCAATGGTTTTAATAGGAATATTAGAGTTTTTTCTTTAAAATATCGTCCAAATGGTGACATCATTAAAGATGACATTATTAAAGATGGCTACATGATATTAACACCATTTACATATAAAAAGAATAATACTAAAAAATTTTTATTTAAAAAAGTTGATGGAGAATGGAAAATGGATATCAATAAAAAATTGCAAGTTCTTTGGTATAAAAATGAACTTATAGCAATAATTTCTCAAGAAACAATCGTTACCAGTGGTGGGGCTATTTGGAATTCTAAATATGATAGCATTTTTGATCTATCATTTTATAAGGCTAATTTTATTAAATTTCAAGATGGATCAATGAAGGAAAATGGCGTTAATGGTATTACTAATGAAGTATTATTATCCATATTAATAAATCGGTTTGATGATATGGATCGCGATGACGATAAAAAAATCTTAGAATTATTACAAAGTGCTAGGTTGTGGATGTATAAGCGTATTTTGGATAAACACATTAGCGAATACAATTCAGATAACACTACAAATTTTGAACCAATAAGGCAAGGTTGCCCATGTAAAACTATACCAGAATATGAAGAATATGAGAAAAAACATGGCGAATGTCCGTGTAAATATGTCAGGAAATTAAGTGTTGGTAGTAAATTTAAAAAAGATGATGAAAAGTGTATATGGGAAATTGTTGATTATGGTATTGCATATGATGGGTACACACCAACATATAAAGTAATTAACGAACATGGAATTAGTGGTGAAGAATATGCCAAAATTGTTGATGACGTGATGCTCGGTAAATTTAATAGTGATAAAATATACAGGAGGTTAAGGTTGATATGATTTTCTTCATTGATTTTGATGGTACTGTCTGCCCAGATGGTGATCCGCAGCCAGAATGCCGCGAGGTATTAAAAAAGTTAAAAGAAGATAATCATACCATAGTAATGTATTCGTGTAGGTCTAATCCTAGTTGTGTTTTTGACCATGAACAAGCCACTAAAGAGATGATTGAATATTTGAAGAAACATGATATCCCGTTTGATGGAATAGAACCTAACAAGCCATTTTTCAATTTTATTATAGATGATCGGGCATTAGGCATACCATTAACCAAGGCTGGGGATGTAGATTGGGCGAAGATTAAAACATTAATTTAAATATACGGCCCCAACAGAAATGTTGGGGCTTATTGTTTTTGTATATAAGACATGGACTTGATTTTAGATGATAGACCACAACATGATTTTAATCGTTGGTATCACGACATATTGATAAAATCAGGATTGTTTACTGTAAAATATGGGCGGATGTCAGAACATGACAGAATGCTTGAATTAGATAAAGTAGTGTATAAAAAAGGCAGACGACACCGGCATGGACAGATATCATTTGCTAGGGTAGATGGTAAATTAGTGGTTTTCGATACCCAATTTGGTGATGGTTTTTCAGCAGATTATTTAAAGAATGGATTATTAAACAAAATACCAACTGCAGCTTACATTAAGTATAAACAAAATCCAGAATTACAAAAATTATTAAATTGTCCTCTTGTAGTATGGTCAATGTTCCCAGCTGGATGGGAGTTGGTTAATAAATTCATTTATAATTCTCATTATTCAAAATACAATATAATGGCGTCTGGCATGCATAGTTTAAAGGTAATGCAAAGAGTTGATTGGTTTGAACATGCTAAAACAATAGGTATTGATACTAAAATTGCAATACCAGGTACACAATATCTTGAATTGTTGAAGAAATCTAGATTTGGAATAATTTTATCAATAAGAGATGAGAAAAACACCAGAGAATATGAATTCATATCAAATTTTATGCCGTTAGCATTAAATTATAAACCAGAATTTGAATTTGATTTTTATCCTGGTGAACATTATTTGTATATTAAAAATATTAGTGACTTATCTAGAATATTAACTGAAGACACATATAAATACAGTGCTAAATCTAAATACATATGGGAAAATTATTTTAGGCCAGACATGGCATCTAAAATATTATTAAATAAGATAAAGCCTCATAATGGGGTATTGAATAGTTACAAGAGTTTGATGAGTAAAACTTAAAATAGGTAATTGAAATGAAAAAAGTTATTAAATATAGATTAAATGCTAATGGCACGATACCAACTTTTCTTTATTTAGGAAGTGATGGTGTTGGTGGAATGTATTCATTTGATACTAAAGATCATGCACCTCCACAAGAATTGTTATTGATCGGAATTAGCATTGATAATCCAGTAGTTGGAGAATTTGAAGTAATACCAACAAAAGCTGATCTTGAATCCTATCTTATCTCTATTAGTGCTGGCTGGACTTATTGTACAAAACCAGGAACTAATCCAATTCCCTTTGATCCAGTTACTGCAGCAACGTATGTATGGGATAGACTAAATGCTCTTAATACCAAATAAAATATAAAATATGATTACTAAGCAAGATATTATAGTCGAAAACAAAAATGGAATATTCCTTATTCCAGAAGGTACTGAAATAGCAGCTGTTGATCAAACTAAGGTTGATGAATATAGAAAGGCGTTTATAGATAGTATCGGTAATGCTAAAGTTGAACAATACAGAGAAAGTGAGCCATCCGAAGAACAGACTAGAGATCATCCAGGAGTTGCTGGATATGAATTCATTGTTAATACAATAAAATTTCCAATTAATGTAAATATACAATCTGCAGCAGATATGGCTGCATTTAAAGTAGCTTTATTTGATGAGGAACAAGAATTTGGTGAAACTGATAATATTTATACTTTTATAGATAACCCAGTAGATTATGTTTCAAGAATTGAAACACTCGATTCAGATTATGGCGATGTCTATAATGGGTGGACTGAATTTGGTGTCAGTAGAGAGGGTGGAAAGTTCTATTTCAAAGGTGATTTTCAATCATCAAGTGATGATGGCAATTTTTTAAATTTCAATAATTGGGCTAAAAATAAATCATTTTCAATAACCCAAATGCCAGGTAAACCAAAGCCTGATTGGTCGAAGAAGGGTGAACCAGTTCCTAATCTTCAAGTAAGGGGTGATTCTGGCGAATCAGTCGGTGGCGTGCAACGCCATGAAGGCAGCCACTTAGTTGATAAATCGATAAAATCATTAACTGGTGATAGAGAATATAAATTATTGAAGACTTATAAGGATTATGTTGATAATAAATATGCGAGCAAGCGTCAAGCTAGCGAATATGATAAGAAGAAATATGCGGAATTTGTGGCGCAAAAGAAAGCAGGAAAATTAAACGTTAAGGCATTAGAATCTGCCTTGAAAGCTTTAAGAGGATATTGATTTTTATTTGTGATTAATGTATTTAATAATTAATGTCAGATAATTATATTCTGTTTACAACTTCAGATCTCGTAAACGAGCTTAGAAAATATTCTAACGCTTATGCTTTAATATATGTTAAACATGATGAAGATGTTGGGCCAAATGCTATAAAAACTCAAATAAATTGTTTTGAAACTGCAAAAATGCAAGTATTTGGGCTTACTGCTAAATTAAATTGGTGGTTAAAGGACAGATTAAAACCACAAAATAAATCCAATATTGAATATGATGATACTGCTGCTTTATCAATTAATAAAGAAGGTAAAGAAATATTAGAAATATTAAAAAGCCGATGTAATGCTGGCGTTGCTGCTATTGTGTTTAAAGATGAACATGAAGTGTTTTTACTTAATTGGGAATCAGCAAAAGGACAGTCAATTGGTTTAGCTACTGAATTGTATGAAAAGATCATGGAGCAATAAATGGGAGAAGGTCACGACTTGTTTATGGATTTGCAGCCAAGCTACCCAATGCGTTCTGTTGGGAAGCCAAAAATGGCTGGGCCTGAGACATGTGAAAAATGCGGAATGGTGATGTATTATGGCAAAGAAGATCATAAATGCAGTGGATTTTCATCTCTTGCTGTGGTTGAAAAACCAAAAACTTATTTTGAAGAATTAGAAGAAGAAGCTGGCAGATATGGTGGAAAGTATGTTGGTGTATTATATCCGAAATTTATGCTTAGTGCTTATTATTATGTTCATAATGATAAATGGTCATTTTCAAAAGGTGGTAATCCAGAGACATTTATAGATCACCATCTTGGTGAATGGGTTTCTAAAATTCCTCATAAAGATGTGTATCTGCAAATATTGTCTAATTCTGTTAAAGCAGATGAGAATTTATTTAAGTTGTTATGCCTTAGACTTAACTATGCTCTTTATATTGGTAAGGAGTCTGTTTCAACTGAAATAAAGATTCATAAAAATAAAGTTGGTCATTTATTATTTAATGAATCTACTAAAGTGGTTGATGGTGAAATTGTTTATGATGGAAAATTAGAAACTTCTAATCTTAAAGACGAAGAAATAGAAGAATGGGCAAAAAAATTCTATTCAGCTGAAGAAACTATATCGCAATCTAAATCTGGTTTACCAGAGCATATACTATACTATATCAATAATATGTTGCTTGAATATGGATATAAATTAAATCCAGATGGTGAAGCCGTTTATCAAGAATTAAATAAATTAAATAGAGTTTTTATTGAAGAAGGATTAGTAGCTAGAGTTGCGTTCTTGACCATAATATCATCAATAAAAGAAACAAAGAGGATATCATGAATATCACAAATGGTATGAATGACGCCATGGAGAAACTGGGCATGAAAATAGGTGACGCTATTAAAATTACCGCACCATTCAAGGGGTCGAAAAAAGACTTCATTGGAAAATTTGGATTCATAGAGGAAGATGCTGGACTCATACAAGGTGTGAAGCATTATATAGTGATATTATTGGAAAATGATGGTATTCCATTTGGTAATGGTCCAGTTCCTATTTCATCTATCGAATTAACGGATGATCCAATTGCTTTAAATGCTTATAAGATTTTTAATGAAAATATTAAAAAAATAATGGAAAATACTAAATCACAGGCTATTGATATTGACAAGGGTTTAGAAGAATTATCAAAGAAGCATAATTTATCAATTGCCAAACTTAGAGAGATATATACCGATGTATTTGAACTCACCAAGGGAATAATTTATGAGAATCAAGATCAAGGAAAACAAGAAAAGCAAGAAGATAAGAGATGATGCAATTAATGCAAAAAGGTTTATAAGACTTGATGTTGGTGGTCGTGATATATATGAATCAGTCTATAAATTTATTGAAGACAATATTATTGCAAAGGGTGGTGCCATGGGCAAAGATACCAAGCGGTTAACTGCCAAAGCAATCATTGACTTTGCTAATATTCAATTAAACGGAGTGCGTAAGCGTTCTAAACCACGGCTCGATGCCATTATAAATCATTGTTCTGAATGAAAATCGCCCATATAGATCTATACTTTCATCTCCCAGATGATCACGATGATAATGATTTAATAGTTTTATTAGAACAAATCATAGAATATAAACTAATTAATCAAAATAAAACAGAAAAATCACCAGTTGTAGATGAACTTAAAAACACTAAATCAATTAGTAAATACGGATACGATGTAATGATGTACAATAAGTTTATGAAATCAGTTAAGGAAAAAGGCTATAAGTTGTGCGGAGATGTTAGATTTATTAACGCTATGTCTGATAAGATAAACCTTTAGGAGAATAACATGCATGGTCACGTCCACATTTTTGAATTACCAGATAATTCAAAACTCGCTTGCTATAATATTCAATTTATGAATAAAGATGAGCTTGGAATAATTAAACTAGCTCTTGATAAGGTAATGCCTAAAGACAGAAATGAAGTTTATAATAATGTTGTCGCTACTGTTAATAATATAATTATTGATGGTGTAAAAGCCACATCACCTAAAATTCCTTAAAGAATATATTAACTAAACAAAATTCCCTGTTAAAAAATAATATCAGCAATTCTGCTGATGTTTATAACAATGAGACTATAACCCCAGGAGGTAAAAATGTCTCTTCAAAGTGGCGATGTGCTTCGTGGTTCTGTTAAACGCTTCAATTCCAAGCGTGGATTTGGCTTTGTCCAAATCACTGGTGAATCGACCAGTGAAGAGGATGATGTTTTTGTTCACCAGTCTGATATTGACATGGAGGGGTTCAGATCCCTTAATGTTGGTGAGGATGTGGAATTCACTCTTGAGATTACTGCCGAGAATATGCTTAAGGCAAAATCGGTGAAGCTCATTAGTGTTCGTGTTCCATCTGCCCCTTCCTCCCATCATACTTCTTATCAGTCACCTCGTGGTGCTGGTGGGCCTCTTGTTGATGCTGGACAGCGTGCTTTGGTTCGCACAGAACGTTTGGAACGTCAGATGAAGAAGCTGATTGAGATTCTGACGCGTGACAATGATGGTGTAGTCCTGGAATCCCAGGATGTCCAGGAAATCTATACCGCCTAAATCCCCTCGCGTGTGATCGTTCAGCCGTGGCATAAAACCCACGGCTGAACTGTTTTTATATATTAAATAATTTACAAAGTCTGTTAAAAAATATTGAAGGAAATCAAAATGCTCAAGCCTCTCATCTTTTCCCTTATCCTTATCTCTGCTTGCTTTGCGGCGGAAGATAAAGCTCTGCTTCCCGCATCTGCTGCGACAGCCATGAAGACATATGAGGCCGAACTGGCAAAGGCCAAGGCCGAGTATGACAAGCGGGAGGAAACAGCCAGGAAGGCGTTACTCCCAGCTTTGGCGAAGGCCAAGGATGCAGAAATGAAGGCCAATAACCTGGAAGGGGCATTGGCAATCAAGAAGAAGATTGAAGAGTTTTCCGATCAACCAACAAATAGTGTTGTTATAATTTCAGCATCTTATGGATTTACAAAGGACAATACCGTAAATGCACTAAAATATATAATTGAAAAGACTGAGAATGGCACCAAGCCATATATTGATCATGATAATGCATGGAAGATAATTGGTAATCCAGCCCCTCGCGATCCTAAAGGGTTTTTCATTAAGTACAAGATTAACGGTAAAATAATTGAAAAGAGATTTGGTGAAAATGATACTATAGAGTTCAAGGCTGAATGAAATGATCAAAATCAGCCTGCATTAATTTTTTATTATAAGTATAATGAATTAATATACCGTTTTTACGTGGTATTTTATTATGAGGAAATCCTATTTTCCCAAGATCCCATTCTTTACACGGAATCAACTGTTTTCTAATTAAAAAATTAAATGCAGCTTGATCGAGAAAATGTTTAATTTTTTTATTACAATGTTTTTTAACTTTTAAAATATTTTTCCATACATTAAATAATTGATATATTAACCCACTGTTTATACAAAATGATCCTGAATTTATGCCATTTTTATTTTTAAAAATCATTTTTTCATCATCGTTAAAATAAATCATATTGCCATCACTGTTCCATTGTTCTTCGGTATACAATAAGCAGTCACATGCTTTAAATAATTCTTGTATTGGTTTTACACAAATAATGTCGGCATCTAGATACATTATTTGTTTGTATTTCTTAAAATTTATGAAATTATCCGCGTGCATTCTGAGCAATATTGGTTTTATATCAGTATTTGTTATTATTGTTTCTGATTTTAATTTTAAATGTTCTTTATCTATTAAACAAATAATGTCATCTTTATACTTTCCGTTTTTTCTTAAAGAATCAATTAACATATTTGCTTGAATTTGATATTCCGATCCAAATGCTACAATATAAATTAAATTTTTTATACCTGTTTGTTTGTCTATACTATCCAAATATTTTGATGTAAATGTCATTATTTGATCATATTTTTCATTCTGTTTAATTTTTCTTGAGGGCTACCCATCAAAAAGTGAAAAACGGCCCCATTCGGTTTGTTATTAAATAACCATTTTTCTGAACTTACCAAATCAATTTTAAACTCATGATAATCATGTTTGATCATCATGAGTTTATTAAATGCGGCTTGATCGATTCCTGGAGTTTCCATTTTATTATCTATAATATTTCTCCATTCTTCAAAAAAATTAATTTTAGTAATGAATAATCCAGCATTTATTGTGTATCTATCTTTATATCTATTGAATTCTTCATCAGTCATGCATGAGGTATGCAACCACCTTAATCTTGAATAACATTGGCCTATTTTCTTTCTTTGTATTGTTACACCAATGTCTTTATTTTTAATATCCCACAATTCATTAAATCTAGATAGCGGTATGGCATCGGCATCAATATACATGATTTTATCATAATTTTTTATGTTGATATATTTATCTATGCACATTCTACCTATGATTGGATTTCCAACATATTTATAAATTTTTACATCATGTATTGATACATCACAATCAGTTAATAATATTATATCTCCAGAATGAAATTTTTTTAATTGTTCAATATTTATTTTTACTAAATCAAGATACCTACCATTCGCGCAATAATACACTAATCTTTTTTCAATTTTGTTGTTAATATTTGATAAATATTTTGTTGTAAAATTCATATAAACTTGGCTTATGAAAATTATGTTTTATCAATTACCAATTAACAAGCAACTTATTATGCTGATACTAATCTTCCACTGATCGCTTTTTGGTTATTAAATGCTCTTTTAAAACCAAAACGTTTAGCTTTATAATTGCTTTGATCATCTGAATTAAGCTTTTCCCATTTTTCTTTTTCATCTATTAGAGAAAATGCTAATTGTTTGAAATCTGTATTCATGATTATTGATGACAATTTTATAGCTGCATTGTGAATATCATCATAATTGTACGAATCATGTTCAATGTGAATCAATTCAAAACAGTTGGCATCATCTATATAATCAACTGAAAAATCAATGCCATATTTTGATTTTATTGCTAATAACTTTTTTAATTCTGGACGTTTCTTACACAAATTTTCAATTTGTTTTCTTGCTTCTCCTTCATATGAATATCGATGTGAAATTAAGCTATGATCAAGGACGATAGAACATTTATGAGTTTGATATACCCAATTATCACAAACACTGGTGTGATTTAAACAGTGACCAAGTTGGATATTAAAGTGATTATGAATACTCCGTTCTAAAACTGTAAGTTCGTAGCCGTCACGATCAAAATAATTTAAATGTTCGAACAATAAAAGGTCTTCTGGAATTGGATCTTTGAATGAGATATTCTCTCTGAAGTCTGATTTGTGGAATTTGAAAATGTCTTGGCCAAGCATATTTTTTAAATACTCACCACAATTATAGTTCGCGTAAATATAAATCATGCAATTTAATGAATTAAAAGTCTTACTTGAACAAAAATCTACTACGGCAATTAACCAATTGCTAAAGTTTAAATTTAGTAATTTATTAGATGTAGAAGATATTAAAAAAAGAGTGGTAAAAGAATTTTGTTTAAAAAATGGATATAAGTTGTGCGTTCTTAAAGAAGATATTATTGAAGCTGTAATGTCTAGTAAATCAGATGAAATAACGAATTATTTTGAAAGTAAAGGCTTCACAGTTGTTAAAGAAGAGAAATCTAAAGTTATTACTGAGGAGAAATCTAAAGTTATTACTGAGGAAATGAATCCTGATTATAAGTCAGAAATGGCTAAATGGGACGTTAATGATCCTCGTAGAAGACTTGGCCCTGCTCTTGAATCAGAGTTTGCCAAAGCTGCTGTTATAAATGATACTTTAAATTTTGAAGAACCAGATCAAAATGACCAGAGATTTCCTTGGTTTAAGAAAATACCCCTTAATCATTATGATTTAGCTTGCCCATATTGTAATGCTGTAATGCGTGAAAAAGAATATAGTTTTAAGTATGATGGAGAAAATAAATGCTGGACCCATAATTGTAAACCAGATGCAAACATATTAATGCCGCCAAGGTAATTGTTATAAAATTGTAGAGGTGATTTATGATGATTTGCATAGATAAAGAAAATGAAACAGGCACTAAGATACTTGTTGATAATAATAGCTACAGAGTGACTGTATGCGATCAGAGTAACAAGTATAGTAATGACTATGAAACGGCAATTTCTAATAAGTCGTTATTTGCCATGATTAATGGTAAAATTAGACAGATGACTGTAACTGCAGAAACCATCAGATGGTTGATTGCCCACAGTAAGACTGTTGATGCTATTAGACTTGAAATGAGTGAAGCAAATAAATGTCCTTTGTCATCGGTTAATGCTTCTGATGGTGTGAAAAAATTACAAGAAGAGTTAAAGGAACATGGTTGGACTAATAAGAAATTGAACGAGATATATGAAAAAGCATATTTAATGGGGTAGTCAAATTTAAAATATGCGTTCAAAATTAGTATTATTATTTGAAGCATCATTTGAAAATAGAGATGCTATAATTGGTCTTGAAAAGGTATTAAAAAGTAGTGGATATTCACATTCAAAACTTAATGATATTTATGATCTAGCTGTTAGTAAAAACAAGGAATTAAACAAAGAAGAACATGGTGGAATGCGTCCATCATTTGGACAAACTAGTAAGCCAATATCTAAGAAACCAATAGACGAAATTCATAAAGAATTGCTTCAAGCTGAAGTTAATAAAATTAAAAAGGCTGAAGATTTAACTAATAATGATGAATATGGAATTGGCAGTAATAAAGAAGAAATAACTGATTCTGACATTCCAGGTTCACTTCCAACCGTTTCATATAATGATGGGAATACACCAGGAATAGTTAAAGATAAGTCTATCAGAGATGAAGGTGTTATTGATTCACTAAAACTGTTAGCGACCAATCTTGGGCCAATGGGCAGAGATAAGGCCATAGTATTAGCTGCTAGATTCGATATTGACAGTGAATTGATTGAGGCAGCTGGTCTTGGTACTTTACCCCCTAATTATACCGATGAGGATGTTTGGAACATATTAAAATTATCAGCTAATGGAAAGAAAAAATTTATTGATGGTGTATGGCAGCCTTTTTATATTGAAGCACTTGAAGATGTGAAAGAATTACCTGGGGATGTTAGAGATCACATTGTTGAACTCCTGACATCACAAGAGCCTAGAGATATTACTTATCCAAGTGTGAATAAAGATTCATTAGTTGATGATCCCGCAAGAAATCAAGGGGTTAGAAAAGTATATGAGGCTAAATTGGTCGAGGATTTAGTAATAGAGTCAGAAAATGGCATAAGAATCATATCAACTGGCGCTAGAATAGTAGTAGGATAATATGAAACTATCTACAATAAATGAATCAACAGATATAACTGGTAAATTAGACCCGTTAATATCCAAGTATGACGAATTGAGAATTAAAGCTACTGATGAAATGGCAGATCTTCATTATGAATTAATTGTTGATAATCTTAGAGGCATTAATACTATTGAGGGATTAAAAAAGTTTTTAAAAACGATACACAATAGTTTGAATAATGAATTGAATGAACTTAATAAAATTAGATCAATGATTAAACCAAAAGATACTTTCGAATTTAGTGCGTTTGAAAGTAGGATGAACTCTTATAATAGAGCTATCACCACATATGAAGATATTATTAATTTTGGAAAGAGTGTTAAATTTTGGTGATCAAAATGGCAATTTTGTAGGTGCTTCAATTTTTGGTTGACTAGCACGCCATCCAATTGCTTCTACTTCCTTAACACGTTCCTCTTCCTCTTCATTTTCTTTTTTGATCATTTGTATTCTGTAATGGTTTATATACATTGTCTCAAGAATATCGTTACGTGCTACCCAAATTGAGAATGCTAATGTGCAAAGTGTAATAAAAGAAAACAGACATAAAATGAACACATTATCAGGAAGAAAAGCTCCAGAATTAGCAATGTTTTCGCTAATTGGATTGTGAAAACTATAAAATGTGTCTTTACAACCCTTAGCGTAATTTATGAAATTAAGCAGCATAATTAAGAAAAATACCCAGAATACACCATATGATGCATAACACAGAAATGCTAATGGCCCAATAAATCCAAATATTCCGCTCTTGCCATATGGAGCCATAACATCAAACCATGGACGCCTATATTCCTTGGGTAATTTAGCCCATATATGGCACTTTATTGGTATTATAATTAATAGATGAGTTAATACCCCACATACAAATCCGGCAATCGCAATTGCACCAAGTTGGCCCCATCCACTCTTCTTTTTGTCATCTTCGCTCATAAAATTCCCTCTCTATAATTTTATAACAAATAAATAGTTTGGGTTAAATATAATACAGATGTCCTCACTATTACTACAAATAAATCTTGACTTACAAGCTAATAGTGCTATTAATATACTTAATACCATTGAATCATCTGTTGATAAAATAGTCGGCAAGCTTCAACAATTTAGTCAATTTTTTAATTCCAATCCGATTAATGTAATTCAACCAAAACAAATTGGCATTGCTAATGATTTGTTAAATGCTGTTAAAGAGATTGATAAAAGTGGATCATTTATTAATTCTAAGAATATAGAAGAAATGGCCGCTAGAAAGCAGATATTGGATAATGTAATAAAACAATCTGTTGAATTACAAAAAACTGTTGAAAATATGAAGTTATTAAACAAGGGATTAGAAAAACAAAGAGATTTTAATAAGCAGCTTGATAAATTTTATATTGAAGCTAATAAATTTCAAATAGATTACAATGATACATTAAAAGATATATTAAGTGGGAAAATCAATGAATTAAAATTGGCCAAATCTCAGCAAAAAGAATTTAATAATTTTGTTAAGTCACTTAGTTTGGCTGTTAAGTATGAAGGTGATTATTTAAAGAAACTTGGTATGACAGTTGATGAAGCTAGAAAATTACACGAAGCGATAACTGATGTTAATGTTGAAACAATTAAACAAATTTCTATTTGGGATCGTGTAGTAAGTGCATTTATGGGTTTTTTAAATTTATTACCAACAGCTGGAATATTAATAGCAACATTGAAAGATCCTTTATCAGTCATTAAAGATTCACTGAGTGAAATGCATGATTTATGGAAGACTAATAATAAAGTTTCTAATAATTTTTTAATAAATGCCAGTGAAGGATCTAAGGATCTTAGTAAAACTTTGTTTAAGACAATGCAAGACATTAGTACTGCTGGTGGTGGAATGAGAAAAGATTTTGCGGAATTAGGTATTGATCTTGGCAAGAATATTATAACCTTAGATCAAACTAAAGAAGCCGTTAATGCTGTTCTTGCTTCTAGTAGTAAGGGCATTATTGAAAATAATAAGCAACTTGGAATTTATTCATCATTGGTTGCTCAGACTTCTAGGGCTACGGGCGTTTCGGCTTCTGCTATAGCTGATCTTACTTTGAAATATAGTATGTTATCTAAAGAAATTGGTGGCGTTAAAGACCCAAATGTTAGAATGAGACAATCAGCTGTTCTTACTGATGTTTTAGTTAATGTTACTGGAAAATATCAATTTAGTGTTGATGAGACAAGTCATGTTGTTTCATTACTTAATAGAAATATGATGTTTTTAAATAAAAATTATAAAGTAAGTGCTGAATTAGCTAAATTAGGAATAACACCAGCTAGTTCTTATGCTGTTACTCTGTCAGCTTTAGGTGATGCTGCCAAGAAAATGGGCCATGATTCTAAGACAGCAATGGATGCTTTTTCATCTGCAATAGAAGACCCATTAAATAACGTTCTTTTACTAGGTAGTGCAATTAATAGTACTGACCCAGGAAAACAAATGTTGGAAATGGGCAAAAATGCTGCAAAATGGTCAGCAATGATTGAAAAGAACCCGTTGTTACGTGGTCAAGCTAGACAAATGTTTGGAAAGAGTTATGAAGAGTTAAAAGCAATGGCAGATGCTAATACTAAATTAACTGAAACTTCAAAATTGAACGCTGATGGAACTGTTGATTTAATTGCTTTAAATAAAGAAATGGCCGATTCCAGCAAAGCTGCAGAGGCTAAGACCACTGCACAAAATAATGCTAATAATAAACTGACTGAGGCTCTTGATAAATTAAGGATAATGTTCGGTAATATAGCCAATGGTATGCAACCTTTTATTGATGCTCTTACATGGCTTGTCAGTTTGCCTTTTGCTCCATATATTATTGCAGGAGTGGGAGCACTTACTGCTTTAGGTGGCGCAGCAATTATTGCTCAGAAATCATTTTCATTCTTCAAAGATGGGATAATGTCAGTTGTTGATAATGTTAAAGGGATGGTTGGATGGCTTAAAGGGGGAAGTTCTAGTATTGGGAAATTAGGTGAATCGATGAAAACTGCTGGTGAAAGCAGTAAATCGTTAACTGCTGCTTCAAAAGGTGGAGGTGGGCTTAAAGAATTTGCTGGTGGTATTAAAGATTTTATTAATACACTTGGCGAAATTAAAATTGGTAATGCTTTAAAGGCCGCAGCGGCTATAGCAATAATTGGTGCTGGATTAGCTATTGGTGTCTATGCGTTAAATAAAGCTTCTGAGGGGATGACTCCAGCACAAGCTGCAGGGTTGTTAGTCACAGTTGGTGGGATAACTGCTGTTACATATATCTTATCAAAAATGGGCAATATTGGACCAAATGCTTTAATAGGAGCAGCACTTGTTGGGGGAGTTGGTCTTGCACTTGCTCTTAGTGTAGCAGCTTTAAACATTGCTTCACAGGGAATAACACTTGAACAAATAGGGATGTTGGGAATAATGGTTGGTGGATTACTCGTTACAATGGGCATTTTAGCTCTCATGACTTCTCTTGCTGCACCAGCTTTACTTGGCGCTATAGCTGTAGGGGCAGTTGGCCTTGCTCTTGCCTTAGGTGTTGGATCATTGGGTCTGGCTTCTCAATTGTTAGATCGTAATAAGATGGAACTTCTTGGGATAATGACTGCTGGGTTGATGGTATCAATGTTAGCATTTGCAGGAATTTCATTTATTGCCGCCCCAGCAGTAGTTGGAGCTATAGCTGTTAGTGCGGTTGGTGTGGCTCTTGCTGTTGGTATAGCTGCCTTAGGTTTAGCTTCTAAATTAATTGATCCAGATATAGGTGATAAATTTAAAAATTTAGCATCAGGAATAGCTCATTTAGCGCTGACCTCTGTAACTGGACCATTGGCATTAATTGGTGCAATAGCAATAGCTGCAGCAGCGCCATTATTGGCCCTTTCATTGGTGACCCTTGGAGCCGCTACCTCATTGTTCGGGGAAAGTGTTGTAAATGCTATAGTTTCGCTCTCTGCGGCAGTTGCTAGCATACCAGCTGGATCTGGCCCCGCATTAATCAGCATGGCTGCTGGTCTTACAGCATTTGCCGCTTCTCTAGCTGGTGGTGCCATATTCTCATTCTTTAGTGGTGGGATGGTCAATAATGCTAAAGAAATGGGTACAGCAATGCAGACATTACTTGGTCCAATAACACAGCTTGGAAGTGTTGGTGATCAAGTTGCTAAATCGTTTGTTTCAATAGCTGATGGATTAAAAGTGTTTGTAAATGCTATAAATGATAGTTCTGGTTGGTTCTCTTCGTTTGAGAGTAAAGCTGAAAAAGTTGCTGCTGCAATGCGTAAGATATCTGAACCAATGAAAGATATGCGTGGTGTTTCAATTGGCAGTGAAGTTCCTGCTGAAGAAATTAAAAAGAGTCTTGCATTAACTATCGAGTCATCGAATAAATCAAATCAAGAGATGGTTAATGAATTAAAGGAGATTAAGAAATTACTTTCTGACAAATCAGATGATAGTGTTGGTGATAAAATGGATCAATCGGTTGATATTCTTAAGAAAATTCTTAATGAAATGGTGTTTAGTAGTGGATTTGGCGCTACATCAGCCAATGCTGATTATAACGCTTAATATTAGGTTAGGTAAATATAATACATATGGCATTTATTCTAGCTGATGCTGATGTGGATGCTCTCAAGCAGGTTAATATCAAGGGTAATCCGTCTGGGTTTACCCTTAATAGTGATAATCTTCAATTTCCACCAATTATTACTAAAGATACTAAAAATGCGAATTGGCATACTACTGATGCAATGTCGTATGAACCAATAGCTTTCTTTAAATCTGCCAATCCGAGAGACTTAGGATTAGAATTTCAATGGATAATAGGTGGAAAATGGGATCCAGATAAAGTTCATAAAACTATAGATGATGTGAAAAAGTATTTTTATACTTGTTATTTAGGTAGTTCATTCCAACAATACCCGATAGTAGAAATAACAAAATTATATAATATAATAACTCAAAGAACTACTTGGAGATTAAATAGTGTCAATGTTGTTTACAGTCCTGAATTGGTTAATGTTAATGGAAAATGGTATCCACTTAATGTAAAACTTTCTATGGACTTATTATCTATTACTAAACTTAAGGGTGATCAAGGTGGTGATACCCCAATGCAAGAACTTAATACGCTTGAAGATAGTCCAAAGCCTGGTTGGTATTAAATATGGCATTAAGTTACAGTAGATTCAGAAATACTTCATTAGTGAAGACCCAAAATGGTGCGGAAACTTATGGGTTAATGGAGGGATTTGATGTTTTGAAGAATTTAACTGGTGATCAATATCAAAACTGGATAACTGAAAATAAGTATGAAGGAAGGCCAGATTTAATAGCTTTGTTTTTTTATAATCTTTCATATTATGATTGGGTGATCATTATGGCTAATAGGCCAAAAAACCCTTTAAACTGGCCGAAAACTGGTGATGTAATAAAGATACCCAATCTTAGTTTAATTAGGACATTATTCTAATGCCTGGATTTAAAATAGGCAACCAAGGTGATGGACCTAATGCTACTGCGGAAGTATTTCGCACACATAGATTTATATTAAATAGTTTTCTTGGCAAACCAGGTAATAAACCACCATTTGATATGTTAAAAGATGTTGATTTACCAGATCGTATAATAGAAGAAATACAAATTAAGACTCCTGGCGCTACTTATAAATTCGGAAAACAACTTGGATATACTGATTTAAAGTTAGTGTTCTATATTCCAAAAGATTTATTGTCAAAACTTGAAGAAATGTTCGATGATGTCGGAAATAATAAAACAGGAATACAAGATTTTAATACATACATGGATGAAGTTGTGTTAACAATGCAACTTAAGGAACAAGATTTTAAATTTACATTTAAAAATGCTTGGATTGGTAATATTTCTTATGGCCAATTATCATATGGGTCATCAGAATTAAAATTAGTAACAATAACTGTAAAATTTTCATGGTATAATACTCAGGTTTAAAATTATGGAACATGCCGGAGCAGATGTTGAAGTTATAATATCGATAGAAGACGGGCCTAATCTTAGTCATTTTGTTAATAAGTTTCAATGGAAATCATTAATTAATGGTGGATATTCTGTTTATGCCTTATTCAATGATCCTCATCTTGCGGCGTTTCAAAGCATTGCTAATGAGAAATATTTAAGAGATGCTAGAAAAAAACCAACTAAGATAAAATGGAAATTGAAATGGAGAATAACTGGGAAAGAAACTGATGAACGTATAGCTTATATTACTGATCTTGACGCCATTACTCCAGAAGGCGGTCAATCGTCTGGTTTCTTTCAATTTATTGCTATTGATCCTCCAACATGGTATTTGAATTGGGGAGATGCTGAAGGAAAAGCATATAAAGGTAAAGTATCTGATGTGATAAAAAAGATTATTCAAGATTATGCTCCAGGAATATCAGCAGATGTTGGTGAAACTTCTGATAATAAAGAAAATTATTGGTATATGATGAGGCAAGATCCTAAATCGTTTTTGATGTCATTAATTGATTGGTCATCATCAATAACCAATCAGAAAACTCAATGGATTGTCGCGAGTGTTGATGAAAAAATAGTTGTCAAAGAACAAGCAGAACTTCCTAGTGGAAGTTTTGGAGATTATGTTGTTAACTCAAATGCTCCAGGTGCTGGAAATGTAATTTCTTGGCAATTGTTAGAAAACAATTATTTATCAAACTTGCAAACTGTTCTAGGGACTGCTGGGATATCGGCTGTGTCTGGCTTGTATTGTGATAAGAAGAACACTATTACAAAGAGTAAGATTAAAATTAATGATGCAAATACCAGCAATAAACTTAATATAGATTTAAAACAAGATCAAAGCTTTACTAAACCAACTGATGAGGATCGTGGCTGGACACAAATAATGGCTGTACCAGAATGTAGTGGCGGAGAGTTGGGAATAAAATATCAAGATTATATTGATGGTAGAGCAAGAGTAATGTTTTTGAATATGCTAGAAGGATTAAATAGGATAAAGTTAAAAGTAGTTGGGAATAATAAAGTACATGATAGTAGCAATCTTGGTGGATATACTGTTAATTTAACATGGGTTGATGTAAACAGTACCCCATATGGTGGCAATGGAAAATGGTTATGTTATGGATTCCAACATACAGTATTTGCTGGCATGTGGACTACCGACTTATATTTAAACAGGCTGGATCAAGATAGTGCTTCTCAAAAGCGCTAAATAAAAATTGCTAAAAGCAAATAATTTCGGGCAAAAATATTTCAGACCTACACAAGGAACAATCCCATGGCCGACCAACCCGCCAACACAGCAATTTCAGTCTTCCGTACAGTCCGTACGCGGACTGATGTTAACCGTAACGCCTCCATCAAGCAGATGGCTCAGCGTCTTGGTACCAGAGTGGTAATCGCCCCTGGTGAGGAAATCGACGCCTACTACGCACTGGCCGATACAGCCGCTGCTTCCGCTGCAGCTGGCGTCCCAGGTCCCAACCCCGGTTGGAGATATGGTATGCCAGTCGTTCTTGAGACCCGCACACGCGCCACTGTGAATGATGTTTATGCAGGTGTGGCTTCTCTGGCCTTCCCTGTCAAGATCGTCGGTAACGGCAATGATCTCTTCATTGAGAAGGCCGCTGGCCATCTGACTGATGACCTGCACACTCAAGTTCGCGCTGTTGCTCCCCTGCCTCGGGGCCTCTTCCGCGCTATCTGAACTTGGCTTTAGTGCCGAATTTGACCACCTGTGCGATCCACAGGTGGTCAAATTGTATCTGGGAAATAAAATATAACAAAGGAACAAACAAATGACTGCTCTCTCCACTGGTCCATTAAGCGTAAGCCAAGTCACTAATCAACATATGTTTATTCCGTTTGTGGCTGTAATGCAAGTTAATTTCCCATCTGGATATGGTAATCGTTGGGAACGTTATGATGAGCTTGTTAAAATTGCCAATGTGGCAGAGAATGAAATAAATGCATTTATTAAAGCTAATGGATATGCAACTGATTCTTCAAATCCTGTTAAATTTACAATCCCATATGGTGACAATGTTGCGAAAATGACCCTCAATGGAAATATTTTACGTACCCCAAGAAGTAGTATTCCTAAGAGTTCAACACTTGCTGTAACCGTTTTGAATGCTGGAAAGGGAGTAGTTGGATATGGATGTACAAATGCCGCCAATAAAATACCTGACCCTTATTTTGATGCTTTTGCTGATCAATTAATCAGTTCGTTAGAATCAATCATTACAAATGCAACTGTTTTAAGCGTGGAAGTTGCTGGCATCAGATATGGAGAACGCGGCTTATAATTTGAAATAGTATTTTAGTATAATGATACTTTGCGAATTTCACCGCCATTTTGGTGGGTCAATTTCTATAGAAACAGTTAGTAAAATATCTGGTATTCCTTTAAATGAAGTAAGAAGGTCAATGGTTTTTGACCCTCAGAATGATAACTTGGGTTATAAGTCATTTTTTAAGAAATTTAACATATTGGACAATATTAGTTGGAATTATGAAAACATTTCATTGACTGTTCAGGATGTGGTATGGAAGCTAAAGCAGGAAGGCATTCAATATGCAGAAATTAAATTTTCAGTTAATAAATATTTAAAACACATTAATACTCCACTTGAAGATTTTATATTGTGGTTTGCCAATGAATTTGAAACTTTCTCATCAAGTGTAGGGATAACTGTTGATTTAATATTATCATTAAAACATGATATGGACAAGAATTTGCAAATAAAAATAGGTAATGTTATTAAAAATGATACAGTAGCTGAATGCATTGCTGGAATTGACATAGTTGGAGATGAACATTATTTTAATGTTGAATTCTACAGACCAATATATGAAAACTGGCATGCCGCAAAGCGTGTGTGTATGGCTCATGTTGGTGAAATTAATAGGCCACAAAATGTTATCGATGCCATAAATATTTTAAAATTAGACAGGGTATGTCATGGCATAGCTGTAGCTGATAATAAAGAATTGGCTAAAATGACTAGCGATAAATTGATATCATTTGATGTTTGTTTAACTAGTAATCTATGCACAGGGGTTGCTACAATAGGTAATCATCCAGTAAAAAGGATGATTGAGAATGGGTTTATTGTTAATATTGGTACGGATGATCCGGTTATTGTTGATACTAACATAAATGCAGAATACGATTTTTTAAAGAAAGAGACAGGGTTATCAAATAAAGATATTAATAAAATTAAAAATAGTGCCTACAATTTTTCTGCACAAGAAATAATTAAAAGAAAATCTTTATGACTTCTGGTGATTTTTTAACAGAGATGGCCGAAGAACCAGAAATTAATAAAGCTGGATTAGATCCAGGTTTTGTAGCAATGTTGCAGCGTATGCACGAATATTCTCCAAAAGTACATGAGATGGTTAGGAAATTAAGGCGTGAAATTTATGTTTCTATAATGCAAGATAAAATTAATGGTAAAATATATATTTAATGACAATTCATTATACAACAGAAGAGTTTATACAAAAAGCCCAAAAAATCCATGGTGATAAATATAATTATTCGTTGGTTGATTATAAAAAATACAATATCAAGATAAAAATAATTTGTCAAATTCATGGAGTGTTTGAACAAAATCCAGCTTGTCATATTCAAGGTCAAGGATGTCCGATTTGTCATGGATGTAAAAAAAGTAATAATGAACAATTTATACAAAAAGCAAATAAAGTTCATAATAATAGGTATGATTATTCAAAAGTTAATTATGTAAGATCTAACTATAAAATTAAAATCATTTGTCCTGTTCATGGTGAATTTGAACAAATTGCTGCAAATCATTTACGTTATGGATGTCATTTGTGTTATAAATCATATAATTCTAATATAAAGGAATTTATTGATAAAATAGAAAAAATTCACGGTGATAAATATGATTATTCAAAAGCTGATTATAAAAATTCATTTACTAAAATTAAAATTATTTGTCCTGTTCATGGTGAATTTGAACAAACACCAAACAGACATCTATCTGGTCAGTGTGGTTGTCCTAAATGTCCGTCAGTGATTTCTTATGCCCAACAAGAACTTATTGATTTTATAAAGGAAGACAAGACTATAAATGATCGTGAAGTTATTAAACCAAATGAATTAGATATTTTTATTCCAAGTAAAAATATTGCTATTGAATATCATGGTATTTATTGGCATAGTTATAATAAGTTGGAGTCTAATATAGAAAAATATAAACACCACAACAAAGCATCAATTTGTTTTGATAAAGGTATTCAATTAATACAAATTTTTGAAAATGAATGGCTAAATAAGAAAAACATTGTAAAGTCTATCATTAATGCTAAATTAGGAATTAATAATAAAATATTTGCGCGTAAATGTGAGATTAAAGAATTATCATCCAAGGAATTTAATGAATTTTGTAATAAAAGCCATATTCAAGGAAAATTAAATTCAGTTATAAAGTTAGGATTGATACATTATGATAGATTAGTTTGTGTCATTGGTTTTAATAGGCATTCGAGGTATGATTATGAATGTACTAGATTTTGTAATGAATTAAACGTTAATGTTGTTGGTGGCGCATCAAAGTTATTTAAATATTTTTTAAATAAATGGAAACCTAATTCTATTTTATCGTTTGCTGATAGACGATATAGTAATGGTAGATTATATAAAACATTAGGATTTGAATTAATTGGGGTTACTGATCCAGGGTATTTTTATTTTAAAAATGGTGGTGATATGATATTGTACTCTCGTCAACAGTTTCAGAAACATAAACTTAAAAATAAATTAGATAATTTTAATTCTGATTTATCAGAGGCTCAAAATATGTTTAATAATAAATATAGAAGACTATGGGACGCAGGGCATTGGAAATTTGTATGGTCAAATATTAAATAGGTATGAAAATATCATCTCTACATGTTTTGTGTGAGGGTTACTCAAGAACATATAAGTTTGGATATGATAATTTTAACATTGATCCAAGACCAAATGTTGTAGCTTTAGGTAGGTGGGTAAACCATAAAGGCACTAAGCTTCTTTGTGGAATCAATTTAAATTATCTTTCTGATGATCAAGTATTGGAGCTTCAGAAAAATCTTCAAACAATTCTTGGAGATAGAAACCTTAGGCGCAGGGTTAGAAAATTACGTGGATTAATGCCTCAAATATTTGATCGCGCTTATAGAACTTACAATCAAGATCATGTTAAAATTGTTGCCCCAGGAACTCTTAAATTCTTTAAAGAGCCAAAACCTCAACCTATTAAAGAACCAGTCACTAAGGCTATTGAACCAATAAAAGCTAAAAAAGAATTAAAGAAGCCAGATGATGTCTCTAAAGATATAAATAAGATCGATAAAGATGAAAGAGGTATTGATTTTGATAAGGAAGAACCAGAACAAGATGATAAAGATATTCTAAGCAAAGAAAAAAAGGTTGCTTCAAAGGATATTAAACTTCAAAAAGGTGAACCTATTAAACTTGTTGATCCTAGGAAAAAAATTAAAGAACCTATTGAACCTGATAAAGATGCTAATTTTGGTAATTCAAAACCAGAAATTGTTGAGCCAGAAGATTTAGATTTTGAAGATGGTGAAGAGGATACAGATGAAGGAATTCCTAAGTAAATAGGATGTGGTTTACGAAAAAGGCAAGATTCCAGATTGTAGTAATGTAGAAGAGTTAAAGTCTTTTTTTAAAGATCATGAAGATTACACCACTCTTGAAATAGCTTTAAGATATAAAATCGCTCCAGGAAGTTTAAGATGTTGGAGAGTTAAAGCTGGCCTTAAATCAAAAACAGCCCATTCTGAATTTTTGAAGTCACATAAACTGCAAAAAAAACTTATCATTGAACATGTACATGATCCATTAATATGGGATAATAAAGAATGGTTTGAAAATGCTTATTCTAAATATGGAATAATAACAATTTCTAAAATAATAGGTAAAACTATTAGGACTGTTCAAAAAAGATTAGCAAAGTATGAAATTAAGACAAAACTCTGGAAAGATTCTATAAAAAGTAAAAATCCATATAATAATGAAGCCTGGATAGTTGAACAATATTTTACTAATAAAATTGGTGTTGCTAAAATGGCTAAAATAGCTGGTGTTAGCATATATACCATGTATGATTGGTTAGTAAGTAAAGGAATTTACCCAAGATCAATAAGCAGGGCTGGTGCTATATATAGATGGCGTATGTTAAAAATTAAAAAGAAACTAAGATTAGAAAAGTACAATAAAGTATATGGAACAAGCTTTCAGAGTTTTAAAGAAGTTGCTGATGCAAGATCCAAGGATAAAGAAGGTAAAGTCTGATTACAATGGTTTCATAGTCTATTGGAATAATCATATTAAAGAAAAAATCCAGATAGCTAGGAGATATTACGGTAAAAAAATAAGATCAAAGAAAAAGCATTTTTTATTAGTTGTTCCAGAAGTTTGGTGGTGGGATAAATTATCAAATGATAAAATAGTAGCGAGGCATTTTAAATATAACATAAACGAATTAGAACTTAATAATAGTGATGAATATTTCAATTTATCTAAATGGTCATATCAAGATTTTGAAACATTAAAATTTTATGATAAATTAATGTTCATGCATGGTTTGCTAGATTTTATAGTCGAACACGGATGGAAACCATTTAAATATCCAGATGAAGTACTAAGAGAGAATTATCAAAATATTTTAAATGAAGGAACTAACAGTCATAGAAGAAGAAATGGTTACAGATTGGCGAAGTATTTTTTTAAAAATAAGGATCGTCCAGGTGATTTAATTCTTGAACATTTTATGCCAAATGGTCACTATAATTTAAGTAATAATAAATTTATTTATAATTTTAAACATAAAAATACCATCTGCAGATGGTATAAAGCAATAAGAAGAATAATACGTAAAAATAAATGGTTTAAAAAAGAAGAAATTAATAAAACAATAGATTTTGACTATAAAACATTAATAAAAGCAATAAAGGTTTCTGATAGGCGTCAAAAATTCTTTAAATCTTTTAAGTTCAGGCCAATAGCTTTATATAGAGTAATAATAAAAGATCTTGGATTATCTGGTAAAACATTTTTTGATTTTGAGCCTAGATATGGAGAAAAATTTTTAGCGGCGGTAGTAGAAGAATGTCCATATTATTTTAGACCAACCTGCCCGTTTGATACTTATTATAAAGATGTTGCCAAATTTATAGAATATGATGATATAAGTGAAGAAGATAAATCAATAAGATATGATTTTTCAATAATTGATTTTGATTTTAAATTTAATAAATCAGTTTTTGATTATTATATGAAAAATTATTTCAATAAAATTGATGTTAACGTAATATTTGTTAGTAATCCTTATGTTGAAGAAATTATGAAAAAATATCCACCAACAAAAAAGATTCCAATGAGGATATGTCATTTTGAACCTTTAAATGGATATTTTTTCATATATAATTAACCAAATATGACTTTCCGTGAATGGATTGCCTATTACACGTCATGATTTGTGTTCAAATTTAATATATGAGCTTCAATGACATAACCATAATTAGAACTTTACCAATAGTTGGTAAATTTGTTAAAGTAGCTGATGATAACAATAATCTTCCTAAAGTACATCCATCTGAAGTACCCTATCCTGTTTTAGAGGCTAGTCCGACTTCAAAAATGGAATTCATTGAATTTCCAGCTGTTACTGCTGATAGTCAGACGAATGTTGATTATCAAAAGGTTGTTAAAGATATTGCATTAGCTAAACTGTAAATTAATTACTGGAGTAACTGGTTTGTGATCAAAAATATTATATGATTGATTGGAACATAGTAAAAAAATTACATGTTGAATACAATAATAAACAAATAGCTGAAAAATTAAATATTTCAATTGGATCAGTACAAAGAATAATGAGAAATATTAATGAAGGTAAAGTAAGAAATAAGATTAATAATCCTGAACCAATATTTAAAAGATTGCATTTATCGGAAAATGAATATATTAAATTATTAAATAAATTATATTGGTCAGATAATCTCTCTCAAAGGAAAATAGCCGCTGTTTTTAATGTTCACCAAAGGACCATTGAGATTAGTTTTAAAAAATATAATATTAGAACTAGATCTTTGTCAGAAGCATCAAAATGGGAACAAAAGTCTTGTAATTTAACACCCGATCAAATAGAAATTATTGATGGGTTAATGCTTGGTGATGGCCATTTAGATAAATCAAATGTTTCAGCTAGAATTCAATATGTCTGTAAGTTTAAAAAAATCTTAATTGATATTACTAAAGAATTCAGTCAATTACATTTTAGTGAGCCATGGGGTACTAAAATTTCTAATGAATCATGGAGAACTAAAAATAAATGCTGGTTTATAAAATCATCATTTTATAATGATTTGTTAGTTCATAGAAATAGATGGTATAAAGATATTAAAATAATACCAAATGATGTCATGTTAACTGCAAAATCATTTTATTGGTGGTTCATTGGTGATGGATATATTAAAAATAAATGTGTAGAGCTTTGTACTGATAATTTTAAACATGTCCATCTTGAAAAATTGCAATTAAAATTAAATAATTTAGGCTATAAATCGTCAATTACTACTAGAAAAAGATTAAAGTTTAATCGTGATTCTAGTAGTAGATTTATTAATAATATTGAAAATAATAATAATATTGCACAAGAATATCAATATAAATTTAACAAATTTCACGAGGTGTAATATAACATGAAAAAAATTTCCTTAATAAGTGGCTGTACAGGACAAGATGGCTCATATTTAATTGATCATTTATTAAGTTTAGGATATGTTGTGCATGGTATTATTAGAAGATCATCTTCTTTTAATACGAGTAAAATAGATCATATAATAAATTCAAAAGCACATGGCTCAACATTTTTTATGCATCATGGTGATTTAACTGATTCTAATAATATCAATAAATTGGTTTCTGAAATAAAACCAAATGAATTTTATAATTTAGGAGCTATGAGCCATGTTAAAGTTTCATTTGAGGTTCCAGAATACACTGCAAATGTTGATGCGCTAGGACCAATGCGTGTTGTTGAAGCTGTTAGAATGTTTTCACCAGAAACTAAGGTTTACAATGCGGCTACAAGTGAAATGTTTGGTGGTCAAATTGATGAAATGCCAAAAAATGGATTTGATGAAGAATGCAAATTTCATCCTAGATCGCCATATGGTGTTGCCAAATTGTATGGACATTGGATATGCAGGAACTATAAAGAGGCATACAATTTGTTTGTTTGTAATGGTATATTATTTAATCATTCTTCACCTCGTAGAGGGGAAACTTTTTTAACTAGAAAAGTTACTTTATGGTGCAGTAATAATTTCCATAATTTAAAAAATAATCTTGAAGTTAGGCCATTAGAAATAGGCAATTTAAATGCAATGCGTGATGAAGGTCATGCAAAAGATTACGTAAAAGCAATGCACATGATGTTACAATGTGATAAACCAAATGATTATGTTGTTTCTATGGGTGAAACTCATTCAGTTAGGGAATGGATTGAAAAATGTTTTAAATATATGGGTCTTAATTTAAGATGGGAAGGAAATGGTATAAAAGAAATAGGGTTAGTCAATGATAAAATCGCGGTTGTTGTTAATCCAAAATATTTTAGACCGTCAGAAGTTGATATTCTACTTGGTAATTCTAGTAAAATAAGATCTGAACTTAAATGGAAACCAACATTTTCATTTGATGATTTGGTAAATGATATGATGGAACATGATATAAGTAATTATAATAAAATTTAATTTATGGAGGCAACAGATTTTTTAACAGAATTATTTGCCAAACGCGGAATACCTAGCGTTGGTGGTTTAAGCTACCAATTTATTAACAGTTCAGATATTAATAATATAACAATGTCTTTTCATGCTATAGATCCGTTAACATGTAGGTCAGAACATTTTTATGATACTAGGAACAACATATTGTTCAGAAAAAAGTTGTTATCAAAAAATCATGCAGTGTGGGAACAAATATTTTTGGTTTAACTCAAATATATCAAGAGGTAATAAAGAATGACCATACAAATAGGCGTACCCAATAAGAGTGATCTTGTTGATCGCGAATATATCGAGATACCTGGTGCTGATGGTAATACTCACGCTTTCCAATATGATAAGGAAACAAATACTTTATTTCAAAAAGAATCTCAAATAATAATTCCATCATTCCATGGTTTAACTCACGTCTCAGAAGACCCAATACCAGAGGCTACTCCTTGGCTTCGTGGTTTATTATCTGCTACTGATAAAGCAAAACTTGATGCACTGACCCAGACTAGACTTGGTGTTCTTGGATTCATGGGTGCTGGTATGCCAGATGATGGTGGTTGGATGCAGGGCGATATTATACTTGCTGCAGGCAGTGAATTCATAAGTCTTGAGAGAGTTGGCAATATAATTCGTTTCACAGTTGATACCCCTGTACCACTTTCTTGTGGCTGTGAAGAATGTGCCCAGATATATTGGATTCAAGATGAATCTGATCTCAGATCAGTAAGACCGCCAAGTTGTAATGGTATAATGCCAGGTGTTAATTCATATGGTGAATTGAAGATTTATGCGTACCCGGCAAATCAATTGTTTAATGCCAATAATCCAAATGCCTATTTTAACCAAAAGAACACTTATCCAACCCTTCAATTTGTTCGGTATGCCAATGGCAATATTCAAAATTTAGCGCAGCTTAATCTTGTACTTCGTCGCAGAGGTGATGGTACAACTAATGTTGGATGGTCAATGACACCTGGACCAGCTGAGGTACCAGAATGTGTTTGGTATATGGGATCTGATTCTGGCGGTCGCCAGATAACATTTGAATTATCCCCATCTAGTGATCCTGGATTACTCGGTGCATTGTTATATAATGGCCATAGTATCACTAAGCAAATGGCCATAGTTACAGGATATACAAAGACTATTTTGTCAACCAACCAATATAATGTTAAATTGTGGTCAGTTCCAAATACTAAGCCAATTGGTAATGACTTTGTTGCCACTAATATATGGCAATATAATTCTGGTACAACTGGACAAACATTAGTAACTGACGCTACGATCCAGCTTCTTGAAATTGGTGAATTGGTTGATTTGTGGCAGTTTGAAATTTCGAGAGTTAATAATGTGCGCAAATATTTATATTACTTTAAACAACGCCCAAGATTAAGTCCTGCTAATCTTTGGTCATTTTCAAATGCTATTAAATTTGGTGAATTGTATGAACAAAGAGATGACATTAACGAAAAGACACATACTGGAACTGGTACAGAATTAACAGCACACATTGATCATGTTAGTGATATACGTGTTTATGAGAGAACTCAATGGGGTATAACTGGATTTGAAGATCCGTTATATTTAGCTAATGATGGGTTCATTGATTTCCATAAATCATACGAGCCAAGTGGAGCAATCGTCAATGGCAGATATCAAGCTGTCATAGATTATAGCATACCTGGTCTTAAAATTGAAAAAATCATTAATGACACTCGTGGTGACATAAATCACGATGGTAAAATAGATGACGCTGATCTTGCTTTATTAATGGCGTCAATGAACACTGTTTCAACTGACCCAAATTACAACCCAGATGCTGATTTTAATAAAGATGATGCCGTGGATGTTCGTGATCTTGGAATATTTGGAACCAACTATAATATTTATGCTAAAGAATACAGTGATCAACCAATATTTATTTGGCATCGTGGTAATCATAAAAATATTTTAATGAAGGCCAAGATTGGCAGACCAACAACAAGTGGTTTCCCGCCCATAGATATATTATTTGGAGCACCAATTGATAATGTTGATGATGTTTATATTAATGTAGTTAAGCGCGGTACATTTAGCACTGGTGTTTTTGCTAATTTACCATATATAATAATTAATAGTCAGGAATTTAGATCTGTTCCGCAATCTGGAACACTAAGAGTATTAACAGGTGTGTACAGAGACATATTGTGGAAATATAGTCATAAAATATTTGATGGTAGTCAATTAATATTAATAGGTGTTGATACTATGTTCCCTTATGATGAAGATTATCTCACTGGAACTAATGTTAGTGTTGGGACATCGCCAACAGTAGAAACGTCAACAAATGCTGTGATTTGTCAATTATTACATGCAGATTATTCAACATCTGCCATGAGACTTGAATTCAGTGTCAATTCAACTATTGGATCACAGTCTGTACAATTGCAAATTAGTGCTGGTCTTCTCAGCATGAAGACACCATATAATCTTGATAGACTTGCCCTTGATGGTAAACCATACCATTATGATGATTTTGTACGTGGATACGCCCCTGGTCAATTTGCAGTAAGTCAGATCTATACTCAAATCGGATTCATAAGTGATGGGATAGGTGCCAACACTAGTTCAGACGTTGAAGGGTTTAAAGTTTATGATGGTGGCCTGTTACCGGCAACTGTTAATGGCATGACTGAAAAATGGAATGATTTAGTAATAATGGTTCGTGATAATCAACTTTGGATTTGGTGGAATGGATTGCTGATGTCACCAGATAAAGATCTGTCTAGTAAATTGCCAACTCCTGTTGCAGTTAGTACTCCTTACTGGCCGGTCAATCCGTTACAGATTGGTAAAGTTGGATTCAGATTGTGGCCTGGGGCATCGTTAAGAGATATTGAAGTGAGAGATCAATTATCGCACTTCAACGAGTTCACCTATGGTCAACTGAGCATGTGAAATTTTGCTGTAATCGTTACTCGTACCTAGAAATATGAGTGACGATTACAGCAAAATAGGAATTAATGTTGACAATTATAAGGGTGGTCTATCATTTGAAGATTATCATTCAATTCCACCAATGTTTTTCACTAAACATCTTCAAGAAGTGCCATTCATAAACAGGTATAATGGTGGGTCAGCTTTTCTTATTGCTAGTGGTCCCAGTTTTAATGATTTAGATAAAACATTATTATATGAACCTGGAATATTAACAATGGGATTAAATAATAGCCCATCTGTGTTTAGGCCAAATTTATGGACGTGTGTTGATGATCCAGCCAGTTTTTTACAATCAGTGTGGATGGACCCAAGAATTGAAAAAATAGTTCCAATATCTCACATTCACAAAAAATTATCTGATAGTACTGGTGATAAAATTACTGAAATAAAAATTGAGGTTGGTGATTGTCCAAATGTGTTTTATTATAGAAGAAATGAAGTTGTTAATACATCAAATTATTTGTTTGAAGATAAAATAAATTGGGGAAATCATTCCAAAGTTGGTGGTGGTAGATCAGTATTTTTAGCTGCAACTAGAATTCTTTATCTTTTAGGAATTAGAAATCTGTTTTTATTGGGTGTTGATTTTTATATGGATAAGTCTAAAGAATCTAAAGATGGAACAGGAGGAAATTATAGTTTTCCACAACCAAGATCTGTTGGAAGTATTAATGGCAATAATTCAACTTATGCTAGTATGATGAAATGGTTTGGTAAAATGAGAAAAATTTTTGATGAAGTTGGATTTAAGGTTTATAATTGTAATCCTAAAAGCAGATTAAATGTGTTTCCTATGATAGAATTTACTGAGGCTATCGACCTATCCTTGAAAAATTTTCCAAGAGTAAAATCTGAAAAAACACTTGGGATGTATACCAGAAAGGCTGATGTTGAAAAAGAAGCAAAAGTTATTGAGGCCAAGAAAATAGCGTCTCAATACAATGAAGATGATAAAACAAAAATTAAAACATTGTTAGATGCAAGAAGGAAAGATTTAACAGATGCAAAAACTAGAACAAAAGAGGCATTAAGAAAAGTTCATCCAGAGATAATTACAGATGAAGATGTGTTAAAATTTACAAAATCATGGTCTTCAAATAAACCAACTGATCCAAAATATATGGAGTCTTATAATTTTAAAATGGAAGAAGAAAGAGTTAGAAAAATTTTTAAAGATGTAGAAATAGAAAAGAATAAAGTATGGGGAATAGTTAAATGACTTGTGTAATTATTGGGGGAGGATCGTTTGCTTGTGAATTATTGTGTTATTTGAAATTAATGATTAAAAATCATAATTCTTTTCATGTAATATCAGAAAATCATCTTGATGTTGATGTTGATGATCGCAACTATCAAAAACATGATAATGTCAATAAATTTATAGAAAATATGCAGTTTAATTCTGCGTTTATTGAAGTTTATTTAGGGTCTGGAAAACCAAATATTAAAAAAAGAATGCTTGATGAAATTTCAAAACATTTTGGTCCAAATATGCAATTGGGGCCACCTATTGCAATGGATAATTCAACTATTTTATCAAAAGAAATCGGTCTTGGTACAATTATAGCATCAAATGCTGTTATAGCTCCAATGTCAAAAATTGGATCAAATGTTTTAGTTAATTATGGGGCCAGTATTGGCCACCACTGTTATATAAAAGATTTTGTTTGTATCGGACCAAATGTATCAATTGGTGGTGCATGTACAATTAAAGAAGGCGCTTATATTGGATCCGGAGCATGTGTAAGAGAAAAAATTGTAATAGGTGAAAATTCAATTGTTGGCATGGGTGCAGTAGTAACATCTAATGTTCCAGACAATACAACAGTTATTGGTATTCCGGCAAAACCAACTGTCATTAAAGGAGGATGGAGATGAATTTAGAATTAGTCGAAAAATCAAAAAATATAATTAATAAGGTCATAGATCATTACAAATGGCCAGCCAATAAAACAATATTGATTGAAGGACTTAGAAATTTTGGTGATTGTCTACATGTTAGTATGGTTGTTAATCATTATAGAAAAATCTATCCAGAACATCATATAATCTGGGCTGTTAGCGAAAGATATTTTGAACAATTCGAATCTTTTACGGCATATGTCCCATGTGTAATTTTTCCACTTCCTCATGGTCTTGAGCCAGAAGATAGACAAGAATTAAAAAAATGGTCAGTTGGACTAGGATTATTTAAAACTGTTTTTCCATGTGTTGCTGTAAGCGGGTGGACACAAAGTGGCAGTATCGTTGATAATGTATTATTCAACGCTGGGATTAAAGAACTGAAAGTTCCAAGAAATCCAGTGTTTCCACATGAAATTGCTGATTATCAATGGCATGATCAGTTTATCACAAATAATAAACTTCTTAATAGACCATATATAGCACTTGAATATAATAGCTACACATTGTCTAAACCTCCCCATAATGCAACTTGGTCAACTGATACATATAATGAAATGTTATCAAAATTTAGTGTTCCAGTTATTTATATGGGATCAAATTCAGACCCAAAATTGAGTTATGGGTTTGACGCACGTGGATGCACATGGAAACAAGCTAAAGTTATAATTCAAAGAGCCAGATTAATGGTCGGATGTGGAAGTGGATTATCTGTACTGTCAGCATGTAGCGATATAAAGACCCCATTATTAGAAATCAATATTGGCGACACCCTAACCATGAGAAATTGCTATGGCAGACAAAACGCGCAGTCAATACATACGCAAGGATACGAGCAGGCCGCTAAAAAAATCAATGAATATTTCTGAAAAAGTAAAAGAAGAAATTAAAATGAACTTGTTAATAGACTCATATAACATAATCAATAAAGCAGTTGAATTTTTACGTAAATCAAATGGTTCACCAAAAGTTTTAATGAAGATTTATGGAAATCTTGGGGATAGCACTAATGCAACTGCTATCGCAAAGCATTATAAATTAAAGTATCCAAATTGTGTGATCGCATTTGTTACCAAAAATCTTTATTTAAATGCTTATGAATTAAATAAAGATTTTGATGCGATATTTGGACTTCCTATTGGTTTGAATCCACAGGAAAGAATAAAAAATGGTGAATATATAACAAATAATTTTAATGATGTAGATTTTAGATTGTGTCCTGCTGTTTTTCCATTTGGTGAAGTGTGGAACACTCATGCTTGGTCACTACCTGCAATATCTCATCAATTTTTTTCCAATGCTAAAATCATTGTTAGTGAAATGCTTGGAGATAGGAAATTAAACATACCGGTTTCTGATGAAGATCTTAAATTTGCAAATGAATTTATAAAAAATAAAAGATGTATAGGTATCGAATATGTCAGTTATTCTCACACGCCATTTTGGAAATATACTGATTTTATAAATTTTGTGAAACTGATGAAAAATAATGGTATTGAATCAATAACATTTGCTGGAACTAATGAAGGTTTAATACCTGGAACAATGGATGGTCGTGGAATGTCTTGGAGAAGGACTGTTGCAACACTGTCTAAATGTAAATATATGATTGGAATAGGATCGGGCATAACAATGTTGGCAACTGCTGCTAGACCGACCCCGGCAATCATTGAACTTGGCGTATCAAGTTCTATTTCCATGACATCATGTGGATATGGTACAAGCCATAATCTTAGTTGTGGCCCAGACGATGCAGCCGCATATATAATGAATGCTGAAAGAAATGAGCAACTTAAAGGAAAAACATGAATTTAATCTATGCTCAGGAGGCTGAAACTCTCTTATGTCAACAATATCTTGAAAATGATGGAGAAGAGTTTCCAAGATTGCCATATGCAAAGCTTGGTGAATATTTAGATACAGGTGACATAAAGAAGATTTGGATATTTCCAGATATTTCCAAATCATTTAAAAATGTCAAAATAAATGACAATAAAATGATAATGCCATATAAATATTATGTGACTAGTGGTGAAGCTGTAAAGAAAACAGAAGTTTTAATAAGTGATATCAAAGAAATCATTAGTCATTCGTTAAAACCAAACATTTTAGATGAAATTACAACATTGTTGATAGATTTGGATGAGTTTTATAACATGCTGTTATCAACAAGAGGCCCAGCGAAATATCTTGAATTAACCAAATGTGAAGATGGTATATATAATGGAAATATTTGCGCAAGAAAAAATCCGAAAAAGAAGAAAGAGGAAGAATTAATAGATGAATAACACATCATTACAATTAACCAATGCGACTTCTCAATATGTTCTTAAATTATTGGAAGGTGTTCAAATGAAAGATAGAAGCATTGTTTGGAATCAAGTATATAGAGATGTTAGGAGAGCTAGTGATATATGGTCTAAGATTGATAAAGAAAATAAACTTTTTCTTGAAATGAATAAAAATAAATCAAAACCTACTTCTACTAATAAAATATAACTAAGCATATATCAGGACACCCACATGCCAACCATTAATCCAAGTTTAATCCCAACTGTAAATCCAGGATCATTATTTAATATCTTGACTACTAATAATAGTCTGGCAGTTCGTTGGCTTACTGCTGCCGATCCTCATTATTTTGATGTTTACAATAGACCAATGGCTGACATTTTAGTCAGACAATTGATTATAGCTAAGACAGTTGATCAAGTAGGTCTTAGACTTAGCCATCAGGGACTTTTTCCATTTCTTGTTAACCCTACTGTTAATGTCGGAACTTCTAAACTTTCTCTTCCAGTGTCATGGATATGGGATAGTCACGTTTCTTTAAGAGACACATATCGCTCAGTAAGACTTGCTAAAATTATTAGAATCAATGGTGTAAGTGGTGGGACAGGAAGTGGTGGGACAGGAAGCACAACAGGAACATTTAGATTGGTATTTACTGGGATACCATTTGGTGGATCTTCAGAAATTGGTTTATTCTATGTTGATTACATAATTGATAGCACATTATCGTTCCAAATAGTTTATGTTTCACCGTGCACTTCTACTGAATTTAATCCATCAATCTCACCAACTGAATATCAAACAATTGCTGGTTATATCATATTTAGAACTCTTGATACAGAATTGGAAGCTGCATTTATTGATGCATTAGCTCCATCTATCACTTCTGGCGGATTTGTTGCATATGATATGTCAGATACAGAAATTGGTGGTTCTGGCGTTGATGGCGATTATACATTCCCAGCAGTGATTCATGGAACTGGGTTGTTAGTTGTTAGTGCATATAACTTAGTGCCACCAATGGGCATTGATTATGAATCAATTTTAAATTCATTGGGATATCCATGGAGAATTGGTGCTAACCTTAGTTCAGTAGATGGTACTTCAAATGGAGTCATCACAATACCATCTGGAATGTTTGATCAATTCACTTTATCTGCCCCAGTAGGCGATCGTGATTCTCAAGTCTTGGAAGATAATTTCCCGGTGCTTTGCACTAGGGTTAGAAGGCTTGACCCAGCTTCTAATAATCTTGAGTTTGTATTTTCGACATATAACACTATTATCGGTAGCAATAATAAAGAATTGATTGAATTTGCTACTCTTACATTAAATCGCAGCAATACACCAGGTACATTAATAGAAATAGTTCCGTTTAAAAATTTGAGAAACAATACTGATCCCGATTCTGCCACATTTGCTCAAAATTTTGGATCTGGATATGTAATACTCAGTAGCATATGGGCTACAAGTAATGTAGTTGCACAATTTTTTGATTCATTCTTATCTATTATAAATGACCCTGCTGATAGATTGTTTAATGCTAATCTTGGCGAATTTGCACTGCACCGTGCACCAATGCAGGTTCCTACACTTGGCGAATCGTCTGCTTTAGCTGGATCGACATCAAGAAGACAAAACCCAATTCACCCATCTGATAATAACAGATATATTTGTGAATCTGATCAAGGTATAGGCGATGCAGTTGATTTAATCGCAAATGGGTTCACAGAAAATTCCGATATAGATAATTTTGGATATACTGGATCTCTTTGTCGTAGAAGTATAGTGTTAAGAGTTAATTCAGCAAATGATGCTAATTTTGATTATGATAAAGATATCCTGCCAAGATTGAGAAAATTGCTTGGAAGAGATCCAATACATGCAGATGAATGGTTTGATGGTGTAGTTTGGAAAAGATTCGACAGCCTTAGCGGCACTTGGATAGGTTAATAAATTTATTCAATAAAAATTAAACCAACCCCAAATGGGGTTGGCATATAATCGTTAGTTTGGTTGTATATCAAATTTATAATATGGCTGAACCAAGTTTAACAAATTCTGATTACACACAATTAATAAAAGCCTGGGGCGAATTACGCGACAGTGCTATATGGGCAGCTGTTATTGTAGGAATAACAGTGGCAGCTTGTTTTATTGTTTATTACGTGATACAATATAAAAAAGCTAAATCAGCCCAAGATGCAAAAAACGATAGAGCGCATAGAATAACGTCATCTAATGATAAAGTAAGTGATTCGTTACAAACAATTAGTAATTCAATGGTCGAATTATCGGCAAGCATGAATAATCATAAAAAATCAGAAGAAGAAATTATATGGCCAGTAATAGAAGGTCTTAGATCTGATGTGAAAGAATTAGCAAACAGAGTCTCTGGCACATTAGATATTAATGATAGTCTAGGCATAATAAGAATAGTATTCTTTAAAGCTGTATATTTTGAAATTCGTGATTATTTTAATGAATTGTTATATACTAAAGAGTCTGATTTTAAAACTAGAGAACAGTACATTGCTGATAAAGCTAGAACTAATGTTGGTGAAGTATTGACCAAATATAAAAACATTTTATCTAATTTTAAATTATCAGTTAATTACAATTTATTTTTTAGAGTCGATTCAACTGAATATAAAGAAAGATATATATTAGTTGATATAATATGGTCTGAAACCAGAGACTATTTCACATCTCAGTTAAAAGCTGAACAAAAAGTAGAAGAATGTTCATTAAAATTATTTAACACTATTAAAGATTACATTAATACTATTATCTCTGAAATGAATGAAAACGTGCATGATAAAAGAAAATCTGAAAGTTTTGAAAAACAACCGGCTGCAATTACTCCTGCTCCTAGAGCAGCTATTAGAATGGATTCTAAAATATTTGCTACACCACTTCCATCTAAGATTGATAAACCAATATAATTTTTTATTTAATAATAATTTCAAATATATATAGAATATGAGCACCATTGAGTTACCGATTGTCCCATTTGATGGGATGAAGTTTATTGATTCATGGAGACGTGAATGGGAATATAATCTTGATACAGTATCATGGATTTTCAGAGGATATGTACCAAATATACCAGTTGCTGATGAAAATACTATAGGGTTGCTTAGTTCTAATCTTAAATCTTTACTTGACTCTATACCAGAAAAAGCTGGCGGATTTGGAATATTAACAAAATATTCATTTGGTAAAGTATCTGGAAATGGTTTTAATGGTTTAATGACAGGTGATATAGTTTTAAAGTCTAATACTTTAGATATAAAATGTAGGGATCAAAATGGTAAACTGATAACTAAAACATGTGCTTCTCCTGTTAGTTCTCCAGAAATAAATAAAATCCCTTCAATAGACATAAATTTTGGGGAAGATTTTCTAAATTCAATATGCATAGAAATACCTGGAAGTAAAGGACCCAAAGGAATTCAAGGTCAGCCTGGATTAGATGGAGAAGATGGCTTTGGGGATGGACCGCAAGGACTTAAAGGCAATCCAGGTAAAGACGCAACTGGAATATCAGAAGTAGATTCGGTAACAATCGAAATAGACGAATCTTTTTATGATACCGCTGTAGTAAATGTGGAACTTGACCAGCAAAATTCAATATTATCAATAACTAAAGCTAAATTAGCTGTACCAGATGATAATACACCAGCTGATCAATTTGTTGTGATGCCAATAATTAGAAGTTTAGAATGGACCAATGGACTAAATTATAATATTGTACAACCAAGTAATGAAAATTTAAGTCTTGAAGCTAATGTTAGTGTTCTTGCTTATCCAAAAGATTTTGACCCAAACATAGCTAATTCTAATTCAGAAATTTCTAGAAAATCATTATCAAGTTTTGTTGATCAGATAATAAACAATTATCAAACAATATATAATGGATACATTACAGAATATGATAAAGAAATAAAAGATTATTTTTTTGCTAAAGATGACGAAGCTAGGAAAGCACTTGATTCATTAGTTTCCGAATTAGCAAGTAAACAATTTGGTGAAACCTTCGAATATTGCATGGGATTGGCCGATAATGGTATATGTGGACAAAAACCTAGAAGAGATTTAGGAGAATATTTAATAAAATTTGCAATAGTTCAAATAACACCATTTGTTCAAGAAATTTTAAATGCCCTTTATGCAATTGCACAATGTGCTTGTTCAGCCGCTGCAGCAGCTTCTGTGAAACCAACCTTACTTGAATCAAGTACTTTGAATGATATATCAAGTAATATTATTGCCAATATTGCCAGTAACAATAATGTCAATATACAAGAATTAAAAATCGGATCTCCAATGGGTCAGTCTGATTTATGCAATTTTATACCTCAAATATTAGAAGCGTGCGGCCAATTATCTAATGAAACATGTCAAGCTTCTAGTAGCAAATTATTGGCTAAAATAGATCTTAAGCCTGGAGATGTGTTTAACATTAAGAATGATGGAGAGAAAAACATCCTATCGAGAGGAGTGTATTTGATCCAATATATAAATGGAGCAATTATTGATGAATCACAAAAAGACAATGGATTCGTTGTTGGTTCTGGGATTATTGATAGTGGGTTGGTTTTGAATATTGAAAGTAAATCTACTATTACAAGAATACCGATGCCGATGTCTTCACAAATATCGAATCCGCTTGATAAGAGCAATGTAATTAATTCTTATCTTACGGGTCCATTAACAGAAATGGTTATCGGAGTACTAGCTGAAACTGGCGATAAGGTATGGGTAGAATTCGTAACTAAAAATATGAGTAGTTCAAGTGGGTCACTTAGTTTATATGTCAAATATTGTGCAAGGTGCTAAATGAATAATATAGTATTTCCACCTAATCCATCTGATGGAGATGTCTTTGAATATACTGATGGCGTATATTTTCAATATAGTAGCACCACTAAGACATGGAAAAAAGTTGTTGGATTATCAAATGTGCCGATGGCAAGTGTTAATAATGATGGATTAATGTCAAAAGATGACTTTATTAAGCTGCAATCATTAATTATTCCACCTCCTCAAGTCAGTTTAACTGCTGATTCATGCAATACTACTTTTAAAGAGGGAATGGTTAAAATAGAAAGTTCTAATAATGATTTAAATATTGTTAGTAATCTTGATGTTTTTAATAAAACTGAAAAAGAAAAAGTCGATTTTATAATTCATGAAAATACCTTTGGTATTGATTTTTCGATAAACATCAACAGATTAATTGAAGAACTTGAATCACGTAATAAGATCACATATAGATCAACCCAGGGTGATCAAGGTGACCAGGGTGAAAGGGGAAACCCTGGACGCGATAGGATAGAAACTGGCCCACGTGGGCAAAAAGGTGATGATGGCAAAAATGCCCCATTTCCTGGCACATTAGTTCAAGATTTTACAACAATAGATCAAACTAAAATTAAAAAAGTAGTTGTTGATATTAAAAATGACCCAAATAATCCAAAAAACATAATAGTTGTTTTTGGTAATGTTGGTAATTTATCAGCTTGCCCAAATAGAGTTAATTGGAAAAACAAAAAAACTCCATGGATTGTTGCATTAAAAGAAAATGTCGGGCCTTGTTTCTTGCCAGCAGGTTGCAGAGGCGTTTGCTCAACTGAACTTTATTATGTTGACACAACAACAATTCAAGAACAGATACAAGAAAGGTTTATAGAATTATTACTTGCTGCTAAAACAGAAAGAGAGACTTTGGCCAAAAATTGGCTAAATTCAATGATTCAAATGTTTAATTCGCAAAAGCAAGCAGTTTGTTGCGCTATTGAAGCAATTGATAGCAAGAGTAAGAATCAGGACATAAGAAACATTTGGTCAACTGGTAGATATGCGGCAGCGCAATCAATGTATGCGTTTACTATTACAAGCGATGGTGCCCCAAAATATCCAAGAGCAGACCCACAGAATACACCAAATGATTTCTTACCTGGATCAAGCGGTAGTAATCAACAAGGTGGTGCCATTTTAAATGGTACTGATCCAAATACATTTAAATGCCAGGAATGTTTCCTTATTGTTGATTTATTAAGTTATAATGTCGGACAGTCGAGACCAATTAATATAGACTTACCAGCTGGTGATTATATTTCAACTATAATTCAATGCTGCCCACAATTTGATAGATCTGGATATTCAGGAAGATATAGTGTTAAATTTAGTGATGTTGATAGTAGTGGAAATATTACCAGTTTATACACATCTAATGATTATGGATATTTAGATATGGCGGCAGCAAGTGCTGCTTATATTGGTGATAATTTATCATTTAAACATCAGGGTGGTGTAGCAAGCTTCTATTTGAATCCACCACCGCCAAATGGTAGTGCTGTTAGTCTTAATGGTGGAGTTAGATTGTGCGTACAATTAGCTAAATGTTTTGAAAACCCGAGTAATGTCACAAGCGGATCTAATGTCACTATTTCTGATTTGCTTTCTTCTTATGTGAGAGCTTCACATGCTGAATTTTATGAACGTGGTTGGAGAATAGGAAATGCATGCGCTGCTCATACTTCTGTTTTTGGAACTCAATTCATAGTTGTATACAGGAGCTTGGGTACTGATACTAGTTGTGGAGGTGGTGAGTATTCAACAACACCATTTATTAAATATTTCCAGGATAACTTGGATGAGCATGTTGCTATTGCTTGGCCAACAATAGACGGTGATGGATTCTTTGGATTGCCGAGAGACGATGGAAGATTAAGAATAAAATTAGTATATGATAAAGATTTATCAGATATAATAGTAAATAATATTAATAATGATGTTATATTTAAGAAAATAGGAGATCCTAAATCAGTTATTAAGAAAGTTGTTGTACCAATACTTGACCAAACTAATCTTACATCTGGTGGTCCAGATCCGTCAGTGTCTCCAGATTATGAATTAGTTAAAGCTCCTGGAATAATGTGGTCATTTAATACTTCTATAAATGCCAAGATGATTGATAGTGGTGCGATACTCCCACAAAATAAATACCCAGTTACTAGTTTATATCCCGATTCAGATATAGAAATTGCTTCTGGATCATTATCATCCCGTGGTATCGAAATAAGAGCTTTAAGTGGAACATTGCCAACCAGAATGAGAGCGATATCATTCTGGTTTAATGCTGTAAATGCCCAATCGAGTTTCTCAATAACTATTGGTTCTGTATTAAGTGGAATATTTAAATATGCTCTTCTTGTTAAAGTTTACGATTATGTTGGCTTAAATGTTAGACAAGTTGAAATTTTATCATATACTAATCAGGACAATGCTGTTGAAGGTTCAACCGATTATGCTAAAATAACCATTCCAAATAATGCCTGGGTTCATATAGTTGCAAACAGAGTAAGCGATCAATATGTTGAAATTTATGTAAATGGGGTTAAAAATGGGATTATAGGACCACTTAATGATGAAAGTTCTTGGGTAAATCAATCAACAGTGTCAGATGTAATAAATTCAACAGCTGGATCTTTATTGGATCAGGTTAGATTATATAATGACACAATGACAGTAGACATGATTTCAGCTTTGTATCGTATTGGCAGGAACGCTAATTGATAGTATTTTAATTTTATGAAAATAGATGTAACTAGGTTTTGTGGTCTTTCTAGAAGAGATGATTTTCAAAATTGGCTGAAATCTATTTCTAATGAATATTATAATGAATTAATTTATTTTCTTAGACTTGGAAAATCATGTGGTAGCAATAAAGAAAAAATGGAAGAAATATATAGTAAATTGGTCAAGGATAAAAAATCAAATTTGATGATCGATTTTTTAATTAAAAATTATCCACATATGATAATTTATGATAAGAATGATGCCACAAGTAAAATTGTAGAAGTTCCCCAAAATGATAAACAAATGGTTTTAAGTAATGATAAACAAATGGTTTTAAGTAATGATGAATTAAATCATCATAAAGTATTCCAAAAATATAAACCTGGGTTATTATTAATACCACATCAAATGATTTTTATTGATGATAATGGGCGTTCTTTAGAAAACAGAATTATAGAGTTCACAAGAACTAAAATCCAAACTGATTATGTGATTTTACAAGGCCCAAAATTTTACCATGGTTACATAGAATATTTTGAAAAAGAATTTGCATCAGAGGCTTTTAAATTACCAAGCCACAATAGACCAATATTTATTTATAAGAAAAATAATAATTTAAGATAATGCTTTGGATATTCTTGTAACCTCGTCAATATCAAGACCTGGACCGCCTGGCAGTGTAATGCCTTGTCTCCATAATTTTACTGCTATTGGAAAATCATTTTCATTGTATTCGTGATGCTCCCAAGGCGGCATTAGAGGAATTGGCGGAAATATTGGTCTTGAATCATATCCCAATGAATTTAATATTTTAGAAGCAGTATTGTAATAATCATAGTCAGATTCGTCTAATATTGAGAACATCCACCATGAATTATGACCACCATTCGGTGATTTTTGAAATTTAAATTTATCACCAAGTAATGAAATATAAGTATCTGCGATTGATGTTAATTTTTTAGATGTTTCATCTATCCTGTTAATCTGTGAATTTGCTAATGCCGCTTGCATCCCCGTTATTCTATAATTATACCCTATATCACAATGCCAGAATCTTTTTCCTGGTTGTTGCGCTTGACCCCTGAGCAATTTACATTTATCAGCTATTTTATCATCATTTGTTAATATCATACCTCCTTCAGCACTAGAAATTAATTTATTTCCATACATACTAAATACTGATACTTCACCAAAACTACCGATGTTTTTTGAATCTACTTTAGCAGTTAAAGCTTCACATCCATCTTCAATTATTTTGAACCCATATTTATTGGACATCTCTATTAAACGAACCATATCGACTGGGTTACCATAATTGTGAACAGCCACGACGGCATCAATTTTCATCATTTTACATTTATTATCTAAAATGTCCAAGTTCATATTCCATGAATTGATATCGGCATCAATAAAAATTGGAATTGATCTAACATATTCAACAGAAAATGCTACTGCTGCAAAACAGCATGCTGGAATGGCTATTTTTTTATTTTCAAGATTGGTACTTAATAATGCAAGATGAAGTGCTGTAGTTCCATTAGAACAACTAATAGCATGTTTTCTATCAGTGAGTTTTTTAAAATTATTTTCAAGCTTCTCAACTTCTGGACTGGCTTGTGTAATGAATTGAGATTTGACTATATCATAAACAGCCTTTGCGTCATCATCAGTAAAAATTTGATTATAGACTGGAATCATGTTTAAATCCCTTGAGTGTGAGATAAATTTGTCACCGTTTATTTATCTGTATGACATTAATACGCTTAGACAATTTGAATGTACATATGCTCATCATTTATTAATAAATACTAACTTAAATAATTGTGAAAAGGCGTTTTTCTTAAGAAATAATAGAAAACCAAATAAATATGATGTAGACCATGTTGAATATTTAAAATCTGCTTTTAAACCGGTTGATCCAGATACATATTGGAATACTTATGTTTTTCAAGCTATCTATGATGATTTTGGTGATTTAGAAGTTAGTTCCGATATAATATCTAAATATTATAAAGAAATTTTAAAATTTGAAATAAATTATGATAATTTACATGAGATTGGTAGATCAATAAGATATAAATTTGGTAAAGTATTGTCAGATAAAGGGTATAATATGATAAATGTGTGGCAATTAATGCAAGTTTCTGCAGTAATTAATACCAACAATATAACAAAAAATCCAAATAATATAAAGTTCATATTTAATAAAATATATAAGAGAAAACCACTAGACCAAGAGGTGCAGATAATACTGTGCCTTGATCTAGATTCAGGAATCCAAGGAGTAAGAAATGAAATTGTCAAATATTTCAAAGTTGCATACGAAGCTACTTTCAGAAGAAGAAGAATTAAAAAATATTGATAAAGAGGCACTTGCCGAATTAGAGGGTAAGCCGCTGGAAACTGACCAACCAGTTGCTCCACCCGCTGATGAAAATATGCCAAACGAATTGGAAGATTTAGATTATAGCCCAAAATCTAATCAAATTAATAAGCCAAATTCTTCTGGATTTACATTGCGAAATGTAACTGATCAACTAGATGGCATAGTAAAAAATTGGTTTAATTTTGCTGTAGAAATGAACCCTGATGCAAAAGAAAAATTTTTAGCATTAGGTGAAAGAATATCAGAAATATCAGATATTGTTAAGAAGGAATTTAATAATGTCTGATTTTGACCCATTTAAACCTCTGAATTCTGAAGATTTTAAGCCTTCTGATCTCCCAACTGGAAATAAAGAAGACAAAATCAATCCAAAAGACGTTGGAGTTGATAATAGTGTTGATTTAAAAGATGACGAAGATGGAGAAGATGCAGATACTTCACTAGATGATTTTGAATCAGAACTAAATGATCAGTTTTCTCCTGATGTCCCAAGCGGTGATGAATCATTAAGTTTACCGGAACCTACTAGTATACAGACTCCAATTGCACCTGAAAAACAAATTAAATGGACTGTTATTCCTACTGATAATAACGAATTAAAATCACAACATGTTAATGGCTTTACGTTAAGAGCTAGACCATTGAGTGCAAAGAAAGATGAAAAGATTAAATATATAACTCAATTATACAAAGGAAACAAAATTTTAGAAAAAGGTGTTATTTGGATTGACTCCACTAAAGATCCAATAACATTTTTGCAAAATGTAGCCGATAGGATCCTTAATAGGATGGGCTTAACATCCAATGAAATAGAAGAACCTAAAAGTGAATTTACGAATGAAGAACCTATAGAATCAGATTTACCAAAGGAAGAAGAAAAAGGCGATCTTGGTAATGAAATGGATCAAGTGCTGGGGTCAATTTAAATCAGATTCTATCTCTAATAAATCTCCCCAATATTCCTGATTTTTGAAATTTTTACAATTTTGTGACCCGACAATGGCCCAAATAACGGAATAATCTCTTTTATCTGGTATTGTATCTTGCCCGTCGCTAAGAATTATGTTGACATTTGCGACTAGATTATTATGTTCAATATAATCAAGCACACAACTAAAATCAGTACCTCCACGACCAGTTACAGCTACAGTTCTCCAGTCTCCTTTTTTATATTCTCTAACTTTATGAACTGCACTATCAAATTCGATTAATGTAATTTTAAATTTCTGGGAAATTGATTCTATTTCACCAAATACTACTTCTAATATTTTAGTGTACATTGATCCACTAGTGTCAATCATGATAGTTAATTTATTGCCACCATGAGAAGATGTCCCTTTTATTCCAAATTGTTGATTTTTTCTGTTTAATCTAGCAAAAGTTTTTCTTTTTTGTCCTATTGACCTACCTATTAAATTTCTTAATAAATGAGCGTAATGAATTTTTGATGATTGAATTTGTTTTATAAATTCTTCTAAGTGTCCAGGTGGATTACCAGCAGCCTTGCTAGTTGAATTAACTATTTCTTTTACTGTTTGTCTAATTTCATCTTTTGATGCATCACTTTCTGACCACACTTCATGATTATCATGTAGTTCTACGTGTAATATTTTACCGTTTTTTAATATTAATATCCACCCCTTTAATCCATTATCGTTATTTATTTCTTGGATTCTTGAGTTATCTATAATCCATTTTGCAACTTCTTCACTTGAATGATCTTTTTCAAAAAAATCTAAATCTATACCGGACCATAATTCATTATCTTTATCACACATGTTGCTACCAGGCATAAACATTCCACATTCTGGAAGATGATCTATACTTTTATTAGATTTATGACCATTAATTAACCAATCTTGAGCTATGTTATTGATTACATGATGTTCGTCGGTTGGGCCAATTGACCTACTTGGGTGCAGCCTGACCACATGCTCTATTTCATGGATTATTACAGCTATCATTTCATCTATTGTTAAGCTATTGCAAAATTCTGTGTTATAATAACAGTTTACTCTTCCACCTTTTTTAAAAGCTACTCCAACTGTTTTTATATCTGTTCGCTCTATCCAATCTATTCTTGTACAAAATGTGCCATACCATGGATGTAAAATTTGTATCTTACATCTTGCATCCATTAATTTGTCTATTTTATCCATTATTTATTAAGCTTTATTTCAGATCCCCAAGCAGTAATTTGAATCTCTCTTGATAATACCGGATCTTTGGTCAGTGCATTATACCAAGTGCGAATTTTTTGTTGTTTACTGAGTATTCTCTGGATTGATGGATTAATTAATGCTGCACCCTTTAGACTACTTTCAAGTTCGTTATTTGTTAAACCTCTACAGAACCCAACAGCAAGATCTTTATAATTATTGTTATTGACCATCCATTTACAAAAAGACAAGACATTGTTTATTTGTTTTTCTTGTGGATCTTTTATGGATGTGGCAATATTGACCACACCAAGCATCAATCCTTGCATCTCTGGACGCTTCATTGTGTGAAGAATTTGGATTATTTTTGTACTTGCACCATTTTCGATAATGTCTCTTGGATAGAGTTCTGCTGCCCAATTCTTATAAGCATTTGTCACTGCTATTCCTATTAATCCTTGTAATAATTCAGTTCTGATTCTGTCCTTTTGTTCATCATCCTTGAATATATCAGTATTGTTTTTTATTGAATTTTCAATTTTTGATACGAATTCCCACGATCTAGGATTTGGTTCAATTATTAATTGTTCAGAACCATCTTCTGTTTGAATTAAATGTTCATTACTACCAGCGCAAAATTGAGTTATTTTATCAGTTATTCCGTCATCAATATCTGTAGATTTCATCCACTTCATCCAATCAGTAATATATTCTTCATTTACCTGTATATTAACATGACACCAACGTGATGTAAAAGCGGCATCTGATACAAATGTGTTTGTCCTATATCTTGATCCAGACGGATTACCAGCACCAATTATTAGGATTTTAGATGGTAGTTCATAGCCACCTGTTTTGCGATCTAATATTAATTCAAATAAAGCCTGTAAAACATCATCTTCGCCTCTATTAACTTCATCTAAAAATAAAATCCCTTGATGATATTTAACTTCACCTTTAAACGGCCAATGTTCATCTGTTGTTTCTTTACCATGGACTTCACAACATTTTAAATAATATGGAGATTTGTCTGGGATTATATCAGAATTTTTGCCCCATGTATTACCCTTTTCATCTATGAAATTTCCATGTGGAAGATCAACTGGTGGAAGATATATGAATTTATCACCATCTGCTTTAGGAAGACCTCTTAATTCAGAGGCTTCCATTTGAGCAGCACGCATATCTTTGCAAAAGAATGGCACTGAACAATTGCCTTTATCATCACAAAAATGAAATCTATTTTTACAAAATTTTTTGACGCCATTGCTTTTACCAACACCTCTTGGACCCCAAATAAACAATGGAATATTGGCAACATGGCAAATAGAAATAGCTGTATCTAATTCTGAATATATCATTTTGCACCTTTGCTCATTTTATGATAACCCTTTTTTTCTAATTTGGATATTAAAGAATCTTTATTTTTTATATTGTAATCTTTTATACCAACATTACTAAACTTGTCATCATATGTGTTTATTGATTTATAAGTATTATTATCTAAATCTATGATGGTGTAAGACTTCATTATTATTGTATCATTAAATTTAGATTGTTTGATCCAGACTTCCCCATTGGTTAGACCATGCCATGGATTGAATTTTTTATCATCATATTCAACAATTTGTTTATCATTATTACTATTTGCTGACCTAATTCTGTCATGATAAAGCTTAATCATTTCACCATTTGGTTTTTTTAATCTTACAGTTTTACCGTTATCGCATAGTTCTATGACAGTGCATATTTCATCACTTATTAGATTTTTATGCGTTAAGTATCTAACTTCATCTTTTTCATGCAATTCCATATTTGTATTCCTTAAATTTTTATATAAGACTTAATTTTTTTGTAAAGATTGTTATGAAACATTGAGATAAAAAATGTTACCATTTATAGCTCCAGATAAGCCCATAAGGACAAGTGATGATTTTCTTATTGATTTAGATGTTGAAGAATGGTCCTGTGAAATGAAACTTGATGGTTACAGAATGGAAATTAGCAAACATGATGGAATAATAATTGCTCGTAGTCGCCATAATGAAATTTTAAAAATTGATGGTTCTTTCATTGATTATTTCAACAGTCTTTTAAGTGAAGGAAGTGCCATTGACACTGAATGGATTAATCATGATAGAATAAAAGCAATTAATACTGTGATGAAATTCAATCTTCCTTTAGTTGAGTGTATAGGCATACATGATGTGACTTGGCTAAACGGTAAGTATCTTGGTAATATTTCATTAAAAGAACGACGTAATTGTGATATTTACAAAAAATTACAGACAGCTTCCATGAATAATATAATAGATAATTTTAAAGTATTTAAAATTCCAATGTTGTCTGATGATAATACAATGATTGATTTTTATAACATGCAAAAAAGTATTAAAATTAGCGAAGGGATTGTTATTAAAAAATGGAATTCAAAATTGGTTGGAAATAGATCACAATCTGCTAAAAATCCAAGCTGGTACAAGATAAAGTACCGCAACTGATCGAGGAACCAAGAACTATGAGCCATTCTGTTAAACCAGTTTTATGTGCGTCTATTAGACCACATCTTAATTATCCTGACGAAGTTTTATTCGCAGAACTTAAGGGAACTGTAAAGTCAATTTGGAACACAGTGAGGGGTGGAAGCCCAAAATATGATTATGATGATGCCCTATCTGATGCTTGGATAGGGTATACCAAAGCTAAAGAACATGATAATCTTCCTCCTTCTATTGCTGGCGAAATAATGGAATGTCCCATATGCGGGCACAAAATGCATATGCCGGTGACAATGGATGAGGATAAAAATGCAGATCCATCTAGAGATAGGTCATTTAATTTACAATGCGAATCGTGTAATCATGAATGGGTAAAAGAAATTAAGAAAACACAATTTACCACTTGTGTCTATCATTATATTCGTGGAGAAATACAACGTGGTGCTCGTGAGAGTCGTCGTTGCGGGATTCAGAAAATAAAAAAGCAAGATATGAATGGTCACAAAGTGGATCCATCAATCATAAGTATAGATGTCTTCTCACAGACTTCAGATAATGTCTGTGATGCCTTAAGTGTTGGTCAAAGTGTTCATGTTACTGGAATTGGTATTGAAGTAAAGAAAAATGTTCATAGGGCAGTAAGTAAACTGCCACCCCGTCAATGTGAAGTAATATCAAGGATGTTTGGATTAGAATACAATAATGAGATATTAGAACCAATGTCTCAGGCCCAAGTGGCTGATCATATAGGGATATCAAGGCAACGTATTTGCGCAATTATTAAAGGTTCATTAGCCAGGCTACACAAAGAATTGGAGAAATCTTATGAAGCTTGATAAATTTGTTTTTGATAAAGCATATGATATTGTCATCATAACATACAGTGACAATACAAAAGCATCAATTGCTTTTTTTCTTGACAAACATGAAACTTTACATTGGTATGAATACAAGGGTGTTTGTGTCGAAAAAGTAATTAAAGAAATATTTGAACCAAAATTTAAATTTAAAGCATTAAGTAGGCACGACAATTCATCTTCATTTAAAAATGCACAAAGGGTTTCTCAAAAATTTATCAAGAATAAAACTTGATCAATTAGGCGTATTAAAAGATTGTACTGCCGTTTTAGGTAAAAGTGAATACGGATCTATATATAAATTGTTTAATGGTGAATCAGATAATTGGTGGTGGAGATCTATTAGTAAGAAAGAATTAACTCCTGATTATTATGCGATAGTTTTATTTATTAGCCATATTGATTATGGTCGGCGTATGTCGATTAAAACTTATTTAAATTTTGTTCAAAATAGCGTCAATAATTCTAAGACACCGGTATCTTCAACTATATGCGGAATAATGATTGGTAATATTGTATTTGTAAAGGATGTCTATAATAACCAAACTTATAAATTTAATTTTGACATTAATACAGAAGATAATGTAACAATTAAATCAATTGGATCTAGCTTTGATAATGTATATTTTAGAGGAATTTTTAATTTAAAAAATTGTCCGTTTTATTGCCCAATTTCGTGTTAGTTCGACAAATATATAAAGTAACAATGGCTACATCAAATAATCCCTATTTTAGGTTGTTTCCCTTAAATAACGCTCGCACTGGCTTTAAGCCATATGCGATGCCAGTTTTATATATAGAACGTTATAGATTAACTGAAGATGGAATGGCTATAAGTGATTCAGAAACTCAAAAAATAAGATATTATGTAGTTAATGCCCCTGATGTCGCTAAGGTTGCTGGACCATTTAATACTAATTTAAGAGTTCCAAATATTTCATTGTATGAAATAGATTTAACTGTACAGCAATTGAATGATAAAATATTAAAAATAAATGGTTATCAATTCTACCGTAAAACTATTGACAGTAAAGGTGTTGTAACATATACTCCAATTGACTTTTCTGAAGCTGAAACTGGAGACTATTTTGATTATAGGTTGGAATCCAATAATGTAGGTGATAAAGTAGAATATTTTAAAGATGCGTATTACTATGATCTTTCAGGTGTAGAAATTACGGTTGATGGTCTTCCAAAACCAAATAGATATTTCTTCATTTGGGAAGCCACTTTCTTTAGAAGAATTTCTACTTTAAATGGCAATTTGAAATGTGTTGGTACTGATCTGGGGATGTCAAATGAAATATTAGAAGTTAATCATCCTGGTGAAGTACATCACGCAATGTGGAGAGGTACTCCATCGCTTTATTTTAATTATGAAGGATATAAAGAATCAACTGACCCTACATTGGAATTTTATAGACCATTCGCTGACTTATTACAAGACATATTTGATGAACAAGCACTTTTGGATGGTATCAATCGTATAGATACTGTTCCCATTGCTTTTATACCTTATTTGGCTTATCTTATAGGGTGGGATTTACCAAATTATCCAGGTGTGACAGATAATCTTAGAAGAAAAATTCTTAAGCGTGCTGTTCATTTACAAAAATTGAAAGGATCAAAGAGAGCAATAAGTGAATTATTTGAAATGTTTGGTTTTACTGTTAATATTATCAATTTATGGGCTGATAAACAAGGTGATAAACTTCTTAGTGCTGGTAATGGTTTGGAAACCTTATTGACTGTACAGGTTGATCAACTTCTTTCAAATTATAATGCTATAGGGTTTGGTATTGATTATCCAATACCATTAACTTTTTTACCAAATAAAAATGTACAAATAGTCTTATATGCTTACCAAGTTAAGCAGGGTACCAATGACTATCAAAAATTGGTTGATTTTTCAAATAAGCTTTCATCAAATCTTGAGTTCTATAATGACGATACAATAAGATATGATGTCAACAATACTATAACAACTAAATCTATAAATGAATTAAATGCATCATTCACTAATGATGGTTTAATTGGATCCACTAAAGTATTGATTGGTGGAATGAGTTATCAGATTTATGGCAGAAAAATATTGAATTCATCTAATATTTCTTTTGATAAAAATGAAAATACAATAATTTTAAACTTTGACCATGAGTTAAGTGTTGATGGTGGTCAATTATTTGTATTTCCTATTTATGAAAGAACAAAATTAATAATTCCAAATGAATTATTAAACACCAAGTCTAGTAGATTCGATGCTGAGATAGCAAATAAGGATAATAGTCCAATAGATTATAATTTATTGATCTACATGTTGTCGTTTATTTTTAAACTTAAATCATTTCATTCTTTATTAAGAAAACTGATTTATACAATTGATATTTATGAAGTTTATAACTTAATTGATTTCTGTGTTTCTGAAAATGATTTATTAAAGCCAGGAACTAGTTCTGGTGATTTACAAGTTCCACCAGCTATAATACCTACTGGTGAGACATGTGATGATTCTAATCGCAATTTTAAAGATTCTGACATTAATTTAAAAAATATAATTGTGCAGGGTTTAGAGGCAGAATTTCAAGGCTGGAAAAATCAAAGAACTACAGATAGCGATGGTAAAATAATAGGTGATAATTGTGAATTAAATAAAGAAGGGCAAGATAAAGTACTGGTTGATAATACTACTGATTTTGATCAAAAACCAGACAATAGACCAACTTATTGCATTAATCTTCCATCAAAACCAGATTTTTGTTATAAAGGAAGAGTGACAGCCGACGAAGTAACTGTTACCATAGCAGAATTAAAAGAGATTTATCAGAATGTTCCATGCGGACCGAAACTTGGATATGGATTCTATTGGGAAGAGAAATCTCGTGTAAACTTTGATCATCAAAATGTTGGTTTTTTAAATTCAAGGTTGAAATTTGTTGATAATAAAGATGTAACATTACATTATAGTGCATATCCATATTATGATAAAGATGTTCAAAAATCTCAAAATACTTTAGCTTTAAGCCCATCGTCATTAAATATTGAGAAAGAACATCTCGGATTTCCTTCTCACAGATTTTTATCAATGGGATATCTTGCCAATGATTATGATTATACATCTTTAAATATATCATATGGATATGATCTTGTTCGCAAACGACCATGGGACGAAGAATTTCAATGTGGATATTATTTAAACACGCTTAATGCCACTCTATCAACAATAAGCGGAAAATCTGTTAGAATATTCTATAATGGAAGTTCATTTGATATAGAAGAAATGTATACTGGATCAATGATCAAAAATGGATTCATGACTTATAATGATGCTGAATCATATATTAATTCAAATAATATGTTCGTTGAACAAGATTTAACATGGTCTAATAGTGATTTGATTTATATTGGAAATGGAATTGAATCAGAAATTGATTCTCTAAGTGATCATACAATAACAACTGGTGATGACAGATTAATAACTCATAATGTGTATCAACATACTGAAACAAATCCATATGTCGTAGATGATTTCACAATAAATTCTTCATCAGTTATATCAACAAGTAATGATTATGGCCCAATATTTAGAAGTGTATGTAAAAGTTCTAATGAAGATTTTTCTGGTGGCTATCCGTCAATTAGCAACACCACTACAATTAGTGGAAATTACAGGTTTGATACAACTGATCCAAGTGGTTTACTTGATAGACCATTAATAGCTTCTGGAGTTGGTTTACCTCTAAATCCATTAAAAACCAGTGCAAGATTTTTTGAAAATTCAATGATATTTGTTAGTAATAATGATTCTAATTATCAATATGTTGTACCATATAGACTTGATTGTAGTTGCATGATAAACGTTTGTGATCAGACTAATATGACTGGTGATTATACAGAATGCAAACCAGAATCTTTGTATGATCAAAATGGCAATCTTGATGTATCTCCTGATAAAATCGAATTTGATTTTACAGCTTTATTAATTGAGAAAATATCATTATGTTCACGTTTGTCAAATCATGAAATTAAAAATTTATTCTGTATTAAGGATGATTGTTCATTACCAGAAACAGGATCATTCAGATATAAAGATGATTATCAAATAATTTATGAATTGTCCTGGATAACAATGAACGACATATTAGATTTAATATTTGTAACTAAAGATCCTAGAACTCCTGGTGCCAATTCTGATGAATTTATAAAAGATGGTAGAGTTTATGTAAAAGGGATAATCACAACCACAAGACAAATAATTAGAAATGGTACAATTATAGAAGCAGAAGGTGTTGAACAGGTTGTAGATTATTTCCAAATTAATGTTAAATGTGGTGATACAGCATTTGAAAATCCTTTCTCTTATGGTATAGATTGTGCTATTCATGATGACCTTGAAATTGTTGTGTCTGATGGTCCAAGATGGATGGATCCAGAAGATGTAGGCCCTGGTGGAGTAACATTCATAGAATCTACTGTTGACCCATGGAAGAGAGGTACTGTATGGGCAGATGTTGATTCTGATACATCTGGGATAACTTACCCGACGCCAAACCCATTAATGTGGATAGATTTTGTTAGTAACGGATTGTAAATATATCATTCAAAGATAACTAGAATATGAGCAAAATCAATACTAAACTTGGGGTGCTATTAGAAGACGTGAAAATGTCTCACGAGCATAATGATTCCATATCTGCTGTTTGTAATAAAATTAAAACTCTTGAGATACAGACTAAAGAATCAAGAACTGAATTATCACAATGCATTGATGCCCTTTGTGCCGATTTGGCAAAAGAAATTAGAAGACTTCAAATAGATTTAAATGTCACAATGACTAAAATAGGATGCAATGTTGGATATAGATCTAAATATATCACATGTGAAGTGGTGCCATTTCAAAATAAATGGAATTTTAGTAGTTCAGATTTTGGAAGAATGTTTATGAGAAGATATCCAGATTGTTGTGATCTTGGTGGTTCAATACCGCATTTAGCTAAGTGCCTCGCTGAATTCTTCACTAATCAATATAGATCATTAAACCCATGACTTTAACCACTACTGGTGTTCCAATGGCAGGAATGTATGCTATTAACACTGATGCTAAGTATATTGATCCAAAATCTAGTGTGAAACATAAGAAAACTAAGAAAACTACATTTTCTCCATTTATGAACAAATCTGATGCATCAAAACAGCACATTACTGGTATAATGGATAATGCTGGAAAAAAGAAATCCAAAATTGAAGAGAAGATAGATAGTAAAATAAGGGATTTATTAAATGACTGATCTAGATAATAGAATAAGGTTGGACCAGTCAATAGTTGATTTCACTAAGTCTGGTACGACTGGTGAACTTCATGATGAATATCCAAAACCAAATACTCAGGCCAGATTTGATTTAATGAGGACTTATTTGATTGGATTACTATCTAATCAATCGTCTGATGAAGATACTGATGGTGAACCGTTTGAAAAGCGTACTGGAACATTATGGTACAAGAAAAAATCTGCTCTTCTTGAATTATTCAATGGCACAGAATTTGAAGATTTATCAAAACATATAGGTATTACCATTGATAAAACTAAAATACCTATTGAATCAGTGATACTCAATATCTTAGCCGCTTTGCGTTATGTGGCACCAAGAGTGATTTGGTGTGGACGATTTGATCAAAATGTTACAGATATCATCCAAATACCAGCAGCATATCAAGGATATGCTGCAATGCCAAATATGCATCCATTAGTGTACATTAATGGTTTATTAATAGATCCACGTGATACAACTATACAAGCTGGATCACCGTTCTATATTAAAATGAACGATAATTTTATTCCAGAAGTTGGCCAAAAATATACTGTAATACTTGAACAAGTTTCTGACATAACTCAAGAAGACATAATCGGTCAAGGATAAAGTATGCAAACAGCTAAATTCGAAGAATTTTACAACGGTATTCGTGATGATAAACACGGATCTATTGGTATAATTGAGTTTATCATTAAAGATAAAAATGGGAACATTTTAGACCATAAAATTGAAAAGAATATTATTAAAATATTTGCAAAGGAGATGTTAGCTCACAGACTTCCAAGTACTAAAATCTGGAATCCTGATGCCAATGGTGGACTTGGAGCATGGGTTGATTCAGGTATTGATATAGATGAAGAATATTCAGCACGTTATGTGATGTTTGGTGCTTCGTTTGATTCAAATGGGACTCCTCTTGGAACTAATGATCCACGTTTTTACACAAATGATGAAGTAACTGGTCAATTTATTCCAGTAAAATTAAACCCAAGTGCCGATTATGATGGTGGATTAATAAATGCCATACCAATTGCTGAACCAAATAGACCATTAAAGAGAGTTGAAAATATTAGCTTCAGGTCAACATATCAGCCATCTGGTTCTCCATTAATAGATGAAAATGTTAGAGCTATAAATAATATAGTAAGTCTTGAAACAACTCTTAGACTTGCTGAATATAATGGTTTTGAGGTTAGTGGTGGAGATTTCTTTACTATTACAGAAGTAGCTTTAGTTGGCGGCAGGTTATTTAATGCTGTCCCAAGTTGTGACTGTGATCCAATTAATTTATTTCTTCAAGGTTTACCAGGATCGACCAGTTTAGAAGTTGCAGTTAATGCAGTTGCAAATGGTACCAATGTAATAACTATTGATACAGCAGAACAAACTGCTGCAGTTGGCTTGTTTAAACTTGGCGATCAGGTTAAGTTAGTTAATCAAGGTGGCACTCAGACAAATCACAATGTATTGAACCAAGTTAATTCAAACTATTTAGTAACAAGTTTTTCTGGTGGCCGTGACATACAATTAGACAGAGTTCCAACTGATTCTAATGGTTCGCCCATCATAGGTAACATTGGTGTTTTCAGAAATACTATGAAAATATTCAGTCACAGAATATTATCATATCCCATTCGCAAAAGCGACGTGTTTGAAATCATCGTACGGTGGTCGTTAATTTTCAGTTGATTTAATGCCAACAGGCATAAAAATAAATTGGCCAATATATGATCAATTATTAATTGATAACGTTTCAAAATATAATATTTTAGAATTTACTAGAAAATTCTTACCACATATTTCTCCAACAGCTGTTGCTAAAAGGATTAAAAAATTAAATTTAAAACCGTTAAAATTTGAATTTAATGATGAAATAAGAGAAAGAGTAAAAAATGGAGTAACTAGTAATTATTTTGATGAAAAAACTGATAAATTGTTACTTGATAATATCAAGTCAATGTCAATTAAAGAATTATCAAGATTGACTGGATACGATAAAACAGCAATATGGCGTAGACTTAAAGAAATTAATTATATTCATGATAAAAATGATGTTTATAATAAACACAGTATCGCAGTTAAATTAGCATTATCAAATCCAGAAGTTAAAAGAAAATTATCAGTTGCTTCTAAGGGTAAAGTATTAAGCGAAGAAACTAAATTAAAAATAAGTCAATATATGACTGGTAGTGGTAATCATCAATATGGTAAACCAAGAACTAAAGAAGAAAATGAAAAAGTATCTTTAAAAATACATGAATTAATGTCACTTGGTAAAATTAATAATAAATGTTATATTAATGGTTGGCATCAATCTAGTAAATCTGGTAATGTCCACTATAGATCATCTTATGAATTGGCTTATTATAAAAAACTTGATGCCGACGATAATGTAATTAATTATAAGGTTGAGCCACTATTAATTAAATATTTTTACAAAAATTGTCTAAAATATTATAAACCAGATCTATTAGTTAATAGAAACAGTGGTCCAACACTGGAAGAAATTAAACCATTAATATTTGTTCATTGTAAAAGAAATCAAGCAAAATTTAAATATGCCAGTGATTATGCGACAAGGTGCAACCTAGAATTTAAAGTCATAACTGAAAAAGACATATTTTAAATATCAAATTTATATTAGCATGAGCAAAACGTTATTTAAATTTTATAGTGATGAATATAGGAGGTTAATACCTGTTGACCCTGATGATTATTCACCTACATCATCATTGACTTTCTCATGTTGGTTTAAGGCCAAGAATAGTAATCGTCACCAACACATTTGTGGTCATAAAAATCTTGGATTTTCTTTTAGTTTAACACCTATTAATAGTTATTCATATATAACCGCTAAAGTTGGAATAAGTACAATTACTTATTCTAAACCAATACAAAACAATGTATGGTATTTTGTGGCGTTAGTATGGGGAGATGATGACAAAAGTTTTAAATTTTACTTGTTTGAAGATATAGCCCACCGACGTGGCGGCACTATTAATACTGGCCCAACACGATATAATAATGATGTTACTCAATTGATCGGTGAAATTGATGTAAACAATGTTGTTTATGGGAGTGAAATAGATAAGCATATATGGATTTATAAAAATTATGTTGGAGTATCTTCATTCCAGATGACGGTTGCTGATATTGGATTGTGGAATGAAAAACTAAGTCATTCAGAAATAAATGAACTTGTTATATGCAATAGTATTGATCCAGGGTTGACATTATTATTTGATAAAGTTAATGATGCTGGTACTATTTATGGAAGTAAACTACCAAAATCAATACTTCAATTAATAAGATTAGCCAAGGATGATGATCCTTGCATTATAATTGGTAACTCTTCTCAATCTTCTGAAAGTAGTTCATTTTCTAGTAAATCTTCTGACTCATCACCATTTGAATCATCTAGTTCAAGTAGTAAATCATCGTCATCGTCATCAAGCTCATCATCTGATTCGTCATCAAGCTCATCATCCAATTCGTCATCAAGCTCATCATCAAGCTCATCATCAAGCTCATCATCAAGCTCATCGCCATTTGAATCATCCAGTTCAAGTAGTAAATCATCAGATTCGTCATCAGATTCATCATCTAGTTCATCATCAGATACACAAAGAGGATTATTTGCAGGTGGAACAAATGGTAGTAGTGTTCTAAATACAATAAGTTACATAACATTTTCATCAACTAGTAATGCTACTAATTTTGGTGATCTAACTGTTGCAAGGTATTATTTAGGAGCTTGTTCTAGTAATACTAGAGGGATATTTTGTGGTGGTGTCGTTTTTGCATATGGCAATATTATTGATTATGTCACTATTGCTACAACTGGTGATGCTATAGATTTTGGTGATTTGAGTACGACCAGGAGTAGGTTTGGATCATGTTCCAATTCTACAAGAGGACTATTTGGTGGTGGGTATGATTCCACTTATTCAAATGTCATTGATTATATTACTATTGCTACAACTGGTAATACTTTAGATTTTGGTGATCTAACTTATAAAAGAGACAGATCAGCGGCTTGCTCTAGTTCAACAAGAGGAGTGTTTATTAGTGGATATGGTTTCAGTAGTATCCATCCAATAAATCCTGGAGTTAGTGAAACTATTGATTATGTCGCAATAGCATCAATAGGAGATGCTACTAATTTTGGCAATTTGGTGACTTTAAGAATTGATGCAGCTGCGTGTTCAAATTCAATAAGAGGAATAATTGGTGGTGGAAATGAAGGATCGCCAATATACGCTAGCAATGTTATAGAATATATTACAATAGCTTCAACTGGTGATACGACAGATTTTGGAGACTTAACGGTTGAAAGAGATAGACTTGTTGCTTGTTCAAGTGCACTTAAAGGGGTTTTTGCTGGTGGTCAGAGCAATGTCAATGTTGTTAATGTTATTGATTATGTTACTATTGCTTCAACTGGCAATGCCACTGATTTTGGTGATTTAATGACTATAACGTATATTTTTGCAGCGTGTTCAAATTCTCATGGTGGTGTAATATAATATCACTAATGCTGTTAATATTAATATTATCAATAAAATTGGCTTATAATTAAATCTTTTGGGAATTGGAACTATTTCGTTTAGTACTCTCGCTTCATCAATATATTTATCAATATTTGAAGATCTTGATGCGATATTTCTTATTGCTTTTAATCGCAATATTTTATTATCTATTGTGTTACATGGTTTTATTTTTATTGGAAAAATACCGTTACTAATTAATATTCTAACTAAAGAATCTTCAGAATCTGCTTCTACTGACCCATCTTCAATGGGAATTGATTCTAAAATTTCTTTTATTTGATCTTTAGTTAATTTTTTTGAATCTACAAGAAAATTAGGTGGCAATTCAGACAGCTTGCACCCAACATATAGCCATCTAATCATTATCTATTTACCATTAAATTAGATGCAATGGTACTCAAGATTTCCATATGTTATTTTGCATAACTGCTTTATCTGGAATCTTTTCATCAATTTTTAAACCCGAATCTCTTAATTCTTTAGCTGTATGACCTTCAAAGAAACTTGAAGGAAGTTCGTAATGAAACTCTAATGTATTTCTTACTTTGGTGCATTTAAAATATTTAATATCGAAACCAATTAAATGCTCTTGGTTTATTTTTTCAATCTGTTCCCATAAACGATTACGAATCGACATCATAAGCGATTCGGTCATTAATTCGCCCTCAAACTGTTTTAAATCTTTTGACATCTTCATAATATACGAGTGAAGCCTCTTAATGTCAACTTTATCTAGATTCGTTTTCTTACCGTCATCATGTTCTTCTTGATTGTCCATTTTGTTAAATTTCTCATTTACCTGAGGACCCAAACCCCATATTACTACGCTTTGACGGTCTTAATTCATTTGCATATTCAATGTCAAATCCAGCGTTTGGTAAGATTACCATTTGGGCTAATCTATTTCCATGTCTCACAACAACTTGACAACTGTTCTGATTTGCAACTTGTATTAGTACTGGGCCTCTGTAATCATCTATAGTGCCTTCTATTACTCTTAAACGGTAATTCTTTTCACAACTGCTACGGTGTATAATTCTTCCATGGTATCCAACCGGAAATTCGAATACCATGCCAGTATGAAGAATTCCTCGTTCATGTGGCCATATGATTTGTTCACCATTTTTAAGGTTTTCTTTTGATAACACTATTGGGAGATCGAATCCAGCATCTCCTGGATATGCATATTTCGGAATACCAATCTCTTTATGTAATTCTTCGGCCAATTCACCATATTCATCTTTTGAATATGTGAATTTTATTTTGTTGTTTTTATAATATTTTGCTTTTTTAAGATCATTCATTTTTTCATTTATTAATAGTTGATCTGTTAAGTTAGGTATTTCTTCTGATAATTTCATGAATTCATCATAATCTGTTAATGAAAGTAATTTTTCGATTTTAAGCTGTATTGTCATGAATTCTCAAATACATTATTATTATTAATAAGTATTTTAAAAATATGAAAATCACTAAAATAACGCGAGAAGTGTGGCATTCAGAGGAAGAATTAAATAATAGAAAATTAACCACTACATTTAGTATTGACATTGAGCCACATGAGCTTCCAGAATTGGAAAAGAACTTTATTGTAGCTGGTTTAGGAGATATAAAACCAATATTAAGAGAATTAATAAAAAACATAAAATAATTGTTAGTTTAATTTGAATTTGATTTAATAAACGGCCAACCTGACGGAGCATAAGATGAACTTGCTATTCTACGGATTAGTTTCTGAACAATCAGAAAATAAATCTAAATCACTTAAAATGCGTGGTCATTTCATTCATCTAAAACCAATTGAAATAGTTAAATCAGAGCCTCAACGATATTTGATAAGTGATGATGAAGTGTTAAGTGAACAAAAATTTATTTCCAAAAAATTTCAGTCCGAGATTCCAATATTTTTTAAAATTAAGATGCCAAATGATATAGCGTACATTAAGGCATTTTGTGATAAATGCAAGACATGCATATATGCTAATGATCATTTATCTGGCTCAATAATAGAATGCAAATGCAAGCATAAATTAAGATTAGGAAATTTTGATATTAATTCTTTTACGGAATTTAAAAAAGATGCATTTCTTAGGTCTGACTCATTCTTCAAAAGCAAATTCGCAACTATGATTGACAATTATCAGATGTGCACATAAGGATTTCTCTAATTCCTAATTTTAATGGACATTCACCAAGTCCATGATATTCTCCCAATAAATATATTGCAAATTTCTTGTCATTAACCGATTCTCTGATATCGCGATTTTTATGGGGTCCAAACCACATAATATATTCTGGTTTCATTTTGCTTAAATTACCATAAATTATTTTAATTTTTTCATTTATTTGCTGTTCATCTAATCCATCAAAATATAGTAAGCATTTTTCGCATATATCATTATTGGACTCCATATCGCAATATTTACAGACCATATTAATATTTACTTATAATATTTTAATTTGTAATTCATTCCAGGGATATTAATAGCATAATCATGTATATAGTTTAATATATTATCTATTAATTCTTTATTAATGACTATATAATATTTATTGCATGAAGAATGCAATTGTAATCTTGGTTTTTTTGTATTAAATTTATCAGATAACCATTCTGATATTAATTCGGTATGTTCAGTTGAAAAACCTTGAGTTGATAATGATCCACCACATTTCCCAAAATAACCATCATCAAAAAACCAAATTGCTACACTAATGTCATTTAATTTATTCAAAAAATTAAGATTTGGAGATTTAATATTATTAATATATAATTCTCTATGAATATTATTAATGTATTCATTTACCATTGTGGTAAAATTCATGCACTCTTTTCCATACATTCTTTCATCGTACTCATAAATTTTTGGTTTTGTATTTATTATAGTTTTTAATTTTCCATATTTCCATTTTAAATATTTATATTGTTTTGGACCATGAACAAACCTCATTCTACAATTATTTGATGATGTTCTTGAAATTGTTGCATCTCCAAGGATTGCTCCATTTAAAATTTGTTTTTGTTCTTCTGTTAATTCAATATTTAATTTTCTATTATTAAATTTTAAATTATTCTTATGCATCAATGAAATTACTGTACTATATGTTAAATTTAACATATTAGAAATTTCTGTTGGTGATTTTTTATCATTAAACAATGAAATTATTTCTTTTATGTTATAGTCATACTTTAATGCGCCGCATTTTATAGAACAATACTTTGCAGTCCTGTAACCCAAAAATTCTTCATTACATCTTTTACATATTTTTATTCTTCTTCTTCCTTTATTTTTACAATTTGTGCAATATTTAGTAAATGGTAGTGAACTGTCAAATGTTATATCACATACTTTGCATTTAATTTTGAAATTTGTGTTCATCGTTTATATTTGATAATGTATATAATATTTCATGACATTGGCTCATATATTAAGACCAAACACTTTATCTGAAATAATCGGACAAAAACATCTACTTAATGATAATAGACCAATTAGCGCAATGGCTAAATCTAAAAAATTGGTTAGTTTTATATTATGGGGGCCAACAGGATGTTCAAAAACTACAATAGTTAGAGCGTTGGCTAATGATGCAGGATATGAATTTAAAGAATTAGACGCAACAGAAGCAAAAGTTGCTGATATTAGAAAAATATTAGAAATTGCAGAAGCAAGATTAAAATTAGGAACAAAATATTTATTACTGGTACAAGAATTTCACAGGTTCAGCAAAAACGTACAGGACGTTTTGCTTCCAGCAGTAGAAGAAGGAATAATAGTGTTAGCTGGAACAACTACAGAAAAACCTGCTTTTTCCGTTAATCCTGCTATTTTGAGCAGAGTTCTTGTCTTTGAAACTAAATTAATGGAACGTAATGAAATGATCCAATTAATGTTGAAGGTTTTTAAATATTATAAGAATAAAGGTAGAACAATCACGATAGATCAGCAAGCAGTGTTGGATCTGGTTTCAAAATGTAGTGGAGATCCAAGAAAATTAATGAATGTTTTAGAAACTATAATTGAAACTATGATTGATGGTAATGGATCAATAGAGAAAGAAATGATCGATATGGTAATACCTTGCAAACATTTGTATCTTGATCCTAATGGTAATGAACATTATAATTATGCCTCTGCATGGCAAAATTCAGTGCAAAATTCTGATGTTGACCAAGCACTATATTTTTTAGGTAAATGGTTGTTAAGTGGTGAGGATGCTCGTTTTATAGCGCGTAGAATTCTAATTTCTGCTTCAGAAGATGCTGCACATAGTCAAATGGCCCAAATTTGTGCTTTAAATGCCCACATAGCTGCTCGTGATATTGGTTACCCAGAATGTAAGATACCAATGGCACTAGCTACAATAGAAATAACCAGAACTAAGCGTGACAAATTCGCCAATGACGCAATAAATAAAGTTATTCATGATATAGAGAATGGTGTTGATATAATGGTCCCAATAGAATTACGTGCCGGAAATCACGATGGATATGTAAAATTAATTAATAAAAAATACATATAATTTAATTTTTGTAAAATATAGGTTACACCATGTGTAATCTAGTTCAAATTAGCACTCCGTATTTTAGAGCGCTTACTTTAAAAGTAATAGGCACAGATGTTGTTGTATCAGATTATCTGATGGTTAACATTGACATATTTTGTGGAATATTGGATTTGAAAAAACGAGTAATAGCAATAGCTGATGATGGAGATATTCCAGATAGGTTAAAAAATGAAAATAACTTAAGAAAAGCAGTACATGATAATGGAATTCCTTTTGTAAAACATTATCTTGTATTATTCGAAATAACTGTTGGATTTATTCTTGATCCCGATGCTATTTGTAATAAATTAAGAATCATTTTTGATGATACTAGTTCTTATTCTAGTAGTATATCAAGTTTATCAAGTGAATCTATCTCTTCATTAAGCTCATTAAGTTTATCTAGTTTATCTTCTAGTAGTTTATCAAGTGAATCTATCTCTTCATTAAGCTCATTAAGTTCATCAAGCTCATTAAGCTCATTAAGCTCATCGTCTAGTAGTTTATCAAGTGAATCTATTTCTTCATTAAGTTCATCAAGCCTGTCAAGCGAATCTGTCTCTTCATCAAGTTCATTAAGTTCGTCAAGCCTGTCAAGTGAATCTATCTCTTCATCTAGTATATCAAGCGAATCTATTTCAAGTGAATCTATTTCTTCATTAAGTTCATTAAGTTCGTCAAGTCTGTCAAGCCTGTCAAGCTCATCAAGCCTGTCAAGCGAATCTAGTTCATCTGTTTTATCTTCTGCGATAATAGTTATTAATACAGTTAATGTTAGTCCAGGATCTACAGCATTTAATCAATTTAAATTACCATTATCTCCATCTGGTATATATGATTTCATAGTATATTGGGGTGATGGAAATTTTGATATCATAACAGCTTATGATCAAGCTGAAATAACACACACTTATTTTCTCAATTCTTCATCTTCTTCATCACCATATAAATCGTCTAATTCATCATCTAATTCTAGCCCTAGTTCTGACTCATCAGCAAGTTTGTCTTCAATTTCAAATTTACTTTTTAGTCTATCGTCACTTTCTAGTGGATCGTTAAGCTCATCAAGCTCATCAAGCTCGTTAAGCTCATCAAGCTCATCAAGCTCATCAAGCTCATCAATAATATTGTCAAAGTCGTCGTTATCATCATTAAGTCTGTCGTCAAATTCATCTTCAAGCTCATCAACGATATTGTCAAAATCATCTGGTTCATCATTAAGTTTATCATCTGGTTCATCATTAAGTCTATCATCAAGTTCATCGTCAAATTCATCGTTAAGTTCATCGTTAAGTTCATTGAGTTCTTCAGATCATGTATATACAATTAGAATTGAAGGAATTTTGGATGGATGGATTTTTAATGGTACAGGTGATTGTAAAAAATTGCTAAATATTACTCAATATGGTACATCATTACGATTTGGAAATTTAGGATATGAATTTCAGGGTTGTACCAGTTTAACAGCAGTTACAGCAACAGATACTCCATATATCGACAATAGTTCAATATTAACATCTTTATTTTCTGGATGTTCAAATTTAACATCTGTAGACTCAATTTTATCTTGGGATCTATATAAAATATCATCGTTTAGTTATGTGTTTCAAAATGCATTATCCTTTAATCAAGATATTGGCGCTTTAAATACTAGTTCCTTTACTTATATTAAAGGATTATTGGCTGGGGCTGCATCATTTAATCAGGATATTTCACAATGGGACGTTAGTAATGTTACAGATATGTCCGAAGTGTTTTTTAATGCTACCGCGTATAATAATAACAATGACAATGTAATAAACCCAAATACTGGACGTTCCGGACTTAATGGATGGGATGTAAGCAATGTAACTGATCTGTCACAAATGTTTTATGGGGCATCCTCATTTAATCGCCCAATTGGTAATTGGTTCGATAGTGGTTTCTCAGCTATTAGTATGGATAACATGTTCACCAATACTTTGGCTTTCAACCAGAATATGGATAGCTGGGCTGGTAAAGCGGTCGGGCCAACACTGGTAGGAATATTTGATAATGCCACTGTATTCAACAACGGCCTTGCTGCTGGTGTAGCTGGTCTGATGCTGTGGGATCCAAAGACTGTTATTTACGACCAGATGTTCCGATTGGCAGCAAAGTTTAATGGCGAGGTAAGCCAGTGGGATATGTCAAACGCCACACGTATTTCGGAAATGTTCCGCCTGTGCGGTGTGTGGAACAACGGCGCTAACACCACTATCAACCCGATAACGGGCCGTACAGGCATCGACGGTTGGGATGTGGGTAATGTGACTTCTTTCTCTAGTGCATTCGCCCAGAACCCCGTATTCGACAGGCCCCTCACCAATTGGAATGTTAGTAATGGTGTTAATTTCAGTCATATGTTCAACGCATGTGCTGCGTTCAATCAGCCATTGATCTCCTGGGATATGAGGAAAGCGTATTACACCAGTGGCATGTTTTGGCTCTGCAATGTCTTTAACCAGCCGATTGGTGCATGGGTGTTCAACGACCTACATGAGTGCGCCAGCATGTTCCAGAGTGCTCTCGCATTCAATCAGGACATCGGCTCATGGGACATGAGCAAGGTCAATCTTGCTAGCGGAATGTTTAATGGTGCAACCGCATTCAACAACGGTGGAAGTAACAGCATCAAAAACTGGCAGATGGGCCTTGTCACCAATTTGTTTCTCATGTTTGGGTCTGCTACTGCATTCAATCAGCCAATCGGTGCATGGGACCTCAGCGCAGCAGTCAGTATGGACCAGATGTTCACCAACGCATCGGCGTTCAATCAAAACCTCGACGGTTGGGCCGGGAAGGCGGTCGGGCCGACGTTGACGACCGTGCAGGCAATGTTCGACGCTGCCTCAAACTTCAACAACGGCCTCGCCTCGGGTGTGGCGGGGTTGATGCTCTGGGATCCGAAGACCGTCAAGTATGGGCAGATGTTCCGGTCCTGCGCGAAGTTCAATGGTGAGTTGAGTCAGTGGGACATGTCGAACGCGACCAGTATTTCCGAAATGTTGCGGTTATGCACTGTGTTCAACAACGGCGCGAATACAGCCATCAACCCCTATACGGGCCGCACTGGAATCGACGGCTGGGATGTGAGCAAGGTGACAACTTTCTCCAGCGCCTTCGGTCAGGCGGTGGCCTTCAATCGCCCTATTGGTAACTGGAATGTCGGGAATGGAGTCAACTTCAGCTTCATGTTCCTGCTGGATGCTCTGTTCAATCAGCCCCTCAACGCCTGGGACATGCGGAAGGCTTACTACACGAATGGGATGTTCCAGGGCTGCACGGCATTCAACCAGCCGCTCGGGGGGTGGGTATTCAACGATCTTCACGAGTGCTCTACGATGTTCACAAACTGCAATGTGTTCGATCAGGACATCGGCTCATGGGATATGAGCAAGGTGACAGTTTGCGGTGCCATGTTCTGGAATGCCCTCGCCTTCAACAATGGAGGATCTGATAGCATCAAGAATTGGAACATGGGTGCGGCGAAGGACATGAATAGTATCTTCCGCAATGCCCGTGCCTTCAACCAACCCATCGGCCTCTGGGATGTGTCGAAGAATACCAACGGCTATTCGATGTTTGCTGATGCGTGGTCTTTCAACCAGCCGCTAGACACCTGGAATGTGGGCAAGGTGACAACCATGTTGTCCATGTTTCAGCAGGCGAGCGTGTTCAACCAAGATTTGTCTAAGTGGGACACTCGATCG